GTTGGAGAATCCTCAACAATAAGAGTTTCTTCTGGTAAATAATTCATTTTAGACATTGCAGTCCAATACATCTCTGGATGAGGTTTGCTGTTTTGAACATCCTCATTCGATATAATCAAATCCATATATTCAATTAAACCAATCTTAGCTAACATTACAATTACTGATCGTCTAATTGAATTAGAACAGCATGCTATTTTATATCCATCGGTTCTCAATTTTATGAAAGTTTCAATTAGATTATGATCAAACGTTAAACTTGAAATTGCTTCTATTGTTAACTGTTGTTTCATATCCCAAATAGCTGTATGAAAAGCTGCTCGGAGATTCTTTCGTTCAGTTAACATCTCTAATTTCTGATTAGTTTTTAAGCCATCATATAATGTCAAATGCTCATTTAAGTTAATAGCAAACTCTGAACCTGCAATATGTTCAATTGCAGAATTTAGTGTAGTATAGTGAATATCTTTAGCTTCTACTAAGACTCCATCTAGATCAAATATTATTAGTTGTATCATTTTCTTTTTATAATGAATTTTGTGAAATATTTGTACTTATCATTAATTAGCATTTCAAAATTATAATCACCTTCTAATGAATCTAATGTAATTCCATAAATATCAAACAATATTGCCCAACCTCGTTCCATTCCCATTTGCTGAATTTTATTGATTGGATATATTAAATGATCAGATTTTATTCGCTTAATATCTTCAACATGAATAGAAAACATAGGACCAAAAACACCTTTATTGTATTTTATCTGTCCGAACGAATTAAAACAAAAATCGACTTGTTCTTGAGAATCATATAAATTAGTATTAAATTGAATTAAATTAACAGCTGTACCAGGTTTTAATTTTTCATCTATTGCTTTGAAAAAATCACTGCGTTTTATTCTAATTGAATCTTGTATAAAAAAGAATTTATCTGATTTGATGTTATTTATCGCATAAATATATGCCCCAGTATCAAAACCCCTATATGGTGTTTTGTGAACATGTATTGTGTAATTATATGGATTTGTTTTTGCTATCGAATCTAAAAATTCTATAGTATCTAATTCATTTGATTGCGTATCAATAATAGCCACATCGTGACCTAATAAATCAATGTCTTCTAAATTTACAAGAAGCTTGGATAAATGTAGCTTTCCGTTATGTGACGCTATTACTATCATTTATTTTATTTTTGCATGATAACCTTTAACATAAGATATAAATTTTGTATAGTATTCTTTTAATTCATCAAGATTCAATTTAAATATCTGTGGCACTTCATTTTGTTCATTACTAATCCAGATTTCTGCGGTCTGTGGCATTATATTATGTCTTTCATAATATGCAAATGCATAAGCAGAAGCCTGTAAAAAATAGTTTTCAATCCATTCTCGTTTCTTAGGTTTTCCTGAACTTTTAAAATCAATTACTACAAGATTTCCATTAATCATTTTTGCTATTAAATCTACTCGACCTGCATAACCACCACCGTTAATACTCCATAGAGCAACTTCCTGAATTACAACATCGTCGATAGTATTAAATACGCCATCACGATGCATATTCATAAATAAATTTTTACCGCTAATAAGTTGTTCCCTGCTAAAATCTTTTACTTCTTTATCATCCATTGTTTCTATGAATGTATCCTTTAGCATATTTTCTTCAGGCAATTTTTCTTCATATTTTTTACGCAAATAATTTTCACATAATAAATGCATGAATGTTCCTCTATTAGCAGCATTAGTAGAAATTCTATTTGCTTCTTTTTTACCGACTTTTTTAATCCAGTCATCAATGCCAGATTTATCTGACATTGAACCTAATATAGTTGTGACTGAGGGTAATTTTAAATCAGTTCCATCAGGAGTATAGAACCTTCCGTTAGGTGTTGTTACAGTTTTCAAAATGGTAAATATGAGAAAATGTTACTAAAAAAGTTTGATATTGCACCTAAATAATCAAGACCTAAATAAGTCAATAATATATTATTTAGTGTTCCTATTAATAGCCAGTAAAATAACCATTTAATAATTTCATATGCTATTGCCTTTAAATTTAAGTAATCAAATTCAGGAGCTAAAGTAATTAAAAAATTTATGTTATCTATGCGTTCAATTCTAGGATATACAATTTCCGAGCAACCTATTTTAGCCATTACCGTATCTAACGGCTTTAACTTTTCCATTATTGCTGGCCAGATAGAATTTGGATTTTTAGATAAATCTTCATCTATAGAAATAACAGTATACATACGACTTATATTGTCTACTCGTATATTACTTTCTTTTAATAATTCCTTAACTTTAGTTTCTTTAACTGCTTTACGTACAATATTCCATTCATGAATATCATAATACATATTGTACGGCCATGACCATACATTAAAAATAGATAAAATTTTCAATAGTCTTTTCATATTCTTTATATTATGAAACTAGTTATTTGTTTCAGCTTCAATTGCGGCATTGATTCTTTGTTTACCGCGAGTTACACGATTTTTAATTGTCATTAACGGAACATCATATTTAGCAGCTAATTCTTTATATGATAATTCATTAACAAATCTATCTATCAAAATTTCCTTGAATGAAGGTTTCATTTTTTCAATTACCGCGATTGTTTTATCATACATTTTTTTGATTTCAGTTTCTTCTTCCATCATGGCTTCATTAATTACATAATCATTTTCAACAGACATTAATGCATCTAATTTACCGCTTAATGTTTTATTACCTGCATCATCAGTATATTCCATTGCTGAAAATAAAACATGACCATTTCTTTTCTTTTTTCTTAGATATTGTCTTGCTTCGTTAGATGCAATTGTATAAATCCAAGTTGACATATTATACATAGGATCGAATTGATCGATCTTATTGTATACCTTAGTCATTGTCATTGCAACTAGATCTTCAGATATATTGAAGTCTTTTACAAATCCATAAATGTGTTTTCTTAAGCCTGGGGTAATTCGATTATAAAGAACCGTGTAATCTTTGTCGGATCTAGTATTATAATAATTCAGTCCGATTTGCTTTAATGTGATTTTGCGCATGTGCTATTAGTTTAGTTTATTGTTAATTAATTATAGTATAAATATAATCAAAATAATCGACAAAGTAAAATCCTGGAGCGGTTATTTTACATTTATTTTATAAACATATCCATAGTAGCCTGTATAGTTTTTAATTCAACAGGCTTTAATTCCCATTTGTCAATATTACAATTTATATTAATGTGTTTATCTTTCATTGTTGTAAGAACCTTTGTTCCGCCATGAACATGAATAGTGTTTTTAGTTCTACCTGCCCAATCAGCTAAAGGCCAATATGATATTACTAGATCCTTTGTATCTACATATTGAATTGTATTATCCAGCAATACGTGATTTTCAAATTTTTCGATTGTTTCATAAATAGCACTATCCCATTCACTTGTCATGAAATTTATGTTACCATTTAATCTATTCATGGCATCTTCAGATGATAACGGATCCCATGCAAAATCACCTAAATGATATACAATATCATTAGGCTTTACAACACTATTCCAGTTTTTTATTAAAGCATTATTCATTTCTTCAGCAGTTTCAAATCCTCTGGATTTTACTGCTTTAGGTCGTGATAGACATAGATTTGATGCAAAGAATATTTTCATAATTGTACACTATTATATAAATTATATTCACGTATAATTACTTTGTTTCACAAAAATATAAATTATTTTAGTTCTTCTAAATGAGCCAAGATTTTACCTACTAATTTGTTTCTTACAACATCGGAAACTCCTAATGTAATAGTACCAACACCATCAAAATCTATGAATGTTTTAATCATCCATTCCAATCCACTAGATCTTTTAGATTTTCTATCTATTTGATCTCTATCACCTAGAAATATCATTCTTGAATCATGTCCTAATCGAGTTAAAATAGTTACAATATGATCCTGTGTAAGATTTTGTGCCTCATCAATAATTACAATAGAATTATCTAGGTTGATTCCACGCATATAGGCTATAGGAAGAACATCAATAGTTTTATTTGCTTTTAATGATTCTGTTAAACTAGGTCCTATTATTTTTTGAATGTTATGAATAAAAGAATAAATAAAAGGTTCCATCTTGTCTTCCATACCACCTTTAAGAAATCCTATTTCTTCATCTTTCAAAGTAGTTACAGATTTTACTAATATGATTTGTTTATATTTACCTGGATATGCCTTTAATAATTTTAATGCTTGATAGCATGCTAAATATGTTTTTCCAGTTCCAGCTAATCCAGAGCATATAGTTACTTCGTTTGTTTTTATTGAATTTACCAATAATTTTTGTCCTTCAGTCTTACACTTTAAATTAAGTGCGATATTAGATAGCATATGAGGTTTTGATTTAGATTGATTTGAAGCGATATTAGCTTCATCTTCTTCGGTTAATTTATATTTTGGCATAAGTAAAACGATTTATAGTGTATATATCTTACTGTAGTTCATCTATGTTTGAAACAGTTACATTAAGTCCACCCATCATAGAATTTTTAAGTGATTGAATTTCTTTTGCAAATGCTGGATCTAATTTAACTACCATTCCATTTGAATCTTCTTCAGAATCGTCATTACCACCCATAAATATTTCACCTAGTCCTTGTAATTTATCAGTAATACCTGATCCTGATTCTGATGTAGTAGAATTTAATTCTTCTAAAAATTCACCTAATCTACTAAATCCTGCATCTAATGATTCGGATATATTAGAACTAAGATTTTCTAAACCTGTATCAATTTCTGCAAGCTTTTGTAAGTTACAAAACATTTGATCCATAATAGTAAGTTTTTCAAGATCAATTCCATTTATTTCAGTTTTAAATATACCCATAGATTCACTCATATCATATAATGAATCTGCTACACTTTCCATACCACTAGCACTTTCACCAATATTTTTAATATCCCAAGCAAAATAACCTAGATATTTCATTTGTTGATCTATATTTTTATTTGCAGATACATCAAATAATTTAAATATAGATCCGAATACCATTTTAATAGCATCTTCAGTTTTCTTTAAATCTATAGATTGAAATACTTCTAGACCTTTAGCAATTTTTTCTAATTCCGCACCAGCACCTTTTACCTTGTCAATTCCTTCTTTAACTGGATTTTCTTCAATAGCAAATAATGTTCCCCAGAATCCGCCTTTCTTAACTTTTTTCTTTCTACCAATAGCAGCAAATGCCTCCTGAACAAATCCAATAGATCTTGAAATTGCTCTTCCTAATGCTGACCAATTAATATCTTTCTCTATCATTGCTTGGAATTTTGTAAGGCTAGACGCAATAAGATCTAATTCCTTACCAGCACCTGAAACAGATTTTATTCCTTCTTGAACTGCATTTTCTTTAATACCGAGTAATGATCCCCAGAATCCTCCAGCTTCAACCTTTTCAGCTCCACCAACAGCAGCAAATGCTTCTCTAATAAATCCAATTGTTGTAGATATAGCTTTACCTACTTTATCAAAATCTACTTCAGCTTCGACTAATGCTTGGAATGCTGTAAGTCCTTTAGCAATTCCTGTAAGTGCATCACCAGCATTCATCACAGAATCTATTCCTTCTTCAACTGCCGACTGTTTAATATCAAATAATGATCCAAGGAATCCACCTTGTGCAACTGGTTCACCAGAACCAATTTCAGCAAAGGCTGTATTAATAAATCCAATTGTTGTAGATATAGCTTGTCCAAGTACATCAAAATCTACCTCAGCATCAACTAATTCCTGAAATGCAATAAGCCCTTCAGCAATTCCAGTAAGAGCTTCACCCGCATCCATTACGGAATCTATTCCCTTTTCTGTAGCATTTGGACTAAATGTATTTCCAAATACAGCACCCATTAATCCACCTGGATTAGCAGCTTCACCACCAGCTTGAGCAAATGCAGCAGTTATAGACGATAATGCTAATGCCATTTTAGCAGAATCTTCTTCAGTAAAATCGACACCTTTAAATGCTTTAAGTCCTTTAGCTACCAGTATTAAAGCACCACCGGCTGCAGCATATCCTGCGGCAGTAGCAATCATTTTACCACTGTCTAAAGCACCGCCTATCATTCCTTTAAATCCTTCCCATAATCCACCTTCCTTTTTTGGCGGACCCATAAATGCGAGCTTAACAGCTCCTAATGCAAATGTTAATTGTTTAGATTCCTCAGGACCAAATTTTACAGATGCAAACTTTTTTAATGCTTCCGCAATAATATAAATAGCTCCACCGGCTAAAATCATTGCAGCTGCACCGGCAGCAATAAATGGTGCGGCTAATCCAGCTAATCCCATTTCAACTCCAATTGCAGCTACCGTAGCAGATACAAATCCTAAGAATTCCCAGCCACCCATTCCAGCGGCTCCTTGAGCAACTGCTAAGGATTCAGCAAATAATTTCATAGAGAATCCGATAATTCCTACCGCAATTCCAGATAGTATCATGACTAATGCACCTTTAGCTATTGCTTTTGCAAATATACCAGCAATTCCAAATGCAGCACCTATAACAACTACTGTTAATGCAACTGTAAAAACTTCTGCTACTTTAATATTCATTTTTTGAAATGCATATATTGAACCACCTATAGCTAATATAGAAAGACTAGCAAAAATCATGGCTAACGATCCTTTCTTGATTGGCTTGTCAAATTTACCGATAATAGCAAATCCACCACCTATTACAACTACCGCAAGAGCAACTGAAAAAATAGATCCTATATCAATATTCAGAGCTTGAAATATAAATATTCCTAGTCCGATAGCTGCAACTGCAGCACCAGCAAATACAAATGCTTTTGCTGATTCTTGCATTTCTTTACCACCGCCACCGAGTTTATTTAAAAGTATCATTGCACCACCAACTAATGAGATAGCTAAAGTACCTTTTACTATATCTGAAATATCAACCATTTTAAATACTAAAAATCCAACTCCTAGAAAAAGCATTGCTTTACCTAGATGCTCTAATCCTTGAGTACCTTCTTGGAATTTTTTAACGTCTATTTCTTCAAATAATTTACCTAATAAATATACAGCACCACCAACAAGTAACATTGCAGGAATTCCTATTAATATTAATGGTGTTGCTATTGCAGCAGCAAATGCAAACTTAAGAATAGCCATTCCGAGACCGACTATATTTGCATTAAATTCCTTTGCATTTGCATTAAACTCTTTAGATTCATCATTAAGATTTCCTATTCCTTTTACAATTGAATCTATTACGCTATCGACCTTTTTATTATCAGCACCACCTAAAATCTTAACTAGTTCACCTATCCCAGAAAACATTTGATTGAATTCTTTACCGGAACCTTTACTTGCAGATATTTTAAGTTTACTACCTGAACTTTTGCCTACTTTTTTATCTATGCTTGTAAGTATTTCTACAGCATCATCTAATAGATTATTATTGTCCTCCATTAAGACAGTAAATCTGTCAAATCCTGATATTAAAGCGCCTAATCCTTTGAACATTCACGTATTATAATTTTATATTGGGCATGCTTGGAAACTTAGGCATGCTCATACCAGGTAGCTTTGGTGCACCTTTAGTATATTTATTCAACTGTGCCTGCGGATTTTGCATTTTATTTGCATTATATCCTTCAGACTGTTCTGATTCAGCATCAGACTTCTTTTTAAGAAGTTCAGTTAAATTTTGAACTATATAATAATATCGCCAATAAGATAGTCTATCGACCTCAGACGGTTGAAGTCTGAGGTGATAAAGCAAATAGGTTTCAGTTTTATACCAATTCGTCAGAGAAATCTGAAATAACGAAAAGAGCTTTGATGCCTCCGGGAAACGTTATATCCGCTGAGATCTCCACACCACAGCTATTACATTTTGAATACATTTTAGTTTCAATACCCACTCTAGAATCATCACATAATTTTAACATTAATGGAAATTTCTTCTTGGACCAGGTTGAATAATCTGCTTCTAATTGCTTAATTTTTTTAGCATTTAATCCTCGCCAATCAAGGCAAATATATGATAGTATTTTAGCAAATGTTAAATCTAATTCTACACCTGCTTGACGTTGATCAGCAATATATGTTGAAATAGCTTGCATTATTCCTATTGTTGGCGGCTTAATTTTTATTTCGCCGTAGGTTTTTGTCCTTACAACAAATAATTTTTCCTGTCCATCGTAATATTTTTTCATTGTAGAATTGATTTCAACAGACCTAAAATTATCATTACTTAATTTCATGTTATTTTCATGTCCGTCACTACAAGATACCTTAAATGTTAATTCATTTTCAGGTTCAGGAAAAGTAAGCTTACGAATTTCTAAAAGTACATAGATTCTATCTTCTTCAAGAATATCTTTATATGATCCACCTCTGTCACCATAAGTAACTTTAGCACAAGATTTTAACATATTGTTAAAAGCTTCATCAATAGACATTCCATTAGATTCGTCAATTTCTGACCATTGTCTTACTTCCGGTGTATCACCGGCACGTATCATTAATTTAAATCCTGTATCGTAAAATAAAAATCCTTTACGAGCACTAGGTAAATTATTAACATCTATAAGTTGCCAACCATATTTATCAACAACATCCATGTGAGTTTCTTGTCTATACTCATATTCTTTATTAGGCATTTTTCCAAATGATGTAACAGGTTCTTGTTCTTCAATCACAACTTTATCGGATTCATTATTTACCCCTCCTTGATAAGCATTGCCTAGTTTAGCTTCTTGCTCTTCAATATGTTTTTTCATTGCTTCGTCTTCTGTACTCATTTCTTTGCTTTGTTTATTTTTAATTCTTCTAGATTTCGTATAAGTCTTTTTGCTTCTTCATCAACAAAAGATTTTTGATCTTCACCTTGATATTCTTTAATATGATTTAAAAGTAATTCTCTTATATATTGTGGTTGTGAAATATGGTCTCCTCTAGAATAAGCTACTAAGTGAATTATTCTATTTAGCTTTGTTTCTTCCTCAGCCGATAGCATAGTTTGTAATTTTCTATCTCGTGACATGATCAATTGTTTGAATTATATATCAAGAACAATATGATTATTTGATCAAATGAACATTATTTTATTGAGGCGTTTGAATCTTGTTATCTGATACTAACCTTTTCACTCATCTGATAACTATTATATACTTACGTGACACGCAATGTTTCAAAAAAATCATCTTTTTTAAAGATAGTTTTAAGGCGAATGATGACACTTCAAAAATTATTAAATTACCTATTGTCATATTATTTATAAGTCCTTAGAAGCCATCTTATAATACGTCATATATACCAGAAAGACCTGTACAAATAAATGTACAGGTCAAAAAATAAAAGTAAAAAAAATATTATACCATTGATTCTGACCACCAGTCAGCTCTAAAATTCATTTCCATTCCTACAGGCTCAGCTGCATCATAAGCTAATGCTAATTCAGGAACATCTCCAGTTGGAAAGCATTCATGGAAAGTACGTACCCAAAAAATATCACCGGTTCTAGTATAGCATGTAACTATTATAGTTCCAATATAATCTTTTTTAAGTGATTGTTCACCCGTTAATGGATTCCAAATTAATCTCTTCCAGTCTCTAATTTTCTTGTATGTGTATACTTCGTTTCCTGCATTAAGATTTAAACTAAATCCTATTGTTAAATCACAAGTAGTTTTAGTTGGTACACCAGATGCATAACTTCTTGTTGCTTGCTTGTATTTTTGCTCTGCAACCTCTTGTCCTGGTTCAGTAATCAATCCACCAATTGAAGTAACATGTTCTAGTAAAAAACTTCCGTCTCCTACAGATGCAGGCGGCAAAATATTTACTTCGAATAGGTTTCCATAAAATGGTTCATGTGCATTACGTGCAGCATTTGCGTTATTATAGTGTGGTAATCCAGCCATATTGTAAGTTTATTTTAATTAATTTATATATCAAAAACTGGAAGTGATATTTCTATCACCTCCAGAATTTTAAGTATTGTTTATATGAAATCTCCAGTTGAGATAGCTCCAGTTTTAAGAATAGTAGTTCTGTGAACCAATATTCCCATTCCTCTTGCAGGTTCTATGTAAGTATCAAGAATACCCATATTAGAATCAATTATATCTGCAGTGTTATTTGTTGAATCCATTATATTTTGGAAGTCATAAACACCAGAATCATTAAGAATCTGTCCAAGGAATCCATCAGCTAAAGTTTTAATCTCTAATCGATTTTGAGCAGTATTGAATTCCCATCTGTAGTTTTTCAATATAGCTTCAATTCCATCTTGAATGTAAATTATTAATTCTCTTACGTGAGCTTGAGATAAAGCAGATTTAACTGATTGTTGTGCAGTTTGATTAGCGTTAATTACAAATCCTAATCCTTTCTTTGCAACAATTGCATTGATTCCAAATGGTTCAATGAAATCTAGATCAGCTCTATCAAAGTTGTATTCCAATCCAACAACTCCACCACCACCGATGACACCTCTTCTAGGTCCTGCAATGATTGACCAAGGCAGTGCAGAAGTAAATTTATCAATGTATAGGTTAGATACCCATGCAGCTTGTGGAACCGAGATATTTTTACCTCTTTCTCTTACTATTAAGTTAGGTCCGTAGAATGCACAGAAGTTACCACCTTCAGAATTTGGAGGCAATGAATATTGTACAGTCGGATTCAATGATTGATTTCCACCGTCAGCAATAAATCTAGCATCAAATTTCTTAGTAACATCAGCCTTAAATAATGGATCCGTAGAATCTTTAAAGTTCTTAACCGACGGTGTATTTAATATTGCAAATGCGTTTTGTCTGTCTTTTGCAATTTTAGATAACTTTGATTTTGAACTTCCTTCAATACCACCATTAAATGTGTCTATGATGTATCTAAAGTTAATTACATCTCTATCAATTAATGCATTTTTAATGTTAGTAGTATACATAACATTAAGAATTTCATTTTGTCGATCATTTTGTCCATTAGGGATCTGTGCATCTCTCATAGTGAATCCTTTAAGGGATTTCATTTTATAATGAGTTGCAAAAGAATCTATTTCTTCATATTTTTCAATTGCGCCTGTAGCAGATGTTCTATAAATCGGTCCAAAAGCAGTAATAGTATAAATGTTCGTAGTAGAATTATAAGATACCGATTTTACTTTTGTTAATCTTGATTTACCGGTTATAGCATCTATATTAGTTGTTGTCCCAGTTGAAGTTCCACTTACTAAGTAATCACCTTTCTTAATAACTCCAGCTGCTAGATTTGTACCAGAAACTCTAGCAACATTTTCAGCATCCGTTGCATTGTCTAGTACTGGACTAATAGTTTGATTTAAGTTTCCAGTAAGTGTTTGTATAATCCACGGTCCGTTGGCATCAGTAGCAAATCCTGTTGTCATAGGAGTAGTAAATGCAGCATCAGTATAAGGAATTAATTTTACATAATTTACTGGATGAGAAAATACTCCTAATGCTTCTCCGTCAGCTGTGCTTGCATTAGTACCTACAGCTAAAGTATATTGAGTAAATTTAATCGGATAATTTACACTTCCAGTTCGATAATTATCACCAGTTGTAATTCCACCATTTGCCCAATCAGTATATAATCCTGAATCTTTAAATGCAATTAATTCTGTAGAATTGTCATCAACAAAATCTAATTGTGGAATAACATCAGGTAATGCATCTTCTGCAATAAATAGAAAGTTTGAACTAGAGCCAGCAATATAATTTCCAGCAGCACCTCCAGTAGTAATTTCAATTTGTATCGAGATTTTTTCCGTTGTTGCAGATACTGATTTTACTAATGCATGATTAGGAGCAGTTCCAGTTGCAGAAGTAGATAATGCAGAACATTCAACATAAGATTTACCAGCTGCTACTGCATTTACAAATGCAGTATATGCTGCAGTCGTTGCAAATGGAGATAAAACTGAATTAGCAATAACTTCCGTAGAACCAGGTGCATAAAATGTAACAATATCAAAATGAGCTACAGAAGAATAACCCGCAGCGCCTGCTAAAGTAGTTGATGCAGTTAATAAACCACCTTTTAATGAATTTAATGCAGATGAAACCGTTGCACCAGTTACCGCATTTGCAGTAGTATTAATAGCATTTTGTGTAGTATAAGAATTATCAGCCTTAATAGATCCTGAATAAGATAGGAAATTTAATGTGCTAATAGATCCATTTTCTATTTGATGTCCAATGAAATCAATCTCATCACCAGAAACATAAGCTCCAGCATCATCAAATTTAGATTTATCAATAGTACATAAAGCACCAGTAATAATTGAATCTGCATTTACCATATCCTCAATAAATAGGTTTGTACCATTTTTATCAACGAAATCTGGAATTATAGATCCGATATATTTTCCAAGAACTTTAACTTCTGGAAGATTTATAAATGAATCAATACCATCTATTTTAGTACCAAAATTATCTGTATATGTTTTCTTTAATCCTTTATCATCAAAATAAGGACCAAATACTGGATCATTTTGTAATGCGGCATTATTTGAATAATCACCTTCAATAATTAATGTTTCTAGCATGTAATCAGATATTACATCTGCACCATTTAGAAATTCAGGTAATTCAGCAACACCATACCATTCTTTAGCAGTTATATCAAAACCAGTTACATCTGCCTTTCTTACTAATACCGAAATATTTTTTCTACCAACATTGGCAAAATTAAGTAAATTAGGTGTAGAATCTACTGATTTTATATTTGCAAAAGCATCTTCTTCATCCAAGAACCAGAATTTATCACTATTGTAATAACCAGCCAAAGGAGCAGATTGAATTGCTTTATTAGCTGTATCCGGTGCAGTAGAAAATGATATAAAATCAGTTTTATCTGTAGCGTCATTTAATGATAATAGGTTTAATACAATGATCGGACCTCTGTCAAGACATTGCAATGCAGTTCTATGGAAGAACGAACCTTTTCTTTCTAATTTTCTATCAATATTTCCAAAAACTGATGTAAAAAATTCTGGGTCTGGAACAAATATTGGAGTATTGAAAGGACCTTTCTTTGAGAATCCTACAACTAACCTGATAGTCTCAGCTGGTATACTAGCTGTTTGTGACTTATCAAAAGTTAACCTATATATGCCAGAGCTTTTAAATTGTTGTAAATTTGCGTCTATAGCCATAATTTTATTGTTATTTTAGTTTATATATCATTTGTATGATTTGAAACTTTCATGTATGTGCACAAAAAAGGTCGACAAAAATCGACCTTTAATATTTTATGATTATTTTATTATTTAATATATCTGAGTCTTATCAGTCTTCATTCATCTTTGGTTTTTCATGAACGTAACCTAATTTACTAAACTTTTCGTGATCTTCTTGAGTTTCTGCTTTATATTCCTTTCCAGACTTAGGACAGTACATCATATGAGGTTCAAAATCTTTTCCTTCATTAGTTTCATCGTCATCACCATGTTTCTTACCACATGATTCATTTACAAAAACACCTTTAGGTACATCCATTAAAGTAACAGTTTTTCCGTCCCATGATATTACACCTACAGTATTTTTTTTCTTATCTACAATATAATAAGTATCTTTGTCTTCATCACCACCTTCTAAATTATGATCATCGTTAGATAACATATCTTCTAGTTGATTAATGTCACCATCAAATTTGAAACTATTTTTACCTTCGTTAACTGATTCATTTGCTTTATACCATTTTGACAATTTTTTAACGTCTTTAGGCTTTAATTTGCTTGTTGAATCTGTTAATTCATAAGTAATCTTAGCAATAAAGTCTTTCTCATTATTAGCAACCTTTAAGGTATCTTCTAATGAAGCTTCTATTTGATCGTAATCTAAGGTTACTGTTTTACCTTCATATTCTGAATCTATTGAAAATTCATGTGAACTTTCATTTAACCATTCTTCGTAGCTTTGTAAATTTTTCATTTGTATAATGCTTTTGTTTTATTATATATCTTAGTCAACTATTTCATATATGTTAAAAGTATCACCTCCGCCATCATGAATTTCTAATATTTGATTTATTGATTCAGATATTGCCGGATCAATATAATCCAGTAATTCTTCTACCATTTCAGAATAATCTGAAGTATCAAAAATAGAAGTTACAGTTACACATGTCATTATTGCATCGTCATTTCCAGACTGAGCTGCATAGGATCCATTTTTAGTTCGTGAAAAGGTTGTAGCTTCTTCAATAGTTTTTATTTCCTGTATTACTAATCTATTCTTTCTAATACTTTCTTTTAATGCTTGACAATAAAGTTTTTTATTTTCACCGTTTAATCTTACACCATGTGAAGTTTTTTTAGAATTTAATCTGTGTCTATATTTTACAATTATTTCTTCGTCAAATTCATTTCTTGCAGGATAAAGTGTTTGTAGATTTTTAATTAATTCAGATCCGTATGTATTATATTCCAATACAACTCGTAAATTTTCTGGTTCAAAAATTGATACACATAATTCATAAATAATCTTAGATAAATCTGGGATTGACATTACATTGCATCTAAATATTCCAACCTGTTTTAATTGAAAGAATTCATAAATCGATCCTGGATTTGTAATTTCCTTATGATATTTAGGGTCTATAGGAACAACCTTGAATATGTTTAAAATAGAATAATCCAGTCCCACACCCTCAGCTAAATCAATAGACAATACAAAGAAATTTTTATTGTCCTTTAATTCATCATCTACATTAAAATCTGGATGCCATTTTAAAAATGAATAATCTAATCCAAGATCGTCCAAATCATCAAATTCATAAAACTTAAAATGAGTTTCATGCTTTTTAAGTTTCTTTATTTCATTAGATCCTAATAATAACGAATCCGCATTTATAAATTGACAACCATATTGCTTATTAAATTCTTCTACATCACCACCAAGATTTGAAATTTCTCTTGCTTTCCAGACTTCATCACGGCCAGGCACATCCCACCAGTCTACTTTAAATCCAACATAATCTGAATCACCATCTAGAGCATCCTGCCATAAACGCTGAAATAAATTATAGCCGTTCGGTGTTGATGTAATAATTATTTTTGATATTTCTGATGATGATAAAGTTGGATAAACGTTACCATAAAATTCTTCTGCTATATTAGCTTCTACGTGAGCAAATTCATCTAAAAATAATAAATGAATAGTAAAACCAATACCGGCATTTTTTGTAGTATTTTGACCCATTATTCTACATTCATTATCAAACTTCATAGACATTACATCCTTTTTGATAACTCCTGGTTTCATGAAAAATGGAAGTCCTTCAACTACAGCTCTAATCTTATCTAGAATTTCTCTAGTAGTTGCGCCTTTATTTGCAAGTAACATTACATTCTTATCAAAGTTAAAAACTAAAAACCAGGTTAAAAATATTGCTGAACAAATAGTTTTACCTACCTGTCTAGGAGCAAGACAAATATTGAATCTATTTGCCTGAAAAGATCTAAGCATATCCTCCTGATAAGGTCGTAATTCAATTTTTGTATATCCTTCGTCAGTCATTACCTGACAATATTTATTTGCAAAATATACAATATCTCTAGCACATTTCTTTAATTCTGACATCTCCATGTCAGTATATTCATATACTATATTTCCTTTCTTATATGCACTATGCCCCTCATAAAACGGATGTGGTACTTCATATCCATTTTCAATAGCTTCTATAGTTTGTTCAACCTTTTCAGTTGTCCATACTACCCTATTGTCCTGTTCTTCTTTTTCTGGTTTAAACTTTGGTATTTTAAAACTCATTTAGCCTTTTTTAAAGTAATACTATCAACATTGACTTTTGAAACATTAACTTTATCCTTCTTTGCGACCTTCTTGATTTCCATTTCGACCTTTTTGAATATCTTGTTTTTAACGCCTTCAAGTTCGCCACCAGGACCTAATAATTTTCTAGTAGCCTGTCCTTTTACGGCATTAGCTTTACGCTCTTTAGATTTTAATTTTGGTGGTCTTGCTCTTTCATTTAAGAATTCTTCGTATGATTGTAGATTTTTCATATTATATTTTATAGTTCAATTGATTTTATATCATATGCTGACGGACCCCAAAATAATACTTGTTCAACATCGTCACCAAAGTGATAATTTTTAATTGCATCAGTGGATTTAAATGTAATAGGATAAGATCCCCAATGCTTTGCGCCTTTTTGTAAAGTTCCGTATTTTTCTAACATATCATCATAATCAAGACCATAGTTGTATCCAATATCTCTTTTAGGCTTATGTCGTGAAGACCAATTCATACCTAATTTAAGATAATCAGATTCACCGTAAATAAAGCCGTTTTTAACAATATTTTGTCGAATTTTTTCTGATGATACAAAATGTACAATTAGTTTATCTGATGGATGATCTTCAGCAGGTGCATCAAAGAAATACATAGTTGGCAGTTTACTATAGTATTTTCGGTTATTAACTTTTGTAATTAGCTTAGCTGCATCAGACTCAGAATCAAGTTTTTCTTGAGGTAATATATGATCTTTGATCCATTTTGCAAGTGACATATTGGTTCTATCAAAATGTTTCTTTAGAACATCAGTCCTTTTTCTACTAGCAGATTCATTCAAAAATTCATCGTATGACTGTAGATTTTTCATGTTATTTCTTTTTTATGTCATCATGTTTAGGCTTTGGTCCTTTACCTTTTAACCAATCTGCAATATCTTTATCCGCAGTTTTATATGCAGTTCCTTTTTCTGTAAATACCGTCATTCTAGCATTACCCCATGCATTAAATGCAGCCGGCTTTCCTAGCTTTTTTATGTGTGGTCTTACAGCACCCCAGTTAGTAATTGCTGCACCATATCCTCTTAAAAATGCTGCCATTAATGCATATTCTAAATCTTTTGCATTTTTAGCTCCTAATGATTTTTGTAATTTTGGATCTTTTGAAAGTTTTTCTGCTCTTGATTCTGCTGCACTTTGCTTTGCTTCATTCAAGAATTCATCATACGATTGTAAATTTTTCATATTGTATATTGTGCTTTTGGTAGATTTTTTTTAGCAAATGTAATCCAGGTTTTAAGTACCTTATTTCTTTCAGTTTTAGTCATTAATTTTTGATCGATAAAATAATCAAGATATTCATTAAATACATCATTTAACGGTCGCTTTTCTGTTTTTGCTTGACGATACATTCCGTTTGCCATTGCTGGAACTTCATCCTTTAATAGAAAGTATTTATATAGATTTCCTTTATCTCCGCTTATTTTATTTCTAATAATCGATCCAGTTATTTTAACCTTACTTGGACGTCTATTTTCACCGCCTTGAGTTAAATGTTCTATTTCATGCCTAGCTGCATCCTGTAAAACTGCATTTAATTTTTGATAGCTTTGCGGTTCTTTAGCCGGATCCAAAGTAACAATAAATTCTATACCATTTACTGATGGATAAGCACCAGCATCAACAATAACTCCTCGAGAATTTGATACCGCTTCACGTTTTATAAATAATTGTGCGTCATCAATAAATACCTTATCATTAAATTCACCTAAATCAAATTGTAACATTTCATGCTCTCCTTTAGGACTTGTTAATTTGATTATTGGCCAAATAGCATCTACTATTTCACCGGCAAGTTTATCATAACTTCCTTCATTTAAGAATTGATTGTAATTTTTATATCTCATTTAATTATTTATCTTCATCAGGATCAAAATCTACATCCTGAATATCTGCCTGAATTTGTTGCATCATATTTCTATTGCCACGATTAATATGACCGTCTGTTGATTTTGCCGGAGCATCACCTGTTTCAATAGCTTCTGATGGCGAATAAATATCTATATCATGTTTAAGCTTTTTAGCACCTTCTTCCATTGCATGTAAATGTAATGTTTGATGCTTCATAATATCTAGCATTGTTTTTTGTAATCCTCCCAGAACTTCAAACATTCTTGGATGTAATTCACCACTATCAATAGTTCTTAATAAGGTTGTAAGTGCATGTTCAGCAGTTTGCATTTGAAACATTAATGATGCTAATGTCATTTCATCGACATGAGCTTTCATTTTAATATATTCGTTAGTTTCTATGACGTCAGCACTTAAATATAATTTAAGCAATGAGTTCATTAATTTTTTCCCTTTCTTTGCTGAATTAGATTTTACTTCCAGATAATCCATTTGTGGAAGGTCAATTCTTGCAGGAAGGTCTGAATCATTAGCTGTTTCCACCGGTAATGATGATGCTTCAGCCTGATCCAATAAATCTTTAATTGAATCTCTAGCTTCCTGTTTTGCCGGATCAACTTTATTTTCTTCTGGATTTTCCATAAGTTTTTGTTTTATATGTATTAATGCTAATTCCTGTGATTTGAATTCTATTGTTTCTAGATATGCATTATCAGGCATATCAAATAAATCTACGGCCCAGTCCTTTCCGTCTTTATATGGCTTAGAATATCTTATCATTTTATCTACGACTATTTCTTGATAATCTAAGAGCTGGTAATGCATTATCTACAAGTGTAGCTTTATGACTATCAACAACAACATATTGATTTAATATGAATGGTTGTTTTTCTTCTTCAATGCTTTCAGTAAATACTCTTAAATTTGTAAGTGAAATTTCACCACCATGCAATTCATAATATGTATTAGCTGGTTTTTGCGCACCTATTGAAATAGATTTTGTTTCACTAAATACTAATTTTAAATCTGTTGTTTGTGCTGTAGTTGGATTATTTTCATGTAAAGTCGGATTATATTTCATTTCCCATAAATATACAGATCCTTGAGAATATTTATTTGATAGATTTACAACTAACCCATACCACTTATTTGTGCTTAATGCAGTAAACGGGCCGTATGAATATGATGTAGCACCTATTGTTACATTTATTCCTGTAGTTCCTGTAGCACCAGCTCCTGTAGTATGTGCAAGATCGATTGAAATTCCTGTAGTACCGTCAGTTCCATTTATTATTTTTGATGATGTTGCCCCAGTAGCTCCCCATACAGTTTTAGAAATATTGAACCATCCAGTATAAGCTCTATTATCTGTAGCTTTTATGTCTACAGCTTTTTTATATTTTACAGCCAATGATCCGGTTGTAACAGTATTTAATTGATATCTGTATTTAGCTACAATTGTCCAATAGTTATTGATGTCCTCATTATCAATTTTAAGTAATGTGCTCATCTCGGATCTAATAAAATCATATCCGCCTGTGCTAATAACATTATATTGTAACGGCTTTGTAACTTCTAGAAATTCATCATTGCGTTCAACACCTAATATTTCTTCAAAGTCATTAGTCAGATCTTCTACTATGGTATCAACGGCATCTGTTCGTTTTACATTTTTTCTATCCTGCCATTTACGTAATGAAACTTTATAATAGATTCCTTCCTGCATAAAATCTTTAAAAAGATATGCGGAATTTATTTCATACATTCTATCGGTCAATGGAAAGTATAAATAATCTCTTTCTTGTGGCCTTGCAACCTGACCGAATACAGTTTCAAATACTTCCTTTACAATATGAATTTCAAAGTCCTGTTCAAAATCCATGTCAAGCGGTCCAAAATTTATTGCATTTTCTGGAAATTCATTATCGGGTACAACTATTTTTATTTCTTTTACGTCAGTAACATCATATAATGAATATTCTCTAAGAATAACGTCTTTAGATCTTTGTTGTGGATCTACTTTAAAGTACTTTACACAATGTCCAAATAAATCAGAAATTCCTAATGCTAGCTGTTCCTGAAGACAGGCAGCTTTGGATGCAGTTTCATAAGGATTCCATAGATTTTTATCACATTTTATTCGTACTCCAGCACAAAAATTTGGCTGTCCACAAGCTGTACCGACTGGCGGTAATTGAACAGTTTCAGTATTATTTAAAGTTATATTTGTTGTAATAGATTCTACTGAAAGATTTCCTATTCCAGTTCCTCCACGAGTATATCGATATTCTACCCAGATATCAGTTCCAGCAACACCTGGAATTCCATTAAATGAAGTAGCACCAGTACCAACTAATGTACTCCAAGCCGAGAATGAAATTGAATCATCCGACCATCTAAATTCTTTAGTAAAAAATTTATCTGAAGTTTCACCGACAATAACATCACTATAAGAATCTATAGATAGTACATCTAAATATGCACTATCAAATGATATAATTATTACTTCGCCTGTGGTTGTGGTATTTGTAGTACCTGAGATTGTAGGCATAGATATACTTTTATTTTATATATCTACGCCTATGAATGATGTTATTTTTTTTGAGCTAAATAACCTTTAATTGCATCTATTGCATTATCATCGCCCATTGTATATCCAAGGCCAACAAATTTTCCAGTATCAACTTTTTTACCGTTTAATGATAATGTCCACGTTGTGCGTTGACCCATTTCTTTATAGTGGTCACTCCAAGCCTCACCTCCAGATACTTCAGTATACTTCCATTTATCTCTACCCCATTTAGCTTCAAAATAATAATCAGTATCATCATAATCATCTTTTGTGATTTTGATTTTATCATGCTTAGGTTTTTCTTTATTAATTTTATCGACTTTACCATATTTTTTCTCTAGGCCTTCAATATATTCAACAAGTTCTTTTTCATATTCTATTGTTAACTGCATATTAGTATCCCAACGGTTTGGCTCGTTATTCAATAAATTAATACTAAATTCAACACCACGCTGATAATATTTGTAGACTTTAAGAATTTTATTTTTTTCTTTTTTAAAAGTAACATAAAGATCCTCATTGTAATTGGCATCTTTTAATGCTGCTAAAACTGAATTTATTTTAACAGCTTCATTTAAAAATTCATCGTATGATTGTAGATTCCTCATAATTATTTTGTTACTTTTCCTACGACTTTATAGATATATCCTTTATGACCATCTCTCATTCGGGCTTCTCCTTCGTTTTTTCTTTCTGTTATTTTGAATTTTGCACTACCAAAAATATTTTTGAAATATTCCATAGCAAGCTTTACTACATGGAATCCTTCTAATTCAGTTTCTATTTCTTTTTCGTTTTTCTTGATTTCTGAACTGGATTGTGTATCACCATGTCCTTTTTCGTAATGTATCCAGGTCAAGACAAAATCACTAATATTAAATATATATTCTTCCTTCTTTTCATCATATTTAAACATGACGTCATTACTATTGCCATATTGATATTCCTTGTTTTTGATGCCTTCTATCATTTCAGCAATCTTTCTATCTAGGTCGATTGATTTGCCTTCTTTACCATCAGGTGACATGAAAAAAACTTTTCTTCCTTTCTTTGCTGCTATTAGCTCACCATGTTCAACCAATGAATCCACCCATTCATATCCATATTGAGTACCTCGATTAACCTTGAAATGATTTCTAGGAAGTTCTTTTACTTTACCTGAAAGAATATCTTTTACCGATTGAATCCAGCCTTCTAAATAAGTTGATCTTTTATGATTGCTTCTTAATGCATTATAATAGTCATCCATACTGGATCTTTTATAATAGCTCTCGTTTAAAAATTCGTCGTACGATTTAAAATTTTTCATTTTTATCTATGTATTTTATTTTCTTCACCTTGAATTAATTTACCTTTTGATGTAAACACCATAGGTCCGTAAATATCATAAGATTTGCTTGAATTAAAAACAATCTTCATGTTAGCTACTACTTTACGCATAGCTGATAATGATTCCATGAAAAGAAAGTATTTACCATTTTCTCTTCTATCATCTAACAAATTAATGTGTCCAAATCGATTTAAATCCATCCCAGCTGTTATTTCTTCTATCATGTTAGATAATTCAAACCCTTTAGGTTTTTTTACTTTATCATCTTCACTTTGACCAAAATCTTCGCGATCAATAAACACACCATAATAATCAGTAGCATTATTAACATTAAATCCTTCTAACCATGGTGAATAAATAGATTTAGGTTTTCTTGCTTCGTTTAGAAATTCATCGTATGATTGTAAATTTTTCATATTATATTTTTATTTACGCCAGTCCCAAACACTGTCTTTGTTTTTAATTCTAGAAGAACTACCATAGTCAATTGATGTTCCTCGATTTATAAAAAGTACTTTATTATATAGCAAGGCATCACCAAAGTTAGTTCCAAAAAAATCAGACACTTGTCCATATTCTTTAGCACCTTTTTCTTTAAGAAACTTAAAAAATTTAGAAATCATTTCTAATTTTATGTTTTTATTAGGTTCAAGATTTCCTTTACGCGTTGGTTTAGGAACTATTGAATCCATTTCTTTGCTTTTTTTACCATCACCCCTTTTATACCATTGATGTTTTACTTTTTGTTCAGGAACAATAACGAATCCACTTTCTATATATGAATCATCGCTTTCATCATTAAATTCCATAGAAATAGTATAAGCTACTTTCATTAGTCTTTCTTCGACTTTACTTTCATTCAAGAATTCATTATATGAATGTATATTTTTCATGAATATTATTCGATTTTTGTATTGGATTTTTTATTTTTTTTATCATCCAAAAGGCAGGTCGTCTTATTAAAAATGAAATTTTCGTTATCTCTATAATTTGGATTTCCTCCCATTATAATATACATGTCTTGAAATTTAGGAGGTATTTTTGCTTTGTTTTTTCTTTTACTCATTGCTAAATCATCTCTTTTCCAGTATGTAACGGATGTAATTACGAATTTAATATTTCTTCTGGCGGTTTATTATCTTTAGGTTTTTTTATTTTTTTATATGCATCAATAAATTTTCCACCGAATACATAACCACCAAATAAGGTCATTGCATATTCCAATGCATTTATTATAATTTTAAATTTGTCGACCTGGACTTCAGACTTAAATATTCCTGCATAAAGTAATATTCCTAACGTTAAATAATATGCAGCAACAGACCACAGCAAATATACCCTACCTTGAGAGTATTTATTATTTTCTGTTAGCATGTCCTTGAAAATATTCAAAACCTTGTTCATTCTTTTTGCTTTAAAGTATAGATTATATATCTATTCTTCTAGCATCAAAAGTATCTTAGTATTGTCTCTTTCTAGTTTTTCATCAATAACTTCCAGAATTGGAATCATTGTTTCATCGAAGTTTTCTTCAAACATACCTATTTGATCGTTATCACCAAAAATTGAAAATAATTGATCGACACTTAAGGTAACATAAGGAGTCTTGAAGATTTTAGATTTAGGAATAAAGTTTGATTTTCTTAATAGATTTTTAATTATCTCTAGATATTCTGTATCAACGGCTTCAACAAGATTTAATTTTGCATAGCCAACAGTATATTCAAAGTTTATATTCTTTTTATTCTCGTCCAATCGCGTATAATTTCTTGTATTTGAAATTTTAACCTTGAAATACCGCAATTTAGAAAAATGAGATATCATTTGATTGATATGATAAATTGAACTGGAATTATCAAATAATTCATTTTGCGACATGGAATTTAATTCAGCTAATTGAGTGCTAAATTTTGAATCTATTACGTTTGCCATGTCTCGCATAGAAAGATAATAAACTGAAGGCGCGCCAGGCAAATTAAACATTGCTGATGAATTTTTAAGAGCCGCTATAAGTTTATTATCACGCCAGTTATGACGATACAAAATTATTTCTATGACTATTGGATGTACGTGATTAATTTTTATCATAAACCGCTAATTGTTGATCGATCATTTTAAGGTAATTATTTATCTCTACAGGAAATAATCTATTAGCTTCAAGAAATTGATCTTTGGAAATTTGATTTTTTTCAATATAGAATTCTATTGCTGCATCAGTAGGTTTGTATTTTAATTTCTTAACTGTTATTTTATCAGCCTTATTCATTTTTGTATACAACCAACCTGGTGAACGTTTTAATTGTTTTGCTATAGTTCGCCAGGTTTCAATAGTGGAAAGTGGATTCATGCCATTGACATTCATATATTGAGCCTGAATAGGAAATTGAATAGCCATCATACGATTTAACATAAATGCATGTTTTGACTTATCATGATTTTTATGTGATCGCCATTGAATATCCGAGTCAGTAAAAATCTTAGTCATTATGCCATTCTTTCCAAATAAATCCATAGTTATTTTATTATTGTAATTCTAATTTGTTTCACACATATATGTAATGTCTATCATTATATTGTGAAGGTATAGCATTTCTTTCCATATACTCTTTTGTTTTAGTATATAGATATTTGTATCCATCTGATGTTTCTTGCATTATAGCATATTCATCAGCATTTAAATAATTCATATTGATTGTAACAGTTTTAGCATCCACACCAATAGTTTTTACATCAATTTTAGTTCCTTCAACAGTTACAAAATCCCATCCGGGATCTGCATTTTTTGATATAGTTAAATCCGGCTCATTTTCTAGAAATCCTTCATGTAATCTATGGAATGCTACTTCACCGCATTTTCCTTGAACAATATTAGATTTTATTTTATCTAGTGTTCTTCCGTTTCGTTGATGATATTTTGCAGTATTTTTTGCAAATTCACAACATTCGTTAATTTCCGCTTTCGTTAATCTTATTTTCATTTCTTTGTTTTTTAGCTTCAAGGACAATTTTTTTCTCCTCGATTTTAGTATAATTTTCTAATGCTTTGGCTAATCGATTGTTAGATTCGATTAACGCGGGTATGTCCTTTTGATAGTACTTTCTACCCATTAATGATTTTTCAAAATCTGCCATAGTTTATGTTTATGTTTAGTTTAATTTTTAGTCAAGATTGAATGAATTAAAGAATCCACCTGAACTTTGTTTTTTCTTTTCTTTTTCTTCGTAGCTTGTTTCGTCTAGTATATTTTTGAAATCTTTAAGTGCATTTAATTCTGATTTATTTATTTCAAGATTTGAAAATACCGCAATATTATTAGTCATTGATTCCATGATAGGAGTTGGTATAGCCTTTTCATGTAGAATCATAAGATTCCTATTATCTGCATAATTTTTTTCCAGTTGTTTCATTGAAACATCATTATATTTGCAGGTCATTTTAACTAATCCACAGATTTCACTTATGATATCTTTATTCCAGAACATTACAGGATTTATAGTATCATATCTTTCATTGAATGTTTTCAATACTTCATTGATTTGTTTATCGCTTGGAGTTGAAAAATATTCTTGACCCTTTTTCTTACCTGATTTATATACTTTAGGTTGAGCATAAATCGGTGCAACATTATCACCTGAATCTCCTTTGATTATTTTTTTGAATTGAAATTCCGCTGTATTTACATCCGTAGAATCTAGAGATTTAACAATAGATTTTAATCCGTCTTTAGAATTGTCTGTAATATCTATAGGTTGATTGAATATATCTATTGCCTGTATTTTAGTTTTAGAGACCCAATCAGTGAATCCTGGGGCTACATATAGGGTCTTTGCAAATTTATTATAGTATATAGTATTGGCATTATTAGTATCATCATGATTAACTAATTGGGTTAAATCGCCATCACCTGATATAACTAAAGCGTTACGACCTTTAGCATTTAAAACCGATGAATATGCAAATATTAAATCATCGGCTTCACATCCATCTAAACGAACAGTTTTAATTCCTAGCTTTTCAATACCTTTAGCAAATTCCTGATGAGTTTCATAGATTAATCCCCAGTCTATATCATTTGATTGTACGCGATTTGCTTTATATTTTATGTTTTCGCCTTGTTCAATATCCGCTTTAGGAAAGTAATGCTTTCGCCATGATGAGCCATCAATACAATAAATTACGTTTTCTATTATTGCATCAAACCTTTTTAATTCTGATGCAAAATCCATAGATAGTTTCCATAGCAATAAATTTTTATCCGCAGCCGGATCTTTAATAAAATCGAATTTTCCGTTTGAAATATGCTTAGCTACATGATAAGTTTTATGTAACAGAAAGTTTCCGTCTATTAAAATTGTGTACTTGTCGTTTTTAGTCATTTGTCTTTATTTTAATTATAGTTAAATATAACAATAATAGTTGAAATAAAAAAATATTTTAACACTTATTTTATGTATTTATAATCGAATTTAATTTGAAAATTAATGAAAGTAAACAAACATAAGGGTCAATTACAAATCTGGATTGATATGAATGTTGATTGACTTCATATGCAATTAATGGTAATTTAGATGTTGCAGCTGGATATTCAGCCTGAATAAATTCTATAAATTCAGTTCCTAGTGATCCTATTACTTCATCGGTTTTAGATGAATATTTACCTAGTTCTTTATAGAAATCTTTAGGTGCTTTTTTGCTAAAGATTAATTGATAAACATCTTTATGAGCTCCATGAAATTTTACAACAGTATCTTTTGTAATTGATGTTGTGCCTTCCATTTTATAGCCATGCAATGCCTTTATTGTCGATCTTAAATCTGGAAATTTTCTTCTTACTAATTCGACCAATGCATCATTTTGAATTGTAAGGCCTTCAACAGAACAAATCTTATGAACACGACGCATATAGGATTTTTCAACCTCTTTGATTTCATCTTCGTTAAAATCAAAATTAATACATTCAAATCTTGATTGTACGTTATCTGGTATTTTATTAAAGTAATTACAGGTTGCTATAAATCTTGTTGTCATGTGAAATTGTTCGATTGTTCCACGTAATGCTTTAAAATATGCATCGGACACACCATCAAGCTCATCAAGAATTATGATTTTTAATTTGTCGGCACCACCCATAAGTGAATATGAAGATGCAAAATCAGTAATTTTATTTCTTACACTATCTACGCCTGTTTCGTTAGAACAGTTGATATAAATGCTATCATGTGATTTTGCTAATACTTTGGCAGCCGATGTTTTACCTGAACCTGGAGGACCATGTAATAAAAAATGTGTATATGCGCCTTTGCGTATTTTTTCATCCACTCGATCGGGTAAAATTAAATCATCGAATGATTGAGGGCGATATTTTTCTTCCCAAAGTAATGTTGAAATGTGGTCCATAAATGTTTATTATTAATATTAAAATCTATTTAATTTGTTTCATTTTAGTCAAAGCTTTTCATCCAAATAGATAATATTTCTCTAGCTTCTTTTTTGCTTATGTCGAATACTCTTTCTAAGTAAGGTGCAGCACCTAACATATTAGTGATTCCTGAGTCTCTTAATTTATTTAAGTAATTGAAATATTCTATCATGATTTTTGATTTTTAATGTGTTCGATTATATCTCCTATTGTTTCTATTCCTTGAGCTGAATTATCTAATGCAACTACCTCAGTGTCTGGTGGTAACAGATTTGCAAGTTCATTTGTGAAGTGCATTTGAGCTCCGTTTTTTGTACCGACTCTTCTTGCTATTTCAACTTTTTCCATAAATGGTGCATTATCAAATGCAGTGTCATCTGTGGTACTTACTATATCATTTCCGATTTTGAATATTCCGAATGTTGTGCTCATGATTCTTTGTTTTTATGTTTTGGTTTCCGTGTATACGTCTTTTTACTTTTGTGAACCTTGTGAGGAGGTTGACTACCACCTTGTTCTATCTCAATATTTCTTCGTGCAGCTCTATCCATTTTGTGGATTTGCTCTTTAGTAATTTTGAGTGATTTGATTTTCTTAGCCATTACAATAATCTTTTGCATCTTCTAAAAGACCGTTGAAATATCCGAGTAAATCGTATAGTTCCTCTTCGTTAATGAATTCTACGTTTGGAACTGTGAGAGTATCAAGACCGTTAACATCGATAAAATCTTGAACTTTTGCTGTTGGAATTGTTTTTGCGTTTGTCATGTGTATGTGTATTTGTGAGTTATTAATTAATTTATAGTATAAATATAATCAAAAGGATCGACAGTAAAAAATCCTGCCGAACCTTTTTTTTCATTAAAAGTATTTTGATTTGTAATAATCTTCAAGACTTTGACAGCTTACTCCTAGAGCAATTACTGATAGTATTATAAATGTTGTCCACATAGTGCGTATATTTAGTGTTAGTTAAAATTATTTTATTTTGATTCTATTCATGTATGTGATCTTGTGTCCCATCTGTTCGTAATGTTTAGTTGGGGTTCCGTCGATAGTAATTTCTTCACCTAACTCAGCAGAGATGTAAAGTTTGATTTTGTTGCCATCGGCAGTTTCAGCTATCACACCTTCATATTGCGTTTTTGTGATAGTTAATTTTAAATCTTTAATTCGCTTCTTAAGAGTTCCAAAGAATTCGCTTGTAGAATTTTCTTTGTTTCTTTTTGCGATTGAATCGAAGTATTCAGAAACCTTTGCTTTTGCAGCACTCAACAAATTTAATTTTTTGTTGATTGTTGCTTGACCAACTCGCCAACCAGATTGAGAGTAATATGGATCGTAATTTTTAGTGAACCAGATTAGCCAATTGATATCACTTAATGCGATTTCAGCGATTGTTCTTCCTGTGTGTTTTCCGAATGTAATTGTCAAATTTTCCATGTGTGTGTATTTATGTGTTATCAGTTATTAATTATTTATAGTTAAATATAATCAAAAAAATCGACAGTAAAAAATCCTGGTGAACTTTTTTAAAAATCTTTATTTTTAAGCTCTGCTATTTCGTATTCCCAGTTCTTATCGAGTTGTAGTAATGCAAATACCAGATCCTTTTTGCGTTCATAGCTATTGTAATCTTCGAAGTATTCATATAGATTTTCATCTACATTATCATCAAGTATTGCAACTTCCCACCAGGTAGTTTCGCAACTATCTTCGTTGAAATTAACTGTGAAATTTTTTCCTGTGTATGTGTAGTAACCGGGAAGTTTAGTAATTTTGTCGTTAATAAGAAGTTCGGCTTTAGTAACTCTACTTCCGAAATCTCTTACTTGTTGTGCAACTGTACGATATTTTTTCATGATGTGTGTATTTATGTGTTATCAGTTATTAATTATTTATAGTTAAATATAAACAAAATAATTGACAATAAAAAATCCTGATGAACTTATTTTTTGGATTTTTTCAAATACTCCATGAATGCCTTCTGGTCTTTACGTAATAAGGCTTTACAGTAATGTGTGAATGCTAATGAATCTTCAAGTATTAAATTAGGCACCATTTTTGCATCCTTGACATAACGCTCGTTACATGATTCACACACAAAATTATCAGGCTTAAAATAATCCATCTGTGATTCTATCGGAATTTTACAGTATGCACAATCCCATTTTACTAGTTTAAGATTTCTATTCATCTCAACCAGATTAGTAATTTCTTTTGTGTGCGGATCTACATAAACTTTTCTAAACATTGGATTGTCTAGAATTTGATCCTCCATTTTAAATATGATTTTTAATGCGGCATCATCGGGTGAGATTTCATCCAACAATTTATCTTGTGTTAATAGCTTTACGTGCCTAGGCAAAAGAAGGTCCAGAATAATTCTGAACCTTGTTTTTCTTCTTCCTTTATTTTGTCTTTTTATAATAGACTTTCTAGCCATTTATTAATTAACCTTTAAGTTCCTTAATTTTTGCTTTAAGCTTTTTAAGAGCCGTTGCAGAAGTTGCAAGTTCCTTTTCAGCTTTATTTCTTTCAGAACCAGCTTCTATATCTGCAAGTTCTTTCTTTTGGAAATCTATATCTATCTGAGTTTCGTCAGCTTGATCTTGCAGTTTTTCAATTTTTTCCTTGTTTTCCTTGTCACCTTCAGATTTCTTTTCATCATCTTCAGATTTCTTACCTTCGTCTTCTTTAGCTTTTTTAGCTTTTTCTGCTTTTGCTAATTTATCAAGTTCCGCAGATGCTTCTTCTTCACGTTTTTGTGTTTTATTTATTTGAGCTTTTAAAGATGTTCTTTCTGCATCACTTGCAGATTCTAGATCCGCTTCTAAAGCAGCTAATGTACCTTTAATTCTTAATTTAGCCGTAAATTTTTTCAAAAACGGCGTCGTAGCCTTTTCATCTGCGACAGATTCTAATTCACTTACTTTTGATGAAATAACTTTTTGTTTTTTAGTTACCATGTCATCAATCTTTTTCTTTTGATCAGATCTTGAAGTTCTATCTAGATTTTTATTATCATCAAGCTTTTGCTTTCTTTTATCACCAGAAGATTCTACTTCAACAGAATCTAGCTTAGCCTTATTAGCTTTTTTCTGAGTCTTTTTAATTTTTCTTGCCTTTAATAAAGTACCAACAACCTCATTAAGTTCATCAAAATTTTCCATTGATTCGGTAATACCACCGTCATGGCCATTAAAATAAATTGCCTTTATATAATGTTGCAATTCCTTTTCAGTTAATCCTGGATGTTGCATTTTTAACTCATCCAATAAACTATTACTGGTTTCAGTTAATTCTATATGCTCATTTAAGCTATGTAATTTCATAATATTATTTGTTTTATTTATATATTTCAATTTTTTTAATTATCTATAGAATTAACTAAAACTATCTTCATCCCAGTCGTCTTCGTTATTAATCCAACCTTGATCTGGATCGCTTTCAGCAGATGTAGTAAAATCATGACGCTTCCAGTTAAAATTACTTTTAGCTACTAAAGCAGGATATAAAATTTTTCCTCTTGGTGCTTTTGTTTTTTTCTTACCAAATTCAATATCTATTCCAATTGATCTGTCTGCATCAGGATATCCGTTCATTTTAGCAAGTAATTCATAGTAATCCATACCACCAAATTCACCGTATCCTTCATATTTATTTTCAGCCCATTTATTACCTTCATTATCAAACATAAACATTTTGATTCTATTTCCAGGCATGTTACCTATTTGCTGACCTGTGTCCTGAGTAAACCAAGAATATTGTCCTTCGTTTAATTCATTAGATTCATTTACAGGTTCCATACCTGTTCGGCGTTTAACATATTCCATTATTTCTGTATAAGAAACAGATTCAGGATATTCAGGTTTTCCAGTAGTAGTTAAAGATTTCTTTTTAAAATCTGCAGTTATTGTAAAGCTTCCTGATGCTGGTGTAATTTCTAAAATATCACCGCTTACTGAGGCAGTAAATCTTTTAGGCTTTAAAAATGAACTAAAATGTTTAGATTCTTTATTTAAGAAATCTGCAAGAGTCGATGGAGATTCATCATGTTTAGATTCATTAACGAATTCGTCAAATGACTGTATATTTTTCATGTTATAATATTGTTTTTAATTAGTATGCAAGTTTAATTTCTAATGCTTGTCTTTTTTTGATAGCTTTTTCTATTTTATCGTCTATGGCATTTAATTCATTACCATATCTATTTGCATCATCATCGGTCCAATCGTCTCCTTTTTGACCAGCTTCATTTTCCATGTCTGAAAAAATTTCACTTTTGTTAGAATATAATTCTTTGAGGTCTGCAATAATATCATCAAGCTCATCTTCAATAGCTTGTCTTTTCTTACCATATACTCTCTTTTTCATTCGTTGCTTATAGTATTGCTTATAGTCTGCCATTTTCTTTTCACGTTCCATTTTAGCGGCACGAATAGCAATAAGTACTGGATCATTATTTGATATTTCATTTAATTCATAAGATTCATTTATGAAATCATCAAAAGACTCAAAGTTTTTCATATTGATTTTATTTATTTATTTATATATCTTTTAATAGAGCACAAAAAAAGGTCAGGACAAAGTCCTGACCTTTTAAATATTAAAAAACTATTGATTAATATATTCCGTATTGAGAGAATATACCAAAAGTAATATAGTTTGTTTCTGGGTGATGTCCAGCTTCAACTAATGCGAATCTAGATTTAACCGCAATTTTAGGAGCCATTGTTCCTTCAGCGATAGTTTCTACTGATTCAGCCATTAAGTAAGGCATGAATACCAATCCAGGTGAATTACCATCTCCTTTTCTTCCAACTAATACTCTGTTGTCAGACCAAGCCATGTTAGGATCAACATAAACAGCTACACCTCCAATTGTTCCAACTGGGTAAAGTGAACCACCTACTTGATTTAAAGTATTTGCCATTGGCGCAGCGATAAAACCAGCACTATCTTGTAAAGCAGTAGCGATTTGACCGTTTGTTACCATGAAGTTAGCATTACCTCTTCTTCCTCTGATAGCAATCATGTTAGCACAAGCAAGAACCTTACTAAAGATCTTTCTTTGTCTTGTATGAATGTTTTCTGAAGTAGATATAGTAGTACCTTCAGTTGCAGGAACAGGAGTAGTAAAATCACCTACTCTGTTAGCTCCAGTAGAATCAATTGCAGATCCAAAAGAACCAATTGCAGTTGTAGTATTAGATAAGTTCAAGTGGAAATGAACATTTTGAGTTTTAGAAATATTTGCATGGTTTTTAACACCTAATTTAAACAATCTTTCTAAGATGTTTTTGTTGATTGATTGAGTCAATTCATTTGCAAGAACAGCTTCAACCTGAGCAACAGCATCAACACCAAATTGTTTTAAATCTTGAACTTGTTCTCTTGTAACTGCAGCAGCAACTTGGAAAGTTTTAGCTTCAACAGATTGATTGAACAATGTCAAGTTCATGATATTATCTTGAGTTGTTTCACCAGCATCTCTTGAATAAGGATCATTAGATCCATAAGAATTACCAGAGAATCCAGTAATATGATCTTCTAGAGATTTTACTAATGAAGCAGCAGAAGTTTGATCAGCTCCGTCTTGAACACCAACTGCGGTTGCAGAAGTAGCAGCATAAACAGCCCATGAACCATCAATACAATCAGCAATTGAAGGAGCAGTAGTAGTATTACCTACACTATAAACATTACCAGTAGCAATAGTACCAGTAGAAATTACTTCAAAGATACTAAATCCATCAATTCTAGAAGTTCCTAAGAATTTAGAATAAATTGCGTTAGCATTGTTACCAGTTGTTCCAGCAGAAGCTAAGAAGTGATTATCATTAACAACAAGAGTTGAATCAGTAGTATCAACCTTGATTATAGCAGGATTATTATCAGTTCCTTTAGCATCCAATTTTCCACCTCCGTAAACGAAGTCTAAATAAGTTAAAACACCCATTGGTCCAGGCATTGGTATAACTGGTACTAGGTCTAAACCTACAGTATTTGCAGCAACTTGCATTGCTAAAGGTAATAAAGTGTGAGCTTTATCTCCTGATCCTTTTACACCACCGGCAAAACCGTCTTGTGATCCTGGGGGTCCAGGGAATTTTGTTGCTCCCATTCCGTTTACACCACCTAAAGTTGCGTAAGCGTTGTTTTCGTAAAGCTCATGGTTATGACAGTATTTTGACATCCATTCAACAGTATTACGGTCTTTAATTCCCGTAGTAGACTCGATGATCGGTGCCCATTTACTCATAACCTCAGCTTCGTTAATCATTTTATGTCCGTACATAATATTTTGATTTTTTTAAGTTTGGTTTTTAAATTTTGTTTGTTTTGAATCGTTTTGCTAATCCTTCAGTAACTGCATCCATATAAGAACTTGTAACTTTAACTTCGTTTATCGATTCAGAATTTGCAATTGCAGATTCATTAATCGGTTGAATTATTTCAGATCTCAAATCTCTTGTCGACCAAAAATGATCGATTTGATATTGTGATTCTAAAACACTAACAGAAGCTTGTAATTTAATTTCTTCTTGTTTGCTTTCACTTAAAGAATCATAAGACTCTTTATATTTAGCTGGGATATTTTCCAACCAATTTAAAACTTTAGGTTCGGGTGTTGTTGCTGATTCCCATATTCTTTCAACATCTCTAGTTCCGAAGTATTTGTTATTTTTAAATGCAAGTATCAAGTCACCTTGAGAGCTTTCATTTAATTTTGCAAATTCACTTCTCTTAGATTCCGTTACAAAATGTAGGAAATGCAAGTCCTTATCTTCAGTTACTGCTTTTTGCTTCTTAGCAGATTCAAGTAAAGTATTTATCTTAGTACTGATATCATTCTTAAAGTTATCATTACTTTCTATAATTAAATTTTCTTTAGGTTCCGATTGCTTACTTATTCTACCATTACCTTCATTAATTAATTTTGCACCGTTAAGTTCAGCAAAATTTTCATTAATATCGTTAATAGAATGTTCGGTATATGAACCTAGAGTTTCTAGATTTTCTTTAATATATTCAGTAAAATTAGCAACATGTTCCATGTTCTCAACAATATAATCGTTATGAGAAATAAGAGTATCTACTGATTCATTAATTGTAGTTTGATATTCAAATCTTGAATTAACTTCTTCACTAATGTGTTTAGAATATTCAATTGAATTATCAACTGATTCAGCAACCATTTTACTATATTCGATTGAATTATCAAGGTTTTCAGCCAATGATTTACTATATTCAATTCCTTGATCGGTCTTAAGAGCAACCAATTCACTATAATCTTTAACTGATTCAAGACCTTCAACAATATAATCATTATGTGCAATTAGGTTGTCTGTATTTTCTTCAACCTTATTGATTTTTGAATTCATTGAATTTACTTCCTTAGCAATAGTTTCAACCCACTCTACAATTTGTGATTGTTCCTTTGTATTATTAGAAGGTATATCAGATTCGTTTATAGATTTGATTGATTCCTGGATCTTATTGAATTGTTCAGTGATATATTTTGAATATTTATCGAACTGATCCATTGAGATGAATGATTCACCTTTAGTTTCGTTTATTGCAACTTCTGGTGCGTCAACTTGAGTTAAACCGTTATTTGTGTTATCCATTTCAAATATTTGTATTGTATCGTCGTTTTGTAAGCCAAATGATTCATTGACTCTGTTTAATTGTGCATTTTCAAATCCTGGATCTGCAACCAAATCATAAGTAAATAATCTTTTAACTTTTACATGATTATTTGATTCAACAACACCAGCTGCTCTAGATGAAATATGTATTGGAACTCCTGCATCAACTAATGCCTTTGCTTGTTTTCCAGCATCAGTATCAAGTAGCTTAATTCTACCTCTTACTTGTTTTGAAGATTTATCGTAAGATATTTCTTCTATAACATGTGATACATTTTTTAATGATACTTCGAATTGTTTTGGATGATCCAGTTCTCCTAGAATTTTTCTATCTTTAACTTTTTTAGCTAATTCTTCCACATGAGGAACAAATTCAGCTTCATCGTAAATTCGATTGTTTTTATTTTTTGTGCCTATTTCCGAAAAAATTCCTTCCAGTATATAATCGCCATTAGCGGTTTTCTGGAATTCTGCCTCAGAAACTGATCTTTCAAGAATCAGTAAGTTTTTCATATTTGTAGGTTTATTTTTAGCTTGGCTATTTGTTATATATATCAAGTTCACATTTACAAATGTGGTATCATTTTATAATACTTTTAAAAACCATCGTCATCCGATGTTAATTTTGCTTTCTCTGCCATTTCTTTCTCCTCTCTCTCTTTTAATTTAGCATTTAATTTCAAATCATCCGCGGATAATCCAAGATATTTTCTAACTAAGAATTCAGATGAAAAGAATTTTGATTCATTCATATCAGCATCAGTATCAACTAATCCGTCTTTCATTGTTTGAATAAAATTGATTTCTTTCTCTAATACTTCCATTTCCTGCATCTTAATAAACATATTATTCTTCTGATATACTATACCTATTTGCTGTTTAAAATTATCATCATTGGCTAATTCTGGAAAGTCTAAGGCCATTTGTTGCCATAAAGGTTTTACAAGTATTTCTTGGAATTGTGTTCTCATACGATCAATAAAACGACCAAATTTTAACTCATCTCTAGTAGCACCTTCAGCCTGCATTTCCCATGATGGCGGCGATTCCTGATCAAATCTAGATAAAGGAATCTTAGTAACTTTATGAAATTCTTCTCTAAAATATCTAATTGCATCCGTATCACTTAAATCAGGACCATCATTTGCAAGTGTTTCAATTTCTGGTTGACCTGCATCATTAGATGGTAACCAGTATTCCTTATTGAAAGGCATCATAGGTTTTCCATTTACCTGCAATTCACCAGATTCTACATCAAAATCCATTACTTCACGATAAGATTGCATTAGTACTCCTAATGATTGTTTTGCTCTAGTTTTTGATTTACCTCCTACTGGAATTATAAATTTAGTTTTAAATGATGAATTTACAACAGACCATATAATTCTGGAATGTTCCATGATTCGTAAGATATTAAATGTTCTTACTAATCGTTCTACATAACTTACACGTCCAGGTGAATTAATTTGAGAATAAGAAAGATAAATTACTTGAGAATCATATAGTTCTCTTTGTTTTCTTACGTCACCTTTAAATTGAGTCCACATTTTCTTACCATCACTGTCTAGACCAGGCTCAATTGATGAGGGGTCTATTTCTTTGAATCCAATGATGTTTCTCATGTTCTTATCATAAATGATTTCAAACGCAAGATATCCATCAATCAACCATTTTCTAAAAAAGTTCCATGCAGAAATATCGTTATTGAATCCAAAATATTGATAGATTTTTTTGAAATTAGTTTGTACTGCATCAGAGATTTTCTTGTTAACATCAACGGTAATTAATTCATCATCAAATATTTTTGGATATGCAAAGAAATTGGTTGCATCATATACAATAGCTTCATCCGCAAGTACATCCAATACATCTTCAATTTTATCCTGAACAGAAAAGCGTCTTAAGTCTTCTCTTTTCTTTACATAGTTTCTATCATAAATAGAAATATTTTTACGAAGATTTATATCTGCCATTGAAAGATTAGCAAACATTCGATATTCATCATATTCGCCACCCATAAGGTTTGCCTGATCATATCGCCAACCATATTCATCTTCAGTAATACCGATAGATCTGGAATTTCTTAATACCATATCGTCATACTTCATTCCAAATGAACTAAGCTTCTTAATGAATTTTGTTACTGGATTTTTACTTTCCAAATAACTACCATTCCTATTTACAAATCCTGACATTATTATCTTGTTTTATTTATATATTCAATAAATAATTTGTCTCTTTCGGCTTCTCCGAGCTTGACAAAATTAGGGTTATTAATTAACATTGCGCTTGCCCAAACATCTATATTATTTGAAAAAACGTATGAATTACTTATTCTTTTATTTATGTATTTTCTTGTTGCAAATCCAATACCATATTGTTTATATGTCGCCATAAATGATTTAGGTGAAAATTTATTATATGACTGATCTCTTGCTGGGGTGTTTCTTTTGCTGTTATAAGCACTTCCATATCGTGTCCAGAATGCATCTATAAATTGATACTTTATTTTTTCTGGAAAAAAGTTTAAATTAACACCAATATCCATAAAACCTTCAGCTGACATTAATTCATCAATCTTTATTATGAGTGGGTTAGTATTCCAATATGCTAATTTATCTCGAGTCTTTGGGTCATAATAATTAAACGAATATAATCTACCATATTGCATACGACCATTAGTTGATCCAATTATTTTACCTCTCGCACCGTCGCCTTTAGCTTTAGATGCCCAACCAGAAGCATCAAATTTTGAGCCTTTAAGATCGTTAATTTTTCTAGCCATTTCCATATTATCAACTATTTGAATCCATTAAAAAATCCTTCAGTAACAATCTTAAAAATATATCCGCGACTATCACACCATTTTTTAGCTGCGGCAAACTTTGCCATATTTAGAATATATTGTTCAGACAAATATTTAAAGTTTTTAATTGTTTTAGGAGTTTTTCTTTTAGGTTGTTTAGGTTTTTTAATTTGAGCTTCCGGCTTTACTTCTATTACAAGTTTCTTACCATCATCCAATAACATAAAGAAATCTGGATGATATTTAGAATACTTTTCTCTTAGTGGATTCCAATATTTTATTTCAAACGGTTCAGATGACCATTTAATTACTTTAGCATTTGATTCACAATAAATACAAAATTTTTGTTCCCAGCTACTTCTATAAATAATAGGACCGTTACCAATATATTTAGCACATTCATTCAACGGAAAATATCCTTGTTTGAATCTGGATTTTTTGGTTGGCTTATTATTCTTTATGCTCATATTTTAATATCACCTATTGACGCACCAACTCGAGTTTGAGCTGCATCTCCCCATTCAATTTGATTATTAAAATATGTGCTTGTAAATTTGTGTATTTGTTCAAAATTTGAATCTTTACAATTTAATGTACACAAATGTTTTCTGTCATTAGTAGTAGTAAATAGCCAATCAAATCTTTCTTCTCTATAATATCCGTCTAAATGAATAGCGGTTATAATTGCTTTAAGTTTATTACTTGCCTTTGATGAATTCGCTTCGTTTATGAATACAGTACTAATATAATTTACAGTTGTTTTTGATAATAATTCGTTACTAGCGGTATAATTAGATAATGCTACTATAAGTTTTTTAGTAAGGAGCTTTGTTTGATTTATATCTAATTTTTGAATTGTATCTGAAAAAGTTTTGGCTAAATCAAGTAATGCACCTGGCCCAAATGATTTAGTTTTAGATTTCCAAGAAACACCATGAGGTTTAAATGCCTTCTGTATTTCTGATTCAGATTTAGACCAGTTTTTAGTATTTTTTGTTCCGCCAAGACGACCTCTACGTTGCTTAACTTCGATCAATTCATTATTTGGACCTTTTATATCACCACCAGTTGTAGAATTACTAAAATGTGATAGCATACAATAATATAATTCTGTACGACCGACTACTGGTAATCCAAGCCCTGATAATTCTATTAATTTTTCAAAGAATTTTTTATCAAATAAATGAGCAAAATGATTTTCTATTTCTGCTAACGGTATATGACCGCCATTAGTTGGATTTAATTTAAATTCATTTTTTGATGGATTAGCTAACCAATTTAATAAGTCATTATCATTACCAATAAAATGTTTTTCCATAAGATTTAATATAACAGGTATATTAGATTTAGGAATTTTTTTATCATCCAAAAAATTACCTATTGGTCCTTTTAGATCTGGTATCAGTATATTTTTAATTTGAGTAATCTTATTAGAATCTTTAGTTGTATCTAATTGTCCTAATGTTATTTGATCGTTTTTTATTGTATCTAAATTAACATAATTCAATGCCTCGGATAAAAACTCACTATAATTTTTGTATCTTCCCATATTAAGGATTTATTTTATATATCAAATTGAATAGATGCCATCACCATTAGAATTACTCAATGATATAGTTCCTTTATATTTCTTTGGATGTAATTTATGCCAGCCTTTTGCATATCCGTTCATACACATTGATGTAAAATATGAGAATGCATTTGTAGTTTTTTCTGGCTTAAAACTTCTCCAATATTTCATTAAATCTAAAATAGCAAATGATAAGCAATCTTCTTGATCCTGTGGATTAGCATATTTTAATTTTCTTTGCGCTCGTTCGGCTAACATTGTTAACATTTTAACTGCTGTTCGAGTTAATTCATCCTGCTCTTTTGATAAAACAATTTGATCATATAAATCTCTATTGTTTAAATAATTCTTTGATTTTCTTCGTGCCATAATAATTGTTATCTTTGATTTGTTTATACTTCATTATATACCAGTCACATGTTATTGTTTCAAAACCCCTAAAAAGCCTAGACGAATCTAGGCTTCTTGAGTATTTAATTATTTTTTCCAAATATAATATTCAGCACCGTAATCTTCAAAGTAAATTATTTTGTTTTTAGCATCATAATCGGCTATACGTCCAGGAAAACCAAATGCTATATCATTTTCAGTTGCATTAAACATTTTTTTAACTTTGTTATATGTAGCTATTTCATCGTCATCTTCATCTTGCGAACTAGCAATAAATGCTTGATTAGCTGATTTGATATTCAATTTTTTTAGAACATACTTTATCTCACTGGGAAGAAAACTAGCATCATTTAATGTATAATTTCCTTTCAATGCTTCATTCAAGCTTTTTTTTTGAGTAAAGTAGATAAAGAAGCTTGTTCATTATCTAAAGATTCCTTAATAATTACTTTAGCTTGATTCAATTCATCCGATTGTCCTATTTCTGTTTCAGCAGCATAAATATTACCAAGTTGCTCATTTAAAAATGCAATTCTATCATTGATCAATTGTTTTGATTCGGAAATTTGTTCTTCAAATTTTTCTTCAGTTCCAAGTAATCCAACTACAAAGTTAGAAACATCATAACATACAAATTCCTTTACCATTGCAACTGCATCAGTAGCTGTAGCTGAATCTAATGTATTAGACATCATTGATCTGTTAATTTTATTAACAAATATTGATTCATCCAATTTAACAACATTAGCTGTAACACCTTCATAATGATTAGATTTAATTGTAGTAATATTATCCATTTCTACAATTTTATTTGCATGTTGAGATGCAAAATCTATCATTTCTAAAATATGCATTTCATTAAGATAGAATGCACCAGATGCAGTAAGTGTGGATCTAACAGATCCTTCATCAACTTTAGCACCATTAATAAAAGTTTCACAATTGTCTTCGTTTATAGCGATTTCTATTGCTTGATTTTTATGATTATATTTTAATCTATTGTCAACTATATCAAATTTTTCACAGATCTGAACTAATTTATTGAATATTGGCGATGTAGCTTTATCACTTACAGTAATACCGTAATCATCCATTTCATATAAAGTTCCATCCATTGCAAAAACAAAAGATTCGTCTTCATTAATTTCTACAGGACTATAAACCTTTCCAACTGTTACATCAGGATTTAATGAATCTACAGAATTTGTAGAAGATTCAACAACTGAAATTAGATTTTTAATTGCAGGAATCCATGTAGATTCTTGTAATGATATAATCAATTTGTCGGTATTTAATTCCTCAGCCATTAATCCTTCTAGAATTGAAATAGCACCGTCGTAAGAATTGAATTTGTTATCCATTTTCATTCCTAATAATGTACTTTCTAATGTTAATTCAACATGATTAGAATTAACATCGTTTCTTATTGAAGTACAGAATTCATTAATAGCATCGATCCAATCGTATACTTTAAATTCTCTTAACATGTTAGAGATTAATGAAGTTGTGTCTACATCATTTCTAAATTTAAATGCATTAGCATATTTCTTTATAATGTTATTTGAAGAATGATTCTCATCTAACATAGACTTTAAAACTTCTAGCTTGTTAACTACATCTAGTTTTGTTCTGATATTTGTCATTTTATATTGTTTTTATTTTAATTATTTATCTATTGTTTGAGTGGTAATTTATATGTCTAGTTCATCAGAATCCTCTTCCTCGTCTTCCTTTTCATCAGATTTTTTAGATTTTTCTGCATCTTCTTCATCATCTTTCTTTACGATACCTTTGATTTTTGCCATCTTTTCAATGTCATTGACTGCGTTTTGTAATGCAGTCTTTTTAGCTTCTGTGTCCGCTTCTGGAGCATCATCAGATTCTTTTTCATCTTCGGTTGGATCTTCCTTTTCCTTTTCATCTTCAGTATCATCATCAGCACCACTTAATAAATCATCTAATGATTCTTCATCCTCGTTTAATGATTCTTGGATACATCCACATGATGCTAATGCTCCCATAATTTTAGCTTTAGGAATATTTAATATATCCAAATATGCATAAATTGCTTCATTAGTTTTACCTTCAGATTTTAGCTTGTTTACAATAGCAACTAGGTAATCTGCGGTAAAGCTTTCGTTTAAGAAATCCTTATAATTTTTAAGCTTCATCGTGTAATTGTTTTATTTAGTTTATATATTTAAGTTGTTCAGTCTTTTTATTGGGGTGCAGCACCACCTTTTGATTGTGAATTTGGCCAAGTCCCATTATCAATTTCTGGATCGTCAATTGAACTATTTGTAGATTTTTGATTGCTTGTAACAGATTCAGATCCCATTTTAAATGTAGGATCTATATAAACTCCTGCGGCTGCTGTAGCTCCTAGTCCAGTAGCACCAATATTATCAAAGACCGATATATGAACCATACGATTTCCATTAAACATTTCAGTATTCTCAGCACCAGTGAATCCATTTTTAGCATTTTTAAATACTGGATATGTTACATCGACTTCAGTACTAAAGGTAATTTTAAATTCTTTTTTGTCTGATGCTCCTTCACTAAATTCAATATTTCTTTCTAACGCATTTGAATCAGACATACTAAACGAACAAGGTAATCTAATACCCGCAACATTTATTTGAAAATTATTTGTTTTATATGTATTTCTTATTATTGATTCCAGCGCTTTAAATTGATCTAGAACAGTATCAACAACAATAGTAACATCCATTGAAAGTTTAATTGGAATAGGAATAAATTCTGCATTATAGGTTTTAAGAACACCATTTTCAACCTGCTTATCATAGGTTCCGCGAACATATTGACTTGTATTTTTTGATGGATCAATATCAACACCACTCATATCTACGTGAGCTCGAGGAATTTGATTATAAACGGTTTCTGCTACAGTACAATCTGGATCTGTCAAGATATCCTTTAAAAATATATCTTGCATAAATCTTTCATCTCCTGTAGTAGTAAAGAAAAAGGGAATATCAACTATTTCAGTTTCCGTATTTGATATTTTTTGTTCCCAACATATTCTATTTTGTAAATGTGCTAGAAATCCAACTATTATGTTTCTTAATAATACATCGTCTTTATTAAATTCTAAATCGTATACTGACATTAAATTGTTTATGTTATTTATCTTAATTCAATAATTCAATATCTAATTGTGAGAATCCACTGTCAAAATATACTTCACCTCTACGATCAAATAATTCTATAGGTAATTCTGAATGATTAATAACCCATGAAATTAAATTAGATTCTCGTACAGTTTCTCTTAGAATTTTTAATATTTCATGTCTTCCACTAGCATCTACAGATGATAATAATTCATCTAAGAAAAGTAGATTTAATTCAGGGTATCTTAATTTCATCAGCCTAATTAGTGCAATAATAATGATAAAGTCAGACTTTTTTCTTTGACCACTGCTTAAGGTTTTTGCAGAAATTCGTGTTCCTAAATGTGTAATTATACAATCAAATTTTTCATCAAAATAAATAGAATAAGGAAGATGCATTTGAGCCGCCATTTTTGTTATATTGGCATTTAATGAAGGTAATATAGATTTAACTGCTAAATTTTTAACTCCGTCATCACCAAGAATAGATTCCAGAATTACTAGGAATGAATCTTCATTTGCATCTTTACCTTTTAATATATTTTTAGATTCTTTACTTTTTTCATTTTCTAATAACAATTCATTTAAATGCTTAAATTTTGTATCATCATTCTCAACAGAATATTTTTTAAGATCAGCTATAACGGATTGTAACTTACGATTTAATTCAGCTAATTGAATTCTAAACTTTGATTCGAACTGCCTAAATTTTTGAATTTGTGATGTTGAATCTGTAAGTTCTTTATTTAAATCATCTTTCTTGACCTTACATTTCGTTAATGATTTACTGGTTTCATCTTTATTTTTAAGGTCATGTGTATCCCATGCTCGTTCACATGTTGGACAACAGTCATTATCATATAAATCAATCATTCGTTGTTTTTGACTTATTTCAGTATTTAATTTACCTAACGATGAATTGACTTCTTTATATTTTTCCTGTATTAATGCTTCTTTAGTTTTTAGCTTTTCTAGATTTTCATTTACTAGTTTCTTATCTTCTACAAGCTTGGTTGCATCAATTTTTAATTGCGATATTAAAGACTTTTTATCTTCTTTTTGTTCTTCATTTAATGATAATAATTTAGCTGAAATAGAATCTATTGATTGATTTATTATATTTAATTCATCATCATAAGTCTTAATAGAAGCCTTTAATTCGCGCCTTTCTAGCTTCACAGAGTCTTTCATTTGATTTATAATACTGAATCCAAATAATCTATCAATAATATTTCGCTTATCACCAGGTGTCATTGTAAGAAATGATTTGAAATCTTCTATTGATAAAACAATAATATTTTTAAATACTTGAAACGGAATATCGTAGAATTCTGTTTCCAGATATTCTTGAACATTGCTTTTACCAGCTTGATCGTATGGCTCGCCATCAATAAAAACATCAAATATTCCAGGTGATATTCCTCGAATAATTGTAAGCTTTCTACCTTTACATATAATATTAATTTGAACCCATAATTCTTTATTGATTCTATTTGGAAGATCACTCATCTTCTTTCCATCAACTTTACCATAAAGAGCAAATGTAATTGCTTCAGCAATAGTAGATTTTCCATGGCCGTTTTCACCTATCAACAAATTTAATTCACCACCGGCCTGATTAAATTTAAGTGTTTGTGTATTATTACCGTAGCTGTTAAAATTTCTCCAGCTAATATCAAGAATTTTCATATTCGATCAGTTATTGTTTTATTGTAAAGACTAAATAATTTACTATTCAGCTTTTTCTTGGTTTCATCATCAACAGATAATTGTTCTACATATTTCTCACATAAAGAGTAAATATTTAATGATTTGTCATAATCAACATTTATGTCTAATTCTTCTTCTTCATAAGCAACTACTTCCAATTTACTTGCAATATCATTTAGCTCATTAATTAAGCCGTTGATAGGATACTTTACAAGATATTCAGATTTAACATAAACATCAACAAAATTATTTTTACATTTTTCTTTTAGTTGTCCTATTGTTAGTTCATGACATTTATCAAGATATAATCTAATAAATTTAGGTGAATAATTATTTTCATAAAATTCAGTTTCGCTGGTTTCAAGATTTAAACAGTGAATTCCTTTTCTGTTACCCGCATCGGATCTTGTCATTTGATATGGATTTCCAACAAATGTTACATTACCATTAGTTTGTGCATAATGAATATGACCAGAAAATACCCTTCGCAATTTTGAATATGCATTAATATCTGATCCATGTTCTATTAACCTTCTAGCATCAAATCGCATTCCAGAAATATTAGCATGACAAAAACAATAATGTGCTTCAGTATATTCAAGTATGCAATCAACTTCATCCTGATGACTTTTTCTCCATGGCATTAATAGGATATTATGTTCATCAATTTCAAGAATTGTAGGCTCTTTATGAATTGTAATATTTGGAAGATATTTTAAAACATCGATCGATGTAATATCATTAGAATTTTTTCTTAAGATATCATGATTTCCTGCAATAATATGAATACCATCTTCAAATATTGCAGAAAGCTCTTCAAAAACTCGTAAACCTTTATTCATTACCAGTAGATTTAATGATTGTCTATTATCAAATACATCACCACTATGAATAAGTATATCTCCCTTTTTATAATGTTTCTTGACTAGAGGAATAAAGAAATTATCAAAATAATTTATCATTCGATCTAGCCATTCAATAGAATTATTTCTAGCACCTAAATGCGTGTCAGAAATAATCCAGATTTTAGGTTTATGATTTGTCATTATAATTTGTTATTTTAAAATAATTTACCGCCTATTTTTTTAGTTACGGTATCATCACCATATTCCAATTCTTCAATTAATTTTTGTTTAAATGTATTGGAAAGTGAATCATAAAACTTATGATAATTAATATCAAAATATTCAGATAACATTGAAAAAATTTGAATTTTGGATACTTTTGGAATTTTATTTACTACAAAAGAATATAGTTTATTGATTTCTGCTTTACTTAATTTTTTGTATTTTCCTTCATCATTAGGTTTATTTAAAGATTCAAAATCCGATCCAAGTATACAATTTTCAATTTTAGTATAAATTAAATCATGATCAATTTGATCTTCCATTGACATTTCAGTATCTACACTTGAGTCAATAACAAAATCAATTTTTGTTGTGCTAATATCCGTAGATTCATATGAATTATCGAATATTTTTTTAACATTTACTTCACTTGTACCCTTTTTCTTTTTTGCCATTTTTATGCGTCGTTATCATCTGTTATTAATGAGTCGGTTTCAATTAATCGCATATATTCATATAGAATATTATACATTTTGCGATAACCTCGACCATGACCATCCCTGATTTTCAGGATTTTTAGCCAGTAAATTCGATCCCTATGTTGATCCGATGTTTGAATAATTCCATAAATCATATCAGCCGTATGAGATAATCCAGCGGATTCAGCAATATGAGAAAGTGTAAGTTCAGAAGAATCATAACCACCACGAGTAATTTGAGTTGCAGTAATTATTAACCAATCATTTCTTACAGCCATTGCACGTAAATCTTCCGCAATTTGTTTAATTTTCATGTAAGTATTTTCCGTATTAGGGTTACGGTAATTAGCTAAAATATTGATGTAATCAATTACAATTGCTTTTAATTTTATTCCTTTAGTATCTTCAAGGTCTTTTAAATAGGATTCAATATCAGGAACCGTAGCTTGTGATGTAGGATATTCTTTAACAAATAATTGACCTGGTGGAATTATTCCACCACCAACAGCTTGTAATCGTGATTTCATATAAGCTGTATCAACAGATTTCTTATCATAATCATCCATTGAAATATTAAGAAGATTAGATCCGATTCTTTTCATTACTTTTCTATCAGCCATTTCAGCAGATATAAAAGCAACATTATGACCTGCTTTTACAAAGTTAGATGCATCATTAGCAAGCCAAATAGATTTTCCTATATTTTGTTCACCTGCATATACAATTAATGTTTTTGCATCGTATCCACCACCAGTACAATTATTTATGAATTCATGGCCTGAATCTATTTTTGGATATTTTCTTTGAGTATGTGAATCTATATCAAAGAAAGATAAGCCAAGATTATTATCAAAATTGACATTGTTTCGTGTTAAAATAATATCTTTAACCTTAGCAATAATGCTATGAACATTATCTGGATTTACTTTTGTTGTTTTAACAAATTCAATTGTATCAATTAATGATGCATCAAGATTTTTCCAAAGAATCCATGATTCAGCTGTTTCCTGTAACCAATTGTCATCATAATCAGATAATTTACTATCAAAGATTAAATCTACAATATTGTCTTTTATTTTGTCAGGATATTTACTTTTAACAATAGCTTTTACTTGTTCTCGTGTAGGAGTTTCTTTAAATCTTTCGTAAAATGCTTTTGTAATATATGATAGTGTTTCTAGATCAGGATTGTCGTAAAATGATTTCTTTACGGATTTAAGATACTTTGGATTTTTAATAGTGTATATGTAAAATATTTTTTCAAAGTCGTTAGATTGTATCATATAATTTGAATTTAATTATTTTATTTCATAAATAGTCATTTGTTTCAAATCGAAGATATCTATTATGTTGTGTTTCCTTTGGAACTGTAAGTATGCCATCAATTAACATTTTTTCAATTATAGGTTCAAGCTTGCTAGCTTTTAATCCTGTTAAAGCTTCCGCATTTTGAATTGTAAAAACTGGATTTGAAATATCATCTATTGAAGTATGATTTTTTATATGAGCCCGACCACCATCTTGATAGTACCATTTTGAGACCTCATAGCAAAGATCTTCCGGTGTTGGATATTCCGGAAGATCTTTATACATTGAGATTAAATGTTTGACTTTAATCTTGTCTTTATTCATTATTATCGTCTATTTCTTCGTTTAGCATTGCATCTATTTCAGTACCAAGGTGATCGTCCAGATGACCAAATTCAAACATTGGCTTTATTACTTTTTCATCTAGTTCATCAATTATAGGTTCCCATACTTCAGGCTTAAATAATTCTGATGCTTTACGAGCTTCACCTAAATGACGAATAACATATTTTTGTGCTGTTGCTTTTGGATAGAAATAAAAGATTTCACCTTTATGTTCAAATTTATAGTTGTTTTCTTCAGCTTGAATTTTTTCCGCATCAGTCCATTTAGCATATTGTTTTTCTGTAAAGATATTTCCTCTACCTATTCCACAATTTTCCCATGACATAAATTCATGAAGACCGATATATGGATTCATACCTTTCTTAAAATCAATATGAATCTTAACATTATGTGGTTGAGCAAATCGATTCTTCCAGCATTTAGATGTTAAAATCATACCAGTTTGTCTTTTTGCATCATCTTTATCTTCTTTTAATTTTGCTTTTGAATAGCAAGAAATAATAGAAGCAGAATATTTTAATCCTTCACCACCACCCATAACGACTGGATCACCATAGCCACCGATGTTTACACCAATGTGATTAGTTAACACAAATGGCACTTTACAACCAGTCAAATCATTTGTAATAATTCTAAATAAGGATCTAATTTTCTTAGCTCTTGTCATGTCGGATTTATCAGATCCACTCATGGCATCTTCTATTTCCTTTGTAGTTGCTAACATTCCAAGTGAATCTAATGCAATAAATATTTTAGGTAATTCACCACCACTCATTTTTACATCAATCAATGTTTTAGTTACAGTAGTAATTGATGTTCTAAATTTATCAATATCAGAAATAGGTTCATGCTGGAATTTATTAGGGTCTATGCCAAATGTTTTTGCCATATCTCTATCCACTGCACCTTCCGTGTCATAATAAATTATTGTATATCCCATGTCCTGTGCCTGCTTACATAGATTTAATAAAACAAAAGTTTTACCTGCACCGGATTCACCAGCAAGACATATTGATCGATTATTTGGTATTCCTTTTCTTAAGCTTCCAGTTAAAGTTGCATTAAGAATATAATTACCGGTACTAATAAATTCAGAAGGTAATGCAAAATCCGATGTAGCAAGTGAATCACCAAATGGATTTATTTTTTTCATCTCTTTAAAAAGATCTGTTACTGTTATGTTTTTCTTTGCCATAATTTAATTTAATTTAGATTTAAAAAAGTGCTGTTGTATAAACAAGATTTCTATTTAATTGTGGTAATCCAGAAGGGACTATTATTCGATTAAGAGGTTCAAGAATAAATTTTTCAAATTGCTTTTCATATGATATTTGTGCAGCAAATTCATAAGGATAATCCCCAGCTATATAAGCAAAGACATTACAAAATGGATCATCTGTATGATAGAATCTAATCTTTTGGCCTGACGTAATTAACTGATATTTATTTTTGTATTTTGAATTATTTAATAGATAATTGTAGTATCCACCAGCCCTAACATGAAAAGGACATTTTGATGCTATTTGAAATTCTGTTTTATCATCAATTATGTATTTCTTATAGTTTGATATTGACCGATTTGCGCTTATATCTTCAATGTTAGCCATCTTAAATTCATCTTTAATATCCTTTAGAACTCCTATAAGCTTATCGGATCTTAATTCATCCTGAGCAAATATCCAGGAAACAAGATCTTTTAGTTTTTTACGAGCAAATGACGGTGTAGAAGATTGAATTAATTCCAGACCTTTTGCTTTTATTGAAGATAAATTATCATAATGCTTACCATCTTTCCAGATTATATTTTGAACATATTTCTTTTTAGCTACCCATATTCCGTTAGTTGCTATAGTTTCAAGTTCAAAATTTAAGAAGTTTTCTGAATTATGCTTGTTTGCATAAATTTCAAAACATTTATTTAAGTAAGGACCTAAACGATATTCATTAAGCTTTAGAATAAAATCGATAATGCCACCAGACCAGTTAACCGCTTTCATTGCTTCATTAAAAACTAAATAACCTGAATCCGTATCTGTATAAATCCATACAGATTCTTTCATCGACGGTAATGGCTTATCATTATCTAATCCTAATATTTTATGCAATTTATAATCAGTTGGCCAAAAGTCCTTGAAATATCGTTGAACACATTTTTCAGAATATTTAATAGCATCTTGACCTTGTAATGTAATTGCTTCAGCAATATTTAAATTAAAGAAGTGAAAATATTCATTAGCAAAGGCTCCATAAATACTGTTAATTATAAGTTTTATGGCTTGTTCCTGTGTAGAGCAATCTAAAGATTCATTTTCTAGTTGAATAATATATTCCGATAATTCAGCTTTAGTCATTCCACTAACATCCAAGATATTAGCAAATTCAGTCATATTAATCTGGGGTATTTGAATCTACACCTAATGCCAAGTTAATAGCAACTTTAGTATCCGTAGATATTGAATTACAAATTATTTTATTTTGAGCACCTGAACATACAGTTACAACATAACTTTCAGCATCGATTCTTTCTAGCTGTTTATTATGAACATGAACTTTTTCATGTACTTCAGTTACAGAATCATCAATAATATAATCGTAAGTGGATCCTTTAATATGAATTCCTTGTTCATCACCATGAATAGAAAAGATATCTGAATTACCTATTGTATTTAACGATATGATTTTCTTTAAATCGGTTTCAGTCATTTGAAATTCAAATTTCTTAGCAGTATCACTAAATGCTATATCCTGTTGAGCACTTGTCATGGAAATAAATCCTAAATCGTGATGTAAGCAATTTAATTTGATTTTTAATGTATTGTCTTGTAATTCAAGATATTGTACAAAATTTTCATCATTAAGTGTTTCATAAACAATATGGCCATGAATAGCCGACATGTCAAAATAATTTAATGCTTCAATAATCTTTTTGCCATTAAAGAATCCCATTTTTAAAGGAGATTCTAAATCTTGATCCAGATCAAATACATCCGCAATATTGACAGTTGTAGATTTTACAACATCTTTAGTTGGTAGATATACATTGGAAGTTACTACTTCATTAGATAAAGTTAAATAGACCTGTGGATCCATTCGTAACATTTTTGTTAAAAGGTTGCTTAATGCATTTCCTTTTATTCTGTTGATTTTTACTTTCATTTATTACAATTTAGTTAATTTATTAGTTATATTACTTTTTATTATTATTGTTTCACTCTTTATAACACTTACGCATTATATATCTTAATCAATATTATGCGTCGCATCCACCACCCGCACAAGTAAACATTGAATTTTCTGGCCTTTTTGGTGTAGCCTTTGAAGTATTTTCCGATGCAGATAACTTTTTATTTTTATCGATTTTTGATTTTGTTCGAGTATAGTAAACACCGGTTTTTAGTCCTTTCTTCCAGGCATAAGTTAATGCACTTGATATTTTGCTATATTTAGCATCTTTATGATAAACATTCATGCTTTGAGATTGATCAACATATTGGTTTCTAATAATTGCTAAATCTAAAAGAATTTTCTGTGGAATTTCCCAAACAGTTTTATATCTATATCTAATATCATCAGGAATTTCCTGAATATTTTGAACACTACCACCATGAGCAATTACCTTATCCCTAATATCCTGATTCCATAATCCAAGTTCATCTAATTCATTTACTAGATATTTGTTTATAACTATAAATTCACCATCACCAACCATTCTTGTAAAAATATTAGAAGTTACAGGTTCAAAACATTCAAATGCTCCTAGTAAAATAGCACTTGATGCAGTTGGCATTAACGCAATTAATAATGAATTACGCATAGGAATAGGTTCTCCTGCGGGTGCCGGCGACCATCCTTCTATATATGTTTCTCCTTTGCTATATTTACTTCCTTCCCAAGCTGGGTAATTTTTATCTTCTTCTATTGCTAATATCATGCTTTCTTCGGCTGCAGCTTTATACATTGTTGAAAATATTTCATCGTTATATTTTTTAGCTTCTTCTGATTCAAACGATATTTTCCTTAACGCAAGAAAATCAGCCATACCAGCAACACCTATTGCAATTGCTCGTTGATCTTCTCCTGCATTTTTACTCCATTCATCAGACCATTTGTTTTTATCAATTACACGATTCAAAGCTCTTACTAAAACCTTTGTAGATTTTGCAATAGATTTCATTGTTTTATGTTCCGCTAAATTTACAGATGCTAATGTACATTGTGGTGTATAGCCAGGTTTACTAGCTTGCATGATTTCAATGCATAAATTAGATTGTCCAATAACGCCTATGTTATCTTGCATATTTACTTTATTGGCATTATCCTTGTAGAACACGTATGGCGTACCAGATTCAACACAGGATCTAATAATTGCATCCCATATTCTTTTAGCTGGTAATTCAGTTCCTAATCCTAGCTCAACCGCTTTATTATATTCATCTTTTAGTTCCGATCCATGTAAATCGTAGAATGGTTTTAATCCGGCTAATTTAATATCATTAGGACAAAACACATAATACGGCGTTTCATTTGTTAAAGATTCCATAAATATATCATCAACTGAAACCGCCGTAAATAAATCTCTAGCTCTATTTAATTCTTCACCTATTGGCAATCTTAATTCTAAGAATTCTAAAATATCCGCATGCCAAGTTGAAAGATAAAGAGCACAACTACCAGATCTATTTCCTTGTTTATAGAATCTCATGTGCGATTGAACCATATCAGAAAATCTTACAACACCACCAGCAAATCCTTTGAAACTTGACACCATACTTTTTGAGCTTCGTAATCTATCGATACAAAGTCCTATCCCTGATCCTTCTTTAGATCCGTGTGAAATTTTATCTAGGGTTTCATTGATTCCTTCTATACTATCATCTTTTAATGTAGTCAAGTTACAGCTAATCATTCCATTTCGTCCTTCAATACCAGAATTAGATAATGTAGGCGTAGCAAAATTTATTTGCTTTGCATACAATTGATCGAGTAATTTTCTTCTTTCTTTAAATGACTCAGGATAAAGATGATTAGCAACTCTATTATGCATCATAGATGGTATTTCAACTGGAACACCATCATCATTCTTTTTTGAATATTTTGTAAGAAACGTCGAAGCCGCAAATGAATCAAATTTTTCATCTACAGCTTTTGTTTCAACTTCCAGTATTTTTGCCTGCCTCGTAATTAAAATTCTACCACCAAGAGTTGAATAATCTTGATGTTCGATTTGTAAATCCGCTGCTTGAAAAGCAATAATCTCATCAATATCAGTTGCAGTCATTTCATCTTTAATGTGCGGTACAACTCTTTGAAAAAGCTTGTCCGGATTAACATTAAGACCTTTTGATTGTCTTTTTAATCTTGTGAGAATTTTATTTGGCATGAACGATTGTCTCGTTCCATCACGTTTAATTATCTTCATGTTTTATATTTTAAAATTCTTCGTCGTCAAATATTCCTTCGTTTGATACTGGTACATCTACTCGTGTATATCCACCACCTGTTCTTCTTTCAAAGAAATTATTCTTTGAATCTAATCCTATCTTTTTCATAAAGTCTAAAGGATTTCTTGTATTAAAATGTGTTTCGCCAGTAAAGTCATTTAAAACTATGTCTGTTACAAATTCAACATATTCTATCATCATTTCTTTTGTCATTCCTTGTAATCCACTAGGCAAACTTTCATTTACAAATGTCTTTTCAGTTTCTGAACAGGATAAAATAATTTCTGTAATTCTTTCTTTAGATGGCTTATATTCATCTTTAACATAATCCTTAAATAGCTGTAATGCAAATTCATAATGAAATGATTCATCACTTAATATTAATTCATTCATTTCAGCAAGTCCAGGCATTTTTTGTCTGCTTCTAAACCAGAATACACCAGCAAAAACAGATGAAAATGCAATTCCTTCAACACAAGCAAAAGCAATTAATTTTTCTATAAATGTACCATTATCTAACCAATGTTCAGCCCATGATGCTTTTGCATTTACAGATTTATTGGTTGACATAGAATCAAATAATTCCTTCTTTTCATGCGGATCAGTAATATAGGTATCAATAAGCAATGCATATCCATTAGCATGTACTTGTTCTATAAACATTTGATGATTATAATAGTATTTAGCCTCGGATATATCTATATTGTCTATTACATTTTTTGAAAGATTATCAATAACCAATCCGTCAGATATAGTAAAAAATGCCAATATGTTTTTTAAATAAAACTTCTCGTCATCATTTAATTCATCATAATTATCTTGTGCTAAACTTACTTCTTCAGCCACCCAAGTTTGTTTTTCTGCAGATTTATAAGCATCCCATAAATCTTGATTCTTAATAGGAAATATTGAATATCGCTTTTCGATATCGGCGTTTTTTAGATACATCTTGTTAATTTATTTTGTTAGTTTATGTTAATTAATAATTACGTGCTTGGCGATCTTTATTTTCAGCCGCTTTAGCAAAATAAAATGAAAAAATTTCTTCAGGCGTAAATCCAATTGATATAGGAAAGTTAAGCATGAAATGTAGAATATCTATCCATTCCATAAACAATTCCTTACGATCTCCGTCACTTAAATCACTTATTTTTTTATCTTTATATGAATCATGTTTTGATTTCCAATATTTCCAAACTGCATTACCATCACCATCTTTAATTCCTCCTAAAGCATCCATCATTTCATGCATTTCATCCTGAACTGCAAATGTATTAGTCATCCAGAAATCTTTTATTTCTCGAATTGTCATGTTTTCAAAATCAAATCCGTATGTATTTTCTTGCATTTCCTTTTGATGATTATAAATTGCAGCAAAAGTATCTACGCCATTTTTCATTGCCTCAGTATGTAATTCGTTTACTTTAAGGTCTTTGCATTCATTATCAATATTCGCCATAATTTACTTGTTTTTAAGTTGTTCTTTTAATTTTACTAATTCAATTTCTAAAAATAAATGTCGTTTCTTAAGTGTTTTTCTTTGACCATATAATTCACCTAGCACCTGTTTTAATATAGAATCTCCTTCATTTTTAAATACTGCACCAGTGGATGACACAATTAAAGATTTATCTTTTCGTTTTTCTTCAATTTCATTTTGATCGCTTAATTTTTCAACAAATACTTCAGGAGATATATTTATTTGGCGCATTACGGAAGGATATAGTGAAGCAAAATCAAAGCATGCCACTGCATCATAAAGACCAGGTACTGGTTGCTTTACATAAGCACCTTCATAAGCACCTGTTACTTTAGATGTATATTCATCCGCAATAACCATATTATTTTGATAAAACTTTTTAAACATTAATGCTTCAGTAAGATTTACTGCAGAACTCGCTTTATAGATAGTTAGATTATTTAATGCCGCTACAGAAAGAATTGTATTAACAGTCTTTAGTTTTCTATGAATCAATGTTACTAATCCTGCATCAGCAGCATTATAAGCAACATATTTTAAATAGTCATTTTCATACATATCCTGTATCGATCCTTGATATTTTACTTTATTAATACCAAGAACCTGTCGGCCTGCAGTATCTAATGAATGATTTTCTTTTGGTGAAACAGTCCTATCGTATGACTTATAAATTTCCATGTAATCTATCATTCCTAGATGAATAGGCAGATCTCCGCGATATGATAATTCATTTACTGGTGATGCAATTGCTGGATCGATTCCAAGATTTCTAGCTCGTTTAGTTAAATAGGCCCAGTCAAATCTAAACCAGTTCCAACCTGTTACAAGTGCAAATTTAGGAAGCATCTTTGAAAAGAATGTATATAACATATCAAATTCAGTTTCAAAGCAAATATATTTAAATTTAAATGTAAGGCCTAATTTAGCAAAATGTTCATCAATCATAACTTGAACTCGTGATTGATCCGCTTGACTCATTGGTTTCCAACCTAATACAATAGCTTGTAAATCATCAGTTGTTACAGCAATAGTAGTAACACGTTCTTTAGCTATTTCAGTATTCGGGAATCCATCAATTACTTCGGTTTCAATATCAATAGAACTCATCTTAGGAAAATTGACAGCCGTAATTACATCTTTATCTTCTTTAGGAAGGTTTTCAATAATTTCATAGATATCAAATTTAGATAATTTACCTTTGACTGGCCTTACTTTCTTAACTGATTTACCATCCCAGTTTTTAAATTCATCAGATTTATTTGGATCTGTATCTGCACATACTTTCCAGGATTTGAAATTAGAAATATCGAATTTTTTAATTTGCTTATTTCCTTTAGCATCAAAAAATGAAATATTCAATGCGCCATATTGTTTTTGAATATCTAATATCATATATCTTCTAATTTATCGTTAGGAAATTTAGGAGTAAATTCATCATTTATGTGACCACAGGATGCACATGCGAGTACAGGCATAGGAACAATTTGATCTTTATCGGATGCCATTATTATTTTTGAAATTCTTCGTAAAAACGTTTTATTCTCAAATACATCATGGCTGCATTCATCACAAGTAACAGGTGTTGACATCATGATGTGTTGCATTGGATTGTCTATCATATAATTTTGATTTAATTATTATATTCCTAGCAAGCTTCTATGTTTCATCTAGACTATCAATCCTGAATAAAAAATTCAGGATTGTAGTTACTATATTAAGTTTATAAAAGTGTATTAGATTGTATCAGATGTCTTCATGTTACTTCATTAATCAATACCCATTACGTTATTAAAACCTTGCTGTTTCAAAGCTTTTATTCCGTTATCTTGATGTCTTTTATTTTCACCTTCAACTTCGTAATATCCGCCATTTGCATCAACATGAGCTTTAATTTTTTTAGATGCAAAGTATTTTTCAATATATAATAATTGTTGAGACCTATTAAAATCTCTAAATTCATTATGATCGAATTCCATTGATTCATTTACGAATCTTGAGAATTTCATAAATGCTGATTCATCTACTTCATCCTCGTCTTCATCATCAATATCGCCATTTAAGCTATGAATTTTATCACCACTTCCGTTAGGTAATCCACCGTCGGCTCCAGGCATTGAAGTAGGACCCATTCCATTTACATTTCCTGGAGTTACTTCTTCTATCAATTGATCATTATCAAATTTTATGGCTGAAGTTGTATTATAATCACTAATTCTTGATTTAATACCATAAAGATCCATCATCATTTTAACAACAGTAGAACCTTTCTTTTTATCTTTCAATTGAAAGTAAGTTACTTTATCATTTGATTGAGATATTATTTGACTCACATATTGACTCAACTCTTTAGAAATATCTAATGCTGAATCACCTGATAATTGTCCTTTAAAGTTTGATTCGTTCATATTGATTTATTTTTTATAAGGAGCTCTAACATCGATTTTACCGCCACTTAATTCTTTTGCAACTTTATCAACCTGTTCTGGTTCAATCTTTGGCATATCCGCTCTTGGTGGTGCACCTTCTGGTGGTCCAACTCTTTGAATAGCAGCTAAGGCTTTTGCAATTGTAGCTTCACCTCTTTTTTCAAACCAAGCAATAGCTTTTTCTTTATTATAGAATTTTTTATCCATTCCTTCACCGTCATAGATTGCAGCTTTAACATTATCCATAGTTGATGTGAAAATATTAGCATCTCCAGCAACAGCTAGACCTCTTTTATTTCCTAATGCATCTCCGGCAGCTCTAAGAACTGGAACTAAATCACCAATATTTAATTCAGATTGTACTCCTGTTACTTTTGCAGAAGGATTGTTGAACATTGTAGCAGCCCATCTATGATGACCATCTAGAATTCTGTTATCTTGTGAAATAACAGCACCAAGATCTCCACCTTCAACTCCTACAATAGCCATACTTAATGCCTTAGCTAAATAAACTGCATCCTGTGATGGCTTTAATGATTTAGCTGGAATAGAAGCTTTTTTAGTTACTACTACATCGTCTTGAGTATCTCCATCTTTTTTACCAGCTTTAAAAAATTCCTTGTCATTTTTATTTCCAGGATTTGGAAATTTTGATGGATCGATTTCTTTAGTTTTTAAGCTTTCATTAATAACGAATTGCTCAAATGATATTAATTTTTTCATGTTTAAAAGTATTTATTTTATTTATCTTGTTCTATATGTAGTTTAGTCATAAACTACTGCACCATCATCACCATAAGTAAATACTGCGGTTTCACCTTCTAGATCTAAAGCAATTACATCTTCATCAGGCTCTAAAAAATCTCCGGCAGTTCCAGAATCGTCATATTTTTTAAGGTCTTTCATCTTGCCTTTAGCAATAACATTATAGACATCTCCATGATAATCCTCAGCTTTATCACCAACCTTTACTTTATTAAAAGGCTTTATTTTTTTAGCTTCATTAACTTCATCGTTAGTTGATTCTTTTAAATTATAAGATTCATTTACAAAATCTTCAAATGATTCAATATTTCTCATATTTATTTATTTATTTGTTTTATTTATCTTAAAGTGATCTATATTTCTTTTGAATAGCCTGCCAAACTTTTTCTGGTGTAGTATTTCTACCGGTAGCAAATTTATTAACGCTAGTAGAACCACGTTTATTAGGTGAAGTTATTGATAATTGAATGAAAGGTTTGTCACCAATTTCGTTATATTGGAATGCCCATATTAATGCTAATTCATCAACTTTAACAGTGAATTCTACTGCACCATAAAAGTTTTCTTTTACATCTTCAACCTTCATATTTCCTAAATATTTGTCACCCTTTAATAAAAATTCCGTAAAAGATTTATACCAGTCGTTCGATCTTTTTTCAAATTCTGACAACGGCCATGCTTCATTAACAGATTCAAATTTCAGATTTTGAGTAACTTCTGGTGGAAGATCGTTATATTCAGAATCAATATATTTTTCTACATTATCTGGGTCTTTAACTGCTGTTAATAGTGCTGATTCTCTTTCGTCATCACTTAATTCATCCCATTTAATTGATTTTTGAGATTTCTCGTTTAAAAATTCGTCTAGTGATTCCGCAACTAATTTCATGTTTGGCTTTGATTTTGTCTGATTAATATTATCAAATATTCGTTGTCCAAATTTAGAAAGTTGATATGTTTTTTCACCGCTTTCATTTTTTGATACTTTAAAGTAATTCATGTTTGATTTGAACCATCGAGTTTGATTAACTGATTTTCCTAAATCTTCTTCAACACGAATTAACATATCCTTGATTTGTTCTTCGGTCATTATATTGTTACCAATATATTTGATAATTGAATTACGTAAGGGTGCTTTTTCATTTATACGTCTAGCATCATAAATTCCATATTTACGTTTAATAGTATGTTTAGCTTCATTAACACTAACTATCTTAGCTTGTTTTATACGTGATTTATTTACTAATTCTTTTTCTTTCGTTTCAGCTTCTTCTTTAGTTTTAAATATTCCAGATTTAGCATTTTCCCCATCTTGGGTTTTATATTCAACTCTAAAACCTTCCCCTGATTGATTAACTGATTCAGTTATAGAATTCAACATTTCCTGTTTACTAAATACTAAGCTTTTTGGATGACTTGAAAGTTCAAATGTAGTACTATACATAGCACTAAGTTTAGCACCAATTTCTTTACCATTTTTATCTGTTACGATATATTCATTGAAAGCGTTTGACTTTCTACCATAATCAGTAACAGTATAAACATTAGTATCTGTATTAAATTTAGATCCGATTTCTATTTTATTGAAAATTTTAGTACCTAGCATACTGATTTTACTTCCAGAAATAGTTCCCTCATTTAAGTCATAAGATTCACTAAATAATCTTCTACCTGTTTTATCTTCTAGATGTAATTTTGCTTTAGGATATTTCTCTTGCATTACATTAAATGTAGCAGGAGCAACATCTGGAGTAGAAACTGGTTCTTGATGAATTACTTTGCCATCTTGTATAACTACAATTACTGCTGGATAGCTTCCTTGAGTTGCAGCTTTATATACTTTACGTCTAGATGCTTCAGTAACTAATGATTCATCCATTACCATATATTTAGATGGAACTATAAATTCTCCTTGTCCACTTTTTACAATCATTCCTTTATTACCACGAGTCATCTTAATAACTTTATAAACATCGTCATAATCTAAAGAAACACCTTCCTTATCTAGAATTTCTTCAACAAAATGTGGAGCTCCCAGAACTACAAAATCACCTTTCTTGAATTTAGATTCGTTAATTTCTTTATTTTCCTCATTTGCTAAAGGATTAGGAATAGTAATTGATTTACCTTGATAAAATCTCTTTTTTAGTTTATCAATAGTATCATTCTTCTTTAAATAGTAAGGATGCTCATATTGATCTGAATCATCTCCTACAATAAGAATAATATGTTCTCCTTCATCAGAACTATATATTTTAAAGTCTGAACCTAATACTTTACCTTTTATATTCTTTTTAGCCTCATTTACAGATTCGGTATATAATATTTCAGAATCAAAATTATATTTAGGACCATCTTGTTCAGCATCTTGTACATCTATAGTTCCGTTTTTATTAATATTGATAACTCTGAATTCAGTTCCAACTGAGGCACCTTTATGCATTTCTTCATCTCTATCATCGTCACCAGTTTGATATATTACAACAATATCACCGACTTTTGATCGTTCGCCATTGTAATATTTTGCAGATGCCTCATTCAAGAAGTCTTCAAATTTTTCTATTGCCATAATATAATTTTCTTTTATTATTTATCTTCAGATAGTTCGTCTTTTAATTGAGGATAATATTGATGTGTAGTTGTATCAGTCATGGATTTGAATGATTTTATATCATCTTCTATTAAAGCTTTACGAACTTTAGATGCACTAATATTATCATCAGTACGTTTTATTTCATGAGCTTTAAATTCTGGATCTACATTTAAATCCAATCTATAAGAATCTTTTTGAATTTGACCGCTATAGGCTTTTAATCTATCTGATCCAGTACCCCACAAAATAGGCTCATATTCAGGACGTAATTCATTATAAATTGTATCTATACCCGCTCTTGAAATAGTTCTGAATCCTTCTATAAATTTATGTTTCTTTGCAAGATCGTTAAATATTTGCTCTATTAAACCTTCACTAAACGGTGTTTTTTCCTTGTTAATTTTCTTTGCACGCACCATAAGTACTATTACAGGATATCCATTTTCTTCGGACAAAGATTTAAGAACTTTTATATGTCCTAGCGTCGGAGGTTGAAAACGTCCCGCAATAATATTAACTTTTTTATTGCCAGGTTCTGTTGAATCTACCTTTAAAGCTTCATTTAAAGATTCAGATATTTTTCCGGTTTTAGATACTTTATAATATGTAGGTATTTTATCCCAATCTTTACCGTTAGTTTTTATGCCTGAATACATTTGATTTTTATCACTTTTCCATGCACCACCAGTTCCATCTTTATATTTGATCATGGTTGGTGTTTCTTCATAAAACCACCAATCGCCATCAGAATGCTGTGCTAAATATCTTGCCCAATCTGGGATATTTTTAAATTTAGGAAATTGTTTTCCTTCATTTATGAAATCAAAAAATCTTTTGAATCTATTCATGTTAATTGTTTAATTTTAGAAATTCAGAAAATGATAAAGTAACATCAGATTCATTTGTATTTTTAGCTATTGTAACATTATCAATATTTGTAATGATTTGATTGATGTCATTAATCATAGCCTTATCTATAACCTGTGTTGCTCGTTTACGTAATTTTTTAAATGTTCCAATAAGAACTTTAAAAGTATCATGATAAAGCGGCTTAGACTTTATTAATTTTAATGCTTCTTTATTATCTATAAATTTATAGTTAACTTTGAATTCAGGTATTTTTGCAAAATCTGGAGTATCAAATTCAAATCCATCTATGACAGATTTCTTTTTAGATACAAAGTCTACAAATATCTGTGACATTAAATCGATATATCTATCGTCTTTTGTATTACCCGATATTGAATAAGAATCAACACCATTAATTCTCATAAATTCAACCATTTGCATAATAGCAATTGCCGTTGAATCCGGTGTTTGTCTTGGCTTTTGTCTGTCTTTTGATTTTAATCTAGCATTTGCAGTAAAAAGTGGATCGACCATTTTAGCACTAAATTCTTCTTTAGGACCGCTTATGAATTTAAAAACAATTCCTTCAATAGGCTTGTCTAGATCATTTTGTAATGCAGTTTTTTTAAGCTTTGGATTAATTATAGATAGAATATATCTTACAAATGAAGTAGTTTCAAATTTCTTAACTAGATCTTCAAATGGTGTTTGAATAAATTCCAATAGGTCTTCTCTTTGTTGTGGTTTTAATTTGCCACTAAAATATACAGGCGGTTCATCAACATTAATTATATTAGCCCATTTACTAAGAACCTTTGGATCGGTAATAACTTTCTTGGTTCTTCCACCTGAATCAACAATTTTTATATCTGTAAGAACTAAAGAATTTTTAGGCATTTTATCATATAACGTATTGACTGGCTTCTTGTTTACAAAATATTCAAATCCAAATCTAAAATCTGTTGGCAATAATTTCTTTTTAGAATCTGCAATAGCCTCAATAAATTCAATAGGCCTTTCAAATACAGACATCATAGTTCTTTCAACCTTACTAATAGGATTTTTAGGATCTCTTTTATAGAATAAAATTGATTGATCCGATTGCTTTTGAAATTCAAATCTAGTACCATCCAATTTCTCAGATACTAATACATAATTATTTAAAAGTGACTTAACAAATTCTTCTCCTTTTTTAGAAGATATATCAAATAAGTGTGGTAATCCGGCCATTGTTTTTGTTTATGTTGTATTATTTTATTTTCATTCCAATCATCATATTCTTATCGGAAATACCAATAACAATACCATCTCTTTCATATTCAGTTCCGTCAGCATAAGCACCAATTGGCTTAACATATTTAAATCCAAGATTTTTAATAAGTTTTGAAGTAATATCAAATCCTAGACTGGATTCAAATCCAGTAACTTTACCAAATCCAGTAACAAATCCTGTTTTAGCTGCAATTATACCTTTAGGATTTTTTTGAAATGCTTCAGGAGCAACAGTCTTAAATTCTTTTACAAATGCTTTCCATATTGGATCACTAGATAATGTTTTTCTGTCCCAAGTAAAATCACGAATCATTGAAAAACTATCCGATTCAAATACTTCTATTCCATTATCACCATAGAATTTTTTAATTATATCGTAAAGATCGTCCTTTGCATCTTGATTATTTTTTATAAAAACTTTTAACGGTCTTATTAGATTTAAAAAGTTTTTTCTACTAAGCTTCATTTCTTCATCTATAAATTCAGACTCATTAATAGATTTAAGATTTAATTCAATTAAAGTATTAACACCATCTCTATGAACCTCAGAAAATTTGACATCACCAAAATCAGATAAAATATCTTTTAAAATTGTTGTATCTAATTCTATTATCTCATCTTTTAAATGTTCATAAGCAGAAGTATAAAATTGTAATTTGCCACTTCTTAATCGTGCTATTAATATTCCAATATTTTCAACTGCTAGCCAGGCATGCCTATTTCTTTTGCCTCTTCGACTTACTTTACGAGCCATTAATTCTTCTATTAAAAGCGCTTGAAATCTAGAACTAGCCTGATCAACACCACTATAAGTAATATTATCTGTTACAAAAAAATCATATAGTGTATCAGCTTTAAAAGTTTCATTTAATGGAAATGACCATTGTCTTGATGACATTGGTGCATAAGGAGCTAATTTCTTCCATGCCTTTTCAGCATCTTTACGTTTACCAGCTTTATCCAGATCCTGTATCATTTGATTAGTTGTTTCCCAATCAGCAATACCAGCCTTATAAGCTCTCGGATCATCACTCATCATATAAGTCCAATCCATAGATTTTAATTGTGCCTCAAGATCCTTGATAGTAACTCTTTCATTTAAGAAATCGTCAAACTTTTTAAATTGTCCCATTGTAATTTATAATTTTAATTCCATCCGCCAGAATAGTAATCACTACCACCTGAAACTTTTGGTATTTTGAATGTTTTTCCGTTTATTGTAAATGTAGCTGTGTAAAAATATGTAGTAGAAAATGAAGAACTAACAACTGCGCTATGCTCACTTCCTAGCATCTTGATTTCTTTTACATCTATTTTATCCCACTTAACATCATCACCTTTTAGTATAATTTCTTTAATGTATGCAAATGGTTTAGCCATTGGAGGTTGAACCCATGCCAATTTACCAAGATTAGTTCCGTTTCCACCAGGTCTATCTGCAACTTTATACATGTCTGTCTTATATTCTATTAGTTCTCTGATATTGAAATCCGTCCACCAACTTCTTGCAAATTGAGCCATCTTTGGAATTCCAAATTTTAATATATGAGCCTTCTCAACATCAGTAAAAGTTTTAATTATATCATAAAGCTTGTATTTTTTGTTAAGTTCACGTCTATCTTTACTTGCAAGACCAGACCATAATGCATATATAATCTCATCATCGTCATTATCTTCAATTAGCTTAGTATATGAAGCTGCTAATCTAACTGCTTCTTCCTTGCTTCTAGGATCTGCATTATTACGATGTGCATCTTTATAATCATCACCAAAGTTTCTGAATACCTCTGTAAATTCCTTTATCATCTTTGAATTTGGTGTTCTACCTGTTCCAGCTGCAGCTAATATATCATTTTTATCGTTTTCACCGAGTTCAGCAAATTTAGGATCTTTAACAAGCTTTGCTAATGTTATATTTGTATCAATTCCAGCATTTTTTAATGACCAAGCAAGATCTCCTTGTTTACTTTCAACATCACCTTTACTATAAGAATTCTTTATTGTATAAACTTTCTTTACAACTTTCATATAATCGCCGTAATAAGCTTCGTTTAAAAATTGTTCATAGGATTGTATCTTCTTCATAATATGTATTTATTTGTTTAGGTCTTTATTAAAATCAATGTAACTATCACGATCTGTAAGTTTTTTCATTCCTTGAACCATATCTCTAGTTAATGATTCTTTATTATCGTATGCAATAACTAAAAAGAAGTCTGCGTTGTTACCACTGTCATTTTGTCTATCTGAAGATTCCCATCCCGGACCCCATTTCACCCAAGATCCATTTACTGATTCAAGATTTTTCACATCCTTAGTATAAAGATCACCAGCAGCATTGGTTGTTAACAAATATGCAAAGTCTTCTTTATATTTGAAGTTTTTGTCTTTTGGTTCATAAACATCGAATCCGAGTTTCTTAAGACCTTTTTTGATATTAGGCATATCACGTATAATGTAATGTGGTTCATATCTAGAAGTATTAGCTTCGTTTAAAAATTGTTCATATGATTGTATCTTCTTCATAATCGTACTTTTGTTTTTTTATATATCTTTGCACTATCTATAGTTAAATATAAACAATTTTTTTGACATAAAAAAATCTGGAAGTAACGAATTTCCAGATTTAAATGGTCGTAACCATCCCGGTCCTAAAATCGGTTTATTTTATGCCATTTCACTTGGATAAGGAAATCCAGCCTTGACAATTCCTTCTTTATATACTTTTATTATTTCACTTAATTTGTGTTTGTGAATAAATTTAGATGAATTCATCCAGTTCCAAATAGATTCGAATGAATTTAAATCATTCACCTTTCCTTCGGGTCCTAAAACAAATTTAGCAATATCATCAATATTTTTTGTAATAGCTTTGTCTGCACCTTTAATTGTAGATGCATTTTTCTTTCTTCCCCTTTTACCGTCAAATGATTTAGTTTGTATTTTTAAACCGTCATGTGCAGTAAGAGTATATTTTTGAAAGTCTTTTACTAATCCTTCATATTCACCGCCAAATTCTTTCTTATAGATATTTGGTTCACCATCAAAATCGATATTTTGAATAATATCATAAATAAGTTTAGTTCTATAAACTCCTTTATATTTTGATTCTTCTTTTGTAAAGTCTGGTGAATGATAAATGAATGTTGCTAATTTAATATCATCAACAACCATAAAATCTATTTGAACAAATTTATCTGTAATCTTGCCTTTTTCATCATACTGTGGAAATTTAATGTTTGTAACACCTAATCCTTTAGTAAGATTTGTTTCATATTTAGGAAATGTTTTTGTTAGTTGATTATAAACTTCCGTAACAACATCGCCAAATGATAATTTATTTGCAGCACCATAAACTAATCCGTTTATTGAAATATCAATATCACCAGATGTAGATCCAGCTTTCTTTTTAAATGTACTTCCTAATACACCATATTCATCTTTATTTAAACCAAGAACTGGCTTGATAAATGTCTTTAATAAAACGTCAAATGTCGGTTTTTGATATTCCGCTGGAATAGGATGAGTGCCATTAAATGCATTACCTGATTCCAGTAATCTTTCTTCAACAAAAGCTTCAAATAATTTAAATTCCATTTATTGATTATATTTTTAAGCTATTTTATACAATGCCTTATATACTGTATTAATTTGCTTTTCTAATGTATTTAACTTTTTAGGATCCATTTTTTTAATAGATTCAGCAACCCAATACTGTGTACCTTCATGACCTAAAAGAGCAACTAAGTCACCGAATGCTTTCATAGTCGAACCTGCATTAGCTTCATTTACTACATCATTAACCGATTCATAAACATCGATTTCTGGATTTTTTGATTTAATTAATTTCTTTTCCGCCGAGTCAATAGCATCACTTAAATTATCCTGATATTCAGGATTAATAAATCCTTCCCAATCACCAGAATTTTGTAATTCAGTTAATCCAACTATACAGGCTTCTATTTCCATCTCTTCTAATTTAATATTAGATGCTTTACCCTCAGTTAAAAAGTCTTTATATGCTTTTATATTTTTCATATTTAAAAAAATGATTTTTATTTAGTTGTAGAATCCATACTTGGTGTATCTTTATCACCAGTAACTTTAAATGTTTCTCCTTCAAATTCAAATTCATCTTTACCATCATCGATAGCTTTTTGTCTAGCTGCAGAAAATGCATTACCTTCTTTTATTTTAGCTTCATTAGCTGCTTCTTCTTCTTCACTTTCACCATCACCGTATTCATTAGCTGCTTCTTCTTCTTCTTCACTTTCACCATCACCATATTCATTAGTTTTAGCTTCCATCATAGGTTTTAAAGAATCATAAAATTTAATTTGATCCTCTTCGCTTAGTTCGCTTGGACTAGATACTTTAAACTCTTTTAATTTTTCGTTAAAAAGTTGAATATGCTTTTTATATGCATTCTTTTTTGAAGCTTCAGCTATTGCTGCAGTTCTTTGTTTCTTGAATTTTGAAAATTTTAAAATATTTCCCATTATAGTTCTTTGTTTTAATTTATTTATATATCCTTTTGTATTAATAACTTTTTGTCAAATCCACTTTAGAAATAGTAAATGGAAAGTTCTGATCATTATAAATTTCCTGTCTTGAAATAGCATGTCGAAATAAATAATTTGTAAATCCTGCAATACAGAAATTATCTACAAAATCTATAATTAATAGTTCGTCTTTATCTTCATGTTTTCTTAATCCTCTACCTATTGATTGTCGTATTATTACATCAGATTTAAATGATTCAGCAAATCCAACATTATGTAGATTTTTTACATTTATACCTGTTGAAAATGTTCCGTAAGATGCAACTAATATTTTATCATTTCCACTTTCCATTTCTGCTTTATATTGTTCACGTATATCTTTATCGGTTTCACCTGCAATATAAAAGATTTCTCTATCGGATTTTTGCCGTAGCATATTATAAATTGCATCACCGTAATCTAATCGATAAAACAAAATCAAAGTATTATTTTTTAATGATAGAAGAACATCAGTTATAAATTCCAATCTCATACGATTTTGAATAACAAAAGCCTGTTCTAGATTAAGCAATCTTTTCCTATCTTCTTCAGTCTTTGTTAAATCTTTAAATGCCGCCTTTACGTCCTGATTAGCATAATCCATTTCTATTATCTTAACTCTACATGGAGTTATGTGTCCTTTCTTAATAAGATAATCCGCAGATATTTGAGTAATTACTGGACCCGTATATGCCATTAAGGTTAAATAATCTAAAGTATCTGATTTTGGAATAGTTCCAGATACACCAAATTTTCTATTAGAATTACATTTTTCTAGAATATTTTTTATTGATGCAGATTTTGCTTTATGAGTTTCATCAACACAAATCATTCCAAATTTATCAAAATATTCTTTAGGTCGCTTTACCAGTGATTGATAAGTTCCAATAACAATATTACAATTTGTACGTTCTTTTTGACCAGCAAATATCTGTTGAATATTAAGCTTAAGATCTGGATTTCCTGAATTATATTCATAGAAATCTTCAGTTGCCTGAACAACTAAAGAAACATTAGGTACTATCATTAAAATCTTTTCAGTCAATTCATGTTCTAGCATATACGCAAACACAATATAAACAATTAAAGATTTACCTGCGGATGTTGCTAATTCTCCTAGACAAGATTTATATCTTAAAATTTTATATGCAGTATCTATTTGATAATCTCGAGGAGTTAAATCATGACCTTCAAATCTTTTAGCAACCCAAGCTTTAAATTCAACTTCATCTATAGTATTATCAAATTTATCATCCAATCCATCAATTTCAACAGGCATATTAAATCGCTTGCCAATATCTAGAATTTCATTCCAAAGGCCGGCTGGAGCAAATTTGTTATTTTTAAAATATGAAATCTTACCATCCCAGTATCCTTTCTTAACTCTTGGATCCCACTTCCAGCTAGCTATACGACGAGTTAAAGATAGATTTAATTGATCGATTTCTATCTCAGTTGCATCTACTAGAGTAAGTAATTGTTCGTTATGTGTTAATTGAAATTTCATCTTAAAATTTTATTGCCAACGATACTTTATTTGATATTGCAAATCCCATTTTATCTAGAGTATCTATTGTCATTTGATAATAAATTAATTGAGTTTCTAATAATGATATAGTGAGAATTGTATCTTTTACATCAGCATCAATAAATTCATTGATTTCTGATTGATTTAATTTAATATTGTAATTTGTCTTGTAATGAATATATCTTGTTCTTCGAGTTTCCCAGCTTTGAGCCTGTTGGCTTTTAACTATATTTTTCATTTCAACTAATTTATCCACTAATTGATGTCTATAAGAAAGCATTAAAACCTGTGCTTCAGATATATTATCTACATGGCGTATCATTGCAACAAGATCTTTTACTGTATCATTCCACTTTTTCTTTTCCGCTTCAAGCTTTACTTCAAGCATTTCTTTTTTATTTTCCATTAGAATAATGAGTTTTTAGATTTCTTAATACCAATCGACTTGGTCTTTTTAATAATTACTTTCTTAACAGGTTTTGACACTTCAAATTCACCACCATCATATTCTAATTTATCATCAAAATCAATAGGCATTTTGATTTTACGTTTTTTCTTTGGTGCATCTTCACCTTCTAGTATATTTATCATATATAGTATGAGTCGAATTTGTTATCACTAAAACAACCTTCTATGAGTTTAAATCCAGTGTCTTTTTTACGATAGCAATATAATAATAGATCGTTATAGTCTTTTATTTTTCTATCTGGGATTCCAGTAGTTTCAAAGAATTTCTTCCATAAAAATACTTTCTTTTTTATTTTTAATTTGTCATTCATGATTCCTTTACCAACCTTATCATTATCAAAGAAATATCGAGTATTAGGATTGTCATCAAACATTACAGTATTTTTACCAGCTCCTGATATTGCTATTGAATTTCTTGGAAATAAAAAATGATCCATAGGACCTTCAAATATAGTAAATTCTTTAGTAAAATCACAATAAAACAATCCAAAATATAATGATAATGTGTTTATTTTTTCGATATCTTCAATACCAATAAGGGCATCAGAATCCTTTAAAACATCTTTATATATTTTTTCTATTGTATAGCTTACATATTTAGCACCATAATATTTATCATTCATATTACGGACTTGATATCCAATCACGCGATCTTCAACCATGTTTAAAATATACAATTTATTTTTTCTTTGATCAAATAAGAAATTATCTACCTGTTTATGTAATAATCGACATTTTAAATAATTATATGCGCTATCCGTTTTCCAAAGTGGCCTTGCTCCTAGTGCCTTTCCTAATGTTACTTTATCTATGCTTAATTTATTTAATGATTCAAATACGCTAAATTTTAAAAAGTCCGCAGTAACTACTTCAACTTTATTTTCTTTAATATATTCTAAAACATTACTTAAATCACTTAAATTATTAAATCCCTGATCAAAATCTTTTAAAAGAGTTACTATGCTTGCATGTGGTTTTGAACAACCTGCATTATAACAATGAAACATTAATGTATTCCAATATAAATTACCACGTTTTTTATGCGATGAATCTGAATCACCACAATAAGGACAAGCAAAATTTAATCTTCCATGCTTTTTATCGCATTGAGATTTAGATCCTGTAAATTCTTTAGATAACACAGTTTCAAGGGATCTTGTAATTTTATCCTGTATTTCTGTCGTTAATTTCATGTTTTTTGTAGATATTTCCATAATGAAAAAATGCCTAGGATTTTTAAGTCCTAGGCATATAGTTTAGATTAATACTATGCATTAAGTCCATTAAGGAAATCATCTAGATCATCCACTGGTTTAGCAGCATCATTAACTGCATCCAATGAAGCAACAGGATCCGGTGTCGGAGTTGATACCGGTGTTGATACCGCAACAGGTTTAACAGCTTGATTTGATGATGCTATTGCATTATAAGAAGCACCTGGATTTGATGTATCAATATCACTTAAAACGCCTGTTAATTGAACATCTTTTTCAGCATCAATTGCCTTATATTCATACATTTTAATATTTGGCGTATCACTTAAATATGCTAATGCAACTTTTTGTGATTCTGGTGTTCTTTCAATTACCGTACCATCAATTGATAATGCTGTTTTACTATCACCGAATTTACATTCATCATAATTCCAGTAACCACCTTTGACAGTAACTTTAATATTGAAGTTTTTACCTTCATATAAATCAAATACGTTACAAGGTTCTTGGCCCATTGCCATATCTTCTTTAGAAGGAGTAGTTTGTGCATCAACAATTTTCTTGATTGTTTTTGGATAACGATAAACCTGAATTGTTCCTTCCATTTCTGGATTTTGAGGATCTTTTATGATTTGAACCAATGAGAAATAATATTCCTTTCTTTGTAATCTTTCAGCAGCTTTTTGATCCGCAGCAGATTTTGATTTTGAAAGTTTATAATATAAATCAGCAATTCTACATTTTTCATCCCATGAAATAGATTTAGGTGAATCATAATATGATCCGTTTCCTGAACTATCTTCTAGCCAATAGGTAAATTTCTTGATTGCAGATTGTTTTGGATTTTCGACTCTAGGTAAGAATCTTACGACAGCTCGATAAATGTTGTCTTTTCCGTTTTTAGGATCAGGCTTATATAGCTGATTTCCTTTTGATTGAATTTCTTCCGTTTGAAAGTCTTCCAGTTTTAAATTGAAAATGTCTTGATTTTCCATAATACACTTTAGTTAATTTGATTATTTAATTTGTTTTATTACTCTTGATTTACTTTGTTTCACTTTCCTTTAATTCATTCTATCTCCTTATTACATTAAAATTACACTTTATTACTCTTTACATTATTATATATCTATCCCCTTATTGATTGTACTGGAATTATTTCAATAATTTTTTAACTAATTTATCACCACGTCTTGAATGTTCAAAGGCTTTATCTCTTGCCTGCTTTGCAGTTTTTGTAACCGCTTTATCAAATTTCACTTTATTGCGAACCTTTTCATTACGATCAAGAAAGTCTTCCTTAATTGAATCTAATAATTCACGACCAGTATCAACTTTTAATTTACCACCTAAAGCATTATTCAAATCCATAGTTGCAGCAAATCCTTTGATTCCATTAGCTATATTTTCAAGTGTCATATCTTTGGCATTCAATCCAGGAGTCTTCTTTAAAATTGAATCTATCTTAAAGTTTTTAATATCTATATCATTATAAACAGCTAAAAATTTAGCAACATCAAGAAAAAGAGTTTTTGGATTAGATGTAATCTGTATAATTTTAACATCCTTTCTATTTGAAAATGGAATCAATAATTCATCACGGGTCTTAGCAATAACGCCAAATTTAGCAAGATTTATGTCAAGTATTTTTGCGAATGATGAAAATAAATTTCCAGTTACAAATCCTTTAAGATTGTATTCTGGTGTATATCTCATTTGCATCCATTCTTTATATGAAGGAAATCCAAATACAAAATCTATTTGAACATGAACATCAGGCTCTATTTCAAATATCAATCCACTTGAACCTTTAACAAAATCCATGTATTCATCTTCTGGAATATTTTTAGGTTTTTTAGCTTCTACATAATCACCAATCAGTCTTCTATATTTTCTTTCTATTTTACCTGAATCTGCTCTAAATTCTTCAAATGATGGATATTCATTTCCAGGTAAAATTACCAGATAATCAACATCGCCATAAATTCTATCAGGGGTTTCTTCTAGATCTCTATCAACATATCCACTTGAACCATTAGCTTCTACAAATTCTATAGGAGCTTCACCTTTTGATTCCAGCCATTTATTAAGATTCTTTCCAAATGCCTCAAATTGCTTTATTGATTTTTTAACTAGAATTGGATTTAAAACTGTATTCTGTGTCTTAGTAGTTTGCCATCCTCCTTCATTCAAGAATTCATTGAATCTTTTAAATTTCATAATAAATATATTTTTTCTAAATTATATATCTATGAAAAATTAAGTTAAAATAATTCTTATAATTGAAACATATCTGCCTCGATTGAATATAATAATTATCAGTTGTGTTAAGGAATTTAGTATATTTAAGAGTGACTATAATCTGTCACTAGTTTTCTAAGAATTGCGAATGAATCGACTAGATCGTCGAAGGGTTTTGCTGGATCGGCACCATCTAATATTTCCAGTGAAGAACAATGTTTCCAGATCGCATCTTTACATAATCTTTTATCATCAACATTTAAGAATGATTCAAACATCTTGTTTTTACCACAGTTACCCTTGCCAGTAAAATCCTTTTTTATTTCAGACGGTGAATAAACCTTTATTTCTGTAATTCCTGCAGTAACCAGTAAAGATTTTAAAGTAGAATTATATGCAATTAAATCTATGAATGATCGTCCTTTAGATCCATAAGAGAATCCTTCAAATGCGACAATAATTCTATCGTCCTTGCCTGCAATATCCTTGATTTTTTCTATGATTTTTTGTGCTATTCCGTAAGCATTATTAATCTTGTATTCCTGTTCATCTGAATATGACGTCTTAGGAACCTTACGTTCATAGCTTTCTATATGAACATTTTTAAAATCTTTAATTATATTATGCTGTATGAAAGGCTTGTTGCCATATTTGACATTAGCGGCAAAATTCAACCAAATGAATTTGTCGTTTTTTAAAATAGTAACGCCAGTTGAATTAATAGAAAAATCTATTCCTACATATATCATTTAAATAATTTTAAAAGAATTTCTTACCCATAGAAGAACCTAATGCAGCTCCAACTAATCGTGAAGTTAATAGATCGTAAAATACACCAGATTTAATTCCTAATGCTTTAGCAATCATTTTACCTACAGATTTTCCTAATGCAAATCCAGTAAGTCCACCTAGTAACGATCCAAAGATACCTTCATTGGTAAGCTCATGTTCCAATTGTTCCAGAGTCATTTCACTTTCAATAAATCTTTGATATGCCTGTTCAACCAGTAACTCTTCTTCGGCTGTAATTCCCTCAGTAAGATTTTCCTTGAACGATGGAATTAAATCTAATTCTTTATCTTCATTAATTAATTCTTGAAATGTTTTCATGGTCTGTATAATTTATTTATATATCTTTTAGTCTACGTCTAGCGAAGATTCAAATGTGTTATATGTGAATGTGCATTCAAAAGTACTAAATTCACGAATATTATTTGCATAGGATAATTCAAATTCACTCATACCAGTAAATAATACATTAGTAAATTTTGCAGTATACATGATTATTCCATTATCATCCAGTATTCTAACAGGTATGTCACACGTATATGTCTGTCCAGCCTTATAGTAATATTCATAGATTTCATCCATTATCCAATAATTAAAATATCCGTTAAGCATTTTAAATGTTATTGTGAATGTTTTTTCTCTTAAATTCTGTCTATGGATCGATGACCTAAATGATCGAGTTCTTCCACGAGATTCAGGATCTCTATCGTTTTTGGCATGTGTTTGTTCAACCGGATCATAAGATTTTGGCGGAATAGTAATACTTTGAATAGTCAGATTTATTAGTTCTGGAATACTCTTTACTATATTTGGCAATCTTTCATGATAAGGCTTGTACTTATCAGAAATATGCTTTGGAATAAATGCCTTAGGTATCTCAACTCTAAACGCATCCTGTTGACTATCTAAATACATAATTTATTTCCATTTGTTTCCACCTTTCTTAACTGTCTGTGCATTAATAGCTACATCCGCTTCTATTTGCGTAGTCGATTCAGGTCGTTTCTTTTTATTACCAGCACTAGTAATTCCTCTAGATTGTTTGAATTCTGAAATTACCTTGTCTAGTTCTGTTTGATTATCCGCATCAGTTTTATAATTATCTGTATATTGCGGATCATTTACATTAGGAGCTTTTGGCTCAATAATTTCATTATCACTAGTTCCAATATTATTTTCTAGATTGAATATTCTTCTCTTATATTGCGATAAAACTACAGATACTTTATTTATGTAATTCTTTAATTCTTCTTCAGCTAATCTTTTTTCAATAATAGTATCTTCAGCAGATTTTAATTTTTTACTGGTTTCTAGATTATCATTTCTTAATGATCGAATTGCGTTATTTAAATTTTTATCTATTTGATCTGTGCCAGGTCCTGTATATTTAGCTTTGTAAACTACAGTCTCAGGTCCACCTCCTTCAGGTTTTGCAGATACATAAAGCATTTCATTTGAAGATCCGACAAGTTCTTTAGCTTTGTCCGCAGCAATCTTAAATATGACTTCACCTTTTGATTTATTAGCTCCTGAATTATCCAGTTCAGCTATATCAAATTTCTTATCATTATTTGAGAAAAATTGAAGTGTTAATTTTCCAATTCCATTTAAATTCATTTGAGTTTTTTGACCTAGTTTATCATCAGTATAAATTATGAATCTATAATAAGAATCAGTTCTATTTATGTCTAGGAATAATTCTCCTTGACCATGAATTTCCGTGTCATTAATTGATGCATTTTCTTTTGCAACAAATATAGTTTCACCATTTACAACTCGTTGAAATACTGTATCACTAGATAATCCAACATTAGCTGTATTTATAAATGATGTCACATATTTAGTATATCCAGAAGCCTTAACTAGAGATTCATCTGCAGTTAATTCACTTCCAACCTGTAATGTTTTTTGAATTATATTATTATAAACATTTGCAATAATAGGATTAGTTCCAATATTTAATTTATTTAAATTTTTTGCATATTTCATTACATCAGTATTAATCTTAGTTGCTTTCTTCCAGATCTGAGTATTATCATTTCTATTATATAGTCTAGCAACATAATCAATCCGGTAGCTTACTGCAACAGAGCCATTTTTTATAATAGGTCTAAATGTTATTGCTTCATCAAAACTATCTATTTGAGCAATCTGTAAATCTTGAGTCTTGGTAAAACCTGTACTTGGAATCTGTTCAAATACTGCAATATCATGCAAAATAATATAGTCACCGCCGTCGTTATTTAATCCAATTATATAGTTTTCAATATTTAATAAATTATAAAGAGGTTGTAATTGATAGTAATCTCCGTCTGCTGCTTCCTCAACAGATGCAGTAACACCGCTAAATTGATCGGTTTTATTTAATGAGATAGTATCCTGATAATATGAATATAAAAATGTATTTCCATTTATTACTTCAACCTTTTCAATAAATCCAAATTTAAATGTAATAGGTTTTGTTAATGAATATCCAATTGGTGATATTTTATAGGCTGCAAAATCATTAGAACCACCAGCAACATAATCTGCCTGATAGTCAGAAATTAAATTAACTAATGCTGGAATTTCTATATGAATAAATGATGTATATTGTCTTCCTGCAAATAAAAATGGTGATGCATTTAATTGTGCATAATTATCTTCTTCAAGATATGCAATAGATCCAAGAATCTGTCTATTATTTTGTGCATCATCAATACTGGCTTCAAGAATTAATCCTTCATTCTGCTCAAAATTAAATCCTTGAGTAAAATGTAAAATAATTTTATCATATACAATAAAGTCTGCTGTCGTAGGACTATTAGGTAAACTTGCAGTAGATGTTAAATTAGTATCTATATCATTATAAGCACTAATCCCATCTATATTTAAATATGCATATTTTCCGGTAGTTTGATCTATAAGAGTAGCAGCTCTATCTCTAACATTATTAGTAGTAGCTTCGGCTCCATCAGTATTAAAAAAATGATCAACTCCAGTATAAGCATTAGCCATTTTTAAAATACCTAAAGTACTGGTATTTCGACGATGTGATGCTAGATCTGCTTGATCTGCATATTGGTATTCCATCAATACTGATGAAGATAATTGTATAAATTTAGAGCTAGCTGCCATTATCGTTTAAATAATTTTTTTATTGACTTATTAAAATTGTAACTTATGGCTACTCCTATTTGAGGACCGTAAGTAACATTGTTATTTACAAATTGAAGTCCGTATCCAATAAAAGGACCCGCAACCCATGAACTTTCATTGGATTGAATCATGCTCTTATCTATAATAGCTCCTTCAATTTTACCGACCTTAAAATTAGGATAATCTGATGTAACAAATATTTCATAATTTCCATTCTTCTCGATTATTCCAGTTTTAAATGTCATACCAAAACTATTAGTATTTAATGAAGCACTGGCATCATAGGATCCTGTTGAATCTATTTTAAATCGAGTAATTCCTTCAAGTTTTTGAAAATTACCTTCAGAATATATCGAATCATACTCCCATTTAATTCCATTGCTTCCGTCAGAATATTTTATAATTTCGGTTTCTAATAAGGTAGTATCATGAATTATTATTGTCTCGGTCTTTATAATAACTTTAGGGTTATTCTTAAGATCTTTTATATCATTATATAAAGCCTTATTTAAGTCTTTTAATTCTTTCTTAGAAGCAATGAGAATACCCTTCTCATATACTAGATCACCATTTCTAGACCTATAGGTTTTAATGCTATCGCTTAAAGCTGTTGAATTATTTATAGTAATTGCAAGCTCATCATTAATATTAGAAGATATATTGCACTGTCTGAATAGCAAGATTGCCAATATGACAATTGCTATCCAGGTAATTATATTTAAGCTCGTTTTTTTCATAAAATTATTCAAAACGTTGTTCTTTAAAATTCACAGTACATTGCGCACTACCAGTACTTCTTCTACCTACTACAAAACAACGCCATTTACATCCAGCAGGCACATACATTGACATTGTGCCAAGGTTACCCTCAATTTCAGCCATTTGTTCAAAACCATAAGGCACCGCACCACTGCTAATATAATATTTTCCAAAATTTCCGCCTGGTCCATTTTCAAGATAAAAGGCAGCACGAAACATTCGAGCCGCACTATTACCACCGGTAGGGTGATTCTGACTAGACATAGTTATTATTCTATCATAAGTTCTAGAAGGCATATCATTAACAGTTGCATTATTAAAAACTGAACTTCCACCGTAAAAGTTATAACTAGAACTAAGGTAATTATATGTTGTTGGTTGAGGACTAGTTACCGACGTACTTGTTGTTGTACCAACCGTTACCCATGCTACTGTTGTAGTAGTTGTAGTAGTTGTAGTTGCTTTAGTATAATTAAGAATAGCGTCATTACTAGTAAATGTAGATTTCATTGTTGACGAAGTATTAGTTGCTACTTGGGTTTGCCACTTAGCAGTTCCGTCAGAAGCAGTACACGTCAATATTTTATTGGCTCCAGGATTAGTAGTTCCTCCAGAAATTTTAATAGTATCTGTGGTAGTTAAATTTATAGCTGATGATGCACCGCTAGTTTGAATAGTAATATCTCCTTGATTTCCACCCGTCGCAGTACCGTTACCATAACTTTTTATTACAATATCTCTATCAGCTAATATTTCAATATCATTACTAGATCCACCTGTAGCATTCAATTTTATGTCATCTTTCGAATCTATAAGTATATCTTTTGCAGCATAAAGATAAATTTCATCAGCAGAATCTAAATAAATAGAACTTGAAGTATTAGTAGTACGAATTACCATATCTATTAATGCACCACCTGCAATTCCAGTAACGGCTCCTGAAGAAAGGAAATTTCCGGAAGATTCTATGACAAATCGTCCGTGATAACCAAAATCAGTACTACTAGCACTTCTACCACTTTGACCGCTACCTTGTTCTATAAATATCTTCCCATACATATTTATAGGATTTAATGTATGTCCACTAACAGTCATCGAATCTCGTTTATCCCATAATGTAATAGCTGAGCCTCCGTTTTTGATTCCAGTAGAAGGAGAATAAATATTTAATTTTCCATAAGGATTTGGCGCATAAGCATAAGTACTACCGGATCCTAAAGATGTATGTAGATTCATATCATCTTTAGGATCTTCAGTTTTACTTCCTAAATATAATGTAGATCTATCATTACCATCGCCATTAAACATTATATCACTATAATGCTTTCCAATATTAGTATATTGATTTGTACCAGTATCAAATCCAGGAGAATTTGCAGTCAATTTAATACCACCTGCAATATTTACTTTATCTGTTGTATATTTGGTTCTAGTATATGTAATACCAGATCCAAAATTAAATACTACTGGTTTAGTAGCAGGTGAGCCTGAATAACCTGGAACACCGTTAGGCAAACCAGATACCGTACCCCAAGTAAAATTATTTGCTGTAGTAGGAACGGTACTGTCATAACTACCATATATTGCCCCAGCAGCATCACTCGTAGTACCATTCCGTTTAACCTGCTGTATTGCAGTATAATTATTAATATCATATCCTAGAGCCATTCTTGGTCTTATAGAATCATTTCCACTTCCAATAAGAAGAGTTTTATATTGTTGTCCACCAGCAGCAATATCACCGGTTAAAAAATTACTCGGCATACTATGTTTTCCAATAGTAACTCCTTCAAGAATATTATTATCATCCTGTAATTTTATTCTACCATCGTAACTTCTTATTGCAATAGGTTCTAATAATTTAGTCGAACTAGAACCTAAATCCGTTCCAGCTGCAGTTGGTGTAAAACCAGTACTTGTTCTACTATCACCAGCAACATAAATTTTAAATTCACTTTCATACAATTCACCTTGCCCTGGTCGATTCATATGAATTCTCCAGCCAGCACCAGATTCTTCATTCTTCCAATAACTATCCCAAAGAATATTGCTACTTACTGCTTCACCACGACCCATAGATAAAGCACCATTTAAAATTTTGACAGAATATTGCCAGTGTATACCTGGAGAAGTTGTTAAAGGATCCCCAATTTTTAATGTATTTCTTATTGCAGCTTCACCGCCACGAGTAATACGAAATTGTTCTACTAACGAAGAACCATTCAAAGTTGTATAATTTATTTTCGCTTCATCAAGAGTAAAATTCTCATCTCGAGTTCCAGTTAATAGCCTTAAATTAATATCTCCGTTCGATTTTTCTGTTTGTATTCTTATAGTACCGGTTCCAGATGTGTCACCTACACTTATATTTGCATTTTGATTTTTTGCATTCAAAAATACTTTTCCTGATGGTCCCTTTGCATTTAATGTAATATCTCCTTCAGATCCACTTATACTATCAGTTCTAGTACTATCAATAGTAAATCCTGATGCTCCTTTAAAAATATTTGCATACTTATTAAAATCTGGACTTCCGATAACTGCATCACCAGAAGTATATTCACCACCTAGTCCTAAATAAATACCGGCATTTAAATTAGATTGCATTATTAATGCAGTTGGTTGCTCACTTGGACCAGGGGCATTACTAGCAGTTACAGCATCTTCTAAATGTCCAAAAACATGTACATTAACTCCGGCTTTATTTCCATCGTTAAACCCAAAGAAATCCGGCGTATTACGATCATTAAGAGGGGTGGCAATATCCGTTGCAACATATTCACCACCATTAAGAACACCTTGATATCTTTTTATATCTGCTGAAACTCCGTCAGCACCAGTATCTCCTTTGACACCTTTTATATTTATAGTAGATACCCAAGTTGAACCAGTATAATTCCAAACAGTCCCACCAATATCTAATACTTTATCATTAGCTAATGAAGTACTTAAAAAAGTAGCACCACTTGTTCCACTAACATTGCTAGTATTCCATTGAGATCCTCGAACCCCGTTAGCACCATTAGGTCCTACGGGTCCTGCAATTCCAATAGGTCCTGGGGGTCCGCCTCCGCTCAATATTAATTGATCAAAGTTAAAATTAAGTTTTTCTATTGCCTGTGATAACGAATCCGATGAGATAAGTTCTTTAATTTGTATTGGCATCTATTAATTTATTTTTTTCTTAATAATACCTTAAGGGAAATTGAAGTTAATTTCCTTTCTTCTGGTATGTTATATATCAATTTAAAATTCAAATTAGAATTAACTAGATTCTGAGTTCTAAAGTTTCTTGTATTTTGAAAACTATATATTCTTCTATCAGTATCATTAAGGCCTAATTCTAATAATTCAAAGCTATTGATATTATTTCTATATCGTAATTCACTTAATTCTATTGTGTCTATAGAATATACTTTTAAAATATTTTGTTTAATATATGATTTGACATCATCATTTATAGTATCTTTTAATCCTGTTGATAATGCTGGATTAACAAATGTAGTAAATACTGATGAAATATTATCACCTATTAAATATTTTTCTAAAGCCTTTTCAATATATACCCATAATTCAACTATTGGCGGATTATTAAATGCCAAAGTAGTAGAATCATTATTTGTTCTTCCTGTATTTCCAGAAACTGTTGTATTTTCACCAGTATTTTGAATTCTACTTACAATATCAAAATCAAGATCAGACGGTAAAAATAATTCTCTACCTCCTATTTTTGAATCATTAATATCTATATCATTGAATGATTCTAGCTCTATAGTTTCTGGAAGATTCATTATTTTAGATCCGTAAAAAGATCTTTTTTCAAGCATACTATGAGTACCTTTAATTTTTTTGAATGATGCCTTATCATCATATCTTAAGAAATAATCGTTGCTCCAATTAGATAAAGTTGTATCAAAATCAAGATAATTAATAGCAATCTCATTAATCTTTGGATATACTGGATTGAATCCATCTATACGAGTAAGTTCAAGTAATCCTTTAGGATTGTTTTCATTTACCTTATTATGATACATGTTTTTTATTTTTGCAAATCCTTCAGCGGCAGTATCAAATGTTACATTATCTATAATACCGTCGACCTTATCAGCAGCTATTCCTTGATTTGTTAATGCAGGTTTTAATGTAGTAACATCATTCTTATAGAATAAAACATCTTTAAATCTTGGCGTATAATTACCATTATATCTTGTAATAGGAGCAACATAAGTTCTATTAAGAAATTCTAATGTAGATCCAATAGAATCCGATGTAGTAGAAAATGTTGTAGGTCTATTAAAATCTTCAATCGATCCAAATGTAGTTACTTTATTTTCCTGCTCAGGTTTTAATAGCTCAATTAAATATGAATTAGATTTAGCAGCTACGCCAGTAGAACCAACGTCCCAGTATTCTATAACTGGATCTCCACTATTAATCTTATCAGCTATTGTTGCAAATGAGATATTATTCATCATTCGTTTATGTGCATTAAATCCACCAGGATAAATTGGCGCAGTTGCAACTCTATTATTTAATGAAAGTGGTGATCCACTTGCCCAAATATCATTTGTAATATCAGTAGTAACACCACTAGTTTCAAGTTCAATAGTTTTACAAATAATAGAATTAGTATAAACTTTTTTAATTCCTTTATATGTAAGCTTATCACCTGAAAAATATGTAATAATAATATCACCATATTCACCACCAGCACTTGCATTTATGTCATTTGAAAAATTTGGAATAGATTTATCGAGTCCATCAACTCTACTTAAACCTGGTATTTTAAGTAATCCAAAAAACGGATCTAATACATCTGTTATTCCATAACAATCTCGTGGTGATCTTGGATCTATTACTGTAAGGCTACCATAAATTTCTAATGTTCCTGATACTTCAATTGTTTTATATACTGTTGGATCATTTATATCCCCAGTAGCATATAATGCAGCTTTATCATATTTGTGATCTGCAGTATACAGTATTGTCCGATCAAAATATCTTGACGGTGTACTGGTTGCACTAGCACCTACTGTCGGTTCAAATAATTCATCCTCAAATCCAATACCAATTACAAAAGTTATATGCTTAAATGTATCATTCTTAATAAATCTATATCTTAAATTCGAATCATCGTCAAATACAAGAACTGCACTAAATTTATAATCATTAAATTTGTCAGTTGCTTCAGTAATTATATCATTAATATTAAATTTAATCTCTTGATCTGTATTACTTTTTTCAGATATTTTAACTTTAATTCCTCTAAAAAATGTTTCTGCAAAATTAGCAGTATCACCACCACTAAATATCGAATATTTAAATTTAGTTGGAAATTCTACAGATCCAGCCTTATCTTGTGTGAAATATTCAAGAAATTTATCAACAGTTACATTATATAAATCTACAAGATCTAATTCGCTATCAAAATAGCTATATGATTTTTTCTTTTCATCATCAGTCATATATGCAGGATAGCTCTGAAGATAGTACCATTCATGTGTATAGAATTTTGGATCCTGATTAAATGCATTAAATGAAGGAGAAAAATTAGAATATCTAAATGCTTCAGATACATCAAATCTATAGTCGTTTTCTCTAACATCTTTACCTTGATCGTCATAAACCCATTTATTAATAAATGGAATTATTCGTGATTGAGTCGATAAATTAAGATTAATATTTTCATTTAATCTGTCATATTCATTAACATTATTTAATGTCATTTCACCGCTAAGTTCGTCAATATCACCAGCTAATTTAATAAATCCACCAGAAGTTATAAACTGTGAAGTAGGTCCTATTAATTTATTTATCGCTGTAACACCAGTACTTCCTATAGCAGCAGCTTCTTGATAAGCTAATAAACTTGTAGGATTTGAATCAACATCGTTAGTATAATCAGTATTATGGAAATCAAAATCGAAATCTTTTACTGGATACATACTTAAAAATCCAGTTCCATTTTCAACCGTATCATATAATGTAATTTTACGTCCGCTATTAATTGAAATTACTTGATCCGCATCTTCAATTTGAACAACTCGATATTTATCAAAGTCATTTAATTTTATTATATCAGATCCAAGAGGACCGAATGAAGGATTATCTAAATAATGATTTACACTTTTTATTTTACTCCATCCAGTCTGAGTTTTTAAATATTTATCAGTTGTAAGTACAACAATATCTTCACTATTTACTACAACATAATTTTCTTTGGAATCTGTTCCGCCAGTAAAAGTCGTTTTTGCAACAAATCCTGTAGTTTCAAGAGCTGTTGATGGTATTACAGTTGAATAACTTGCGCCTATCGCTGGTACATAATCAACACCAAAAATATTTATTGTATCTGATGAATTTAATTTATATGATTGAATTTCTATTTTATTCCAAATGGTATTAACAAATCTTGAATAAACAATAACTTTAGTTCCTACTTCAACTGCTCTAAAAATTTCACGATCACCATCTAATTTAATTATATTATTCAGTGCCTTTCTTAAAGCAATTGCCACCTGTTCTTTAGTTCCATTTAAACTATATGTTCTTCCAGCAATAGTACCAGCAGGTAATCCTGAAGTTGCTGTAACCGTATGTGATAATACTGAATCTTTATGCGTACCATAATCAGAAGGATTATCATAAATTTCTTTTACTCTAATTTGATCACCGCTAAAAGGATTATTTGTTATATCAATTATTGCATAAGGGCGACCATAATCTTTTGGTCTAAAAGCATCTATAGAATCAATAGGCTTGGAGAATCCTGTAAATGATTCCCAATTTACAGTTTTATCATCTATTCTTAATTGAGTGTTATCATCCCATAGACCACCGTTCTTTAAAGAATATAATTTTCCTGTTTTATCTTTTACAAATCCAAATCGTGGAATATTATCAAAATATTCATCTTTTGGAATAACTCCAGACTGTTTATCCAGATAGATTTTTATTCCATTTTCATTTGTTTGTATTTGGGATTCTATATTATCAGCATATCCAACAGTATCAGATTCCGGCTTTGGTAATTGAATAACTTCATTAGTCCTATCTGCAAATAATGCAGCCCCATTTAATTTAAATTTCCCAATTTCTTCTGCATTACAGTAGAATCCAAAATATCTATTTATTTCATATTTTTTTGCATCAACATCATCAAATAGAAATTCCATATTTAAGATATTTGCACATACTATTCCGTTAGTTTGAAAACCATTTGTAATTAAATTTTCTATTTCCATGATTGTCTTATCACGAATTAAAAGATCCTCATACATGAATGCCTTTTTCTCTGTCATTTCACCTCTATCAAATGATATTCCGTTCCATGTGGTAAATTCATTTTTTACAAAATTTATATTTATAGGAGCTTCAGGAAACAATTCATCTTTTACATGCCTTCTAATATATCTTCCAATATTTGTATTTTCTGTAAGGTCTATAATAGCATGAATTTTACTAGATTCTATAATATTTTTATAAAAATCATTATCAATACTAGTAGCAGTTGCTGTATATCCGACAGGATCTGGATTCTTAAATACTACGAAATAATCAGGGATATTAAGCGGTTCTAACCATAACGGCGCAAATACTGCAAATTCTTCATTATATAATTTTGAAATTTTTGGATATGCACCGGCGGAATAAGTCATATCATATTGTTCCTTAAAATTAGATTTAACAGATAAACTATCATCTTTAATTACGGGTGAATATGCTATAGCTTTAGGGAATTTTCCTTTATCGTAAAAGTTAAAAAGATCTTGTGAATAACTTCCACCACTTACTTTAAAACCTTTGAATCTTGCATCCGATAATTCTTCAGCTTCATCAAATGATTCCAGAAAGATTTTATCTTTTGAATCTACTACAACTTTAATATTGGTAGTAAGCTTTGAATTAGTTCTAGTCATCCCAAAGCTTACTTTTTGTAAAATACGTTTAGCCATTACTATTTAGATATGTTTGGTTGACTGCTTAATGTAGTAGTCAAAGAATCATTCAAATCATTTATAGTATTTTGGAAAGATTTTACTGGTGTATCAGTTACATCTAAATTATTCGATTTATACTTAGCAGTAACAGTGACATCAAAAGAAAACCGTTCATCTAATCCATAAAAGACATCGATTCCAAGTGTTTTATTATATATCAATTGATCCAGTTTCGCATTAAGTTTACCACCAACTAACCCAAGTTCATCAGTACCATCACCAAAGAAATCAGTCATTCTATATTGAAATACTAGTGGAATACTTAAGCTTTTAGTATTTCCAAAGCTTATTTTCTTTGTTGATTTTGAACTGCTACCAGCAACACGACCAAATTCATGATCTTGCATCTTAGGAAAGAAGTAAGCACCACAGCTACGACCACCTAATAAATATTGATCATTGCTATCAAATCCAGATTTAACACCTCGATTTAATGTGGTATCATAAAATAATGCTGCCTGTTTATTACCATTTGTTTCGGCATTATCTAATCGAGATAATATAGTATTTCTGAATTTTATAGGGAATGCTGCTTGCATCAAAAGTGTAGAATATCCAGTAGCAAGGCCAGAATCATATCCTATCTCTTTTGCATCTATAGCAAAAAACGGATGTAATTTATGAACACCTAAAAGTATATCATAATTTAATATACCAGTTGTAGAATGTTCACTAAGTGCTTCATCTATAGTAGCTAATGTTGTAGAAGTACCAACCAATGGAGAAATCCAAAAGTTCGAACTACTTCTATCAAATGGCGTAGTTCCAACAGGATAATCAAATTTATCTTCTAAATCATCTACGCTTGAAGCTGGTAATGTAGTAAAATTACCATTGGCGTCATTCGCTTTAGGCACACCTGTATCATCAATATCACTATATAGCGACGAAGTTCCGTCTATATTTGAATATCTAAAATTTATGAATTGTCCTAATGATTGAGAAGACTGAAATGGTAATTCAGACCTAACTGTAGCAAATGGATTAGGTGCTCCAGTAGTATTAGTAAGTTTCTCAGAAATATTTAATTTATCAATAAGCATAGGAACAACATCATATCTATCCTCAACATTATATGCCGAGTCATTACCGTTATATTTGTAATTTCCTTGTAGTGGATCAATAGTATTCCAAGATGCAATAGGTTTTCTATTAACAGGACCGAAGATTCTAGAATAAAGTTCCATTTCTGAAGCTCTTTCATTTTCAATAGTTAAGAAATATGTCTTGGTAATAATTACGCCTTTACTTATGCTTAATGCGGCTACTTCATCTTTATAGTTAGGCGCATTAATATATAGTTTTCCATTATTTTCTGCACGATATTCATTACCACTTTCATCGATTATTCTAATATTAAGCTGGCCTTTAGTTCTTTCAATTAAATCTCTAACTACTTGCAATTCGTCCTGAATTGACTTGATTTTTTCAAACATTGAAATAGGTGTTTGCTGTTCATCAACAAAACCAGAAGCTAATTCCAATCCGCTATGAGCAAAATACCGTCCGTTAGATTCAGTACTTTCTGATACGTGCCTATAAACACCTTTGGTTTCTAGATCCTCTTGTAATTCAATTCGTACACTTTCTTTAGTAGCTTCTTCTGTAATATCATCAACACTTATTTGTGATTCTAATTCATCAGGGAAATCTACACGAATAATTTCAGTATATGCAGATTTTGTAGGATTTGCAGGATATCCTGCTTCAGAAACAGATTTAATTCTAAATTCTATTCCTTCACCTCCTTTAATAGCAAGGTCTAATTGATTAATATTTACCGAATCTGAATTTTCATTTTCTTCTACAACCCAACTTACCAATCCGGTATTAGGATCTGTAACTCTTTTTCTAACTGGAGTTTTAATTTCATTCCAAGTAGAAAATGAACCACGTCTTGTAGAGCCATCAGCCTCAGTAAATTCAATTTGATCAGCTGAATTAGCACCACCATCTTTTGTTACATATCTATATTGAATTTCAAATTGTACTACTTCCTGTGGTGTAGTTTGATTTGAAAATTTAGCATCAGGCAATGGCCAGAATCCACGTAATCTATATTTTGGTGTTGTACCCGTAATATTAGATTCAATTGTTTTTGTATTTATATCTCTTACTGAAGATGCATACAATTTTGAACGTGAACTTCTTTGACCTATAAGAGCATTTAATTCATTTCTATCCGCATCTCTTTCAACTTTAGATTTATATTTTTTATTTCCTAGCTGAGATTGCTTTTTATTAATTGCAATATCAAATTGTGAAATTTCATTTTTAAGTTTTACCTTTTCAGAATGTAATTTCTTGATTTCATCAATTATTGGCGTATCTGTAATGTGTCTATTAATTTGTGTTACTTTAAAATCTGTAGCTGTAATTAATGGTGAACTAGGTATTTCTGCTAAAATAGAAGGCACTGTTCCTTCTTTAGCCATTGAAAAAAGAAATGCACCAAAATCTACAACATCATCTTTATAATACTGATCTAGTGTTCTTGTAGTATTTCCATCATCAATAGTTAAATCATTTGAAAAATATCCAACACCAGGCGACCAGTTAGTTGCTTTAATTTCTGAATCTGGATCGATTGGCTTTATAAACATTACTGTTCTTTCATTAAAACCTACATTAACTTCTACAAGACTTGCAGCATTATTATCACCAAAGAAAATAAGATTATCATTTCCAATAGATATTTTTTCAAATCCTTCAAGTAATTCAACAGAAACTGTAGAAGTTCCTTCGTCTATTGAAGTAATTTTATATCGTGTATTTCTTGATTCAGAATTAATTACAATAGAATCATTGATTTTCAATTGTTGTGTATTAATATATCTTGAATCTCTATCTGAATATGTTAATTTATCTAGCTTAAATTTTAAATCACGTTTAGTAATTTCCTCACCATTTTCCGTAACTGTTATAGGATTATCTAGAATTCTAATTACACTAAAAGTACCGTAAAATTTAAGGTCTCTTGGCGGAAGATTAATTACATCTTGATCTAAAAAGAATAATATTCCTTCCTGAAGTAATGAACTTAAAAATGTATCGTAATCCAGGTTTGATTTTCCTTGAAAATTCTTTTCAAAAAAATCTAATTTTTTATCTGTATCTAATGTTAAAATATATCTTGCGGTTTCTACTCTTTCAGTATTTGATTTAATTTGAACACCAAAATCGAATGAAACAAAAAGTAAAGGATTTAAAAATGATTCAAAAAACCAATTTGCTCTTGATCCAAAAGATGTCGGCGTAGAAATAGTTTTAATATCATTAGCTTCCTTTTTTAATGAATCCTGTAGAACTTTTCTAAAAGATCCGTCAGCTAATTGTAATACTGAATTTGAACTACCTAACCCTGAAAGAGACTCAACATTTTGATCAAGTCTTTCAATTTGTGATTGTAATTTTCCAAATGATGGAATTACAACTTTTTTAATTACATTATTTTCATCAAGTATATCAATTTCTACAGTATCAGATTTAGATGAAACTACATCAGATAACTTGTTAACTATTTCTAACCCGTTTTTCTGAACTTTAATAAGATCAGAAAGTAAAGTAGATAATGAATTTTTAGTAGGCATGTAAGGTTGTTTTTATTTTATTTTATTACATCAATATGAAATAAATATTTAATATCGTTTGCGCAAATTACATCAAAAACTGGTTTAGTTGAGATGATATTTATATTATCTATCACACCAATTGTCTTGCCGTATTTACCTAGATTAAATTTATTTGCAGCATCCGTAAATAATACAATTCGCTTTCCATTTAAATTTATATCATTTTCAAAAGATATTCTTAAAGTTTGACCTTGAGACCAGCTAGTACTTAAGTCAGAAATATTAATTATTAGATCTGTAGTTAACGTTCCTGTAGCACTTGTATTTTTAAAATAATTAGAAAACTTACCAAGTGTTATAATATTGTTTCTTTCAGCATAATTACTGTCGTTGATATCAAAAACACCATTATCAAGTCCGTAACTTAAAAATCCTGTAGATGTTGAAATTTCAGGAAATGAAGAATACGTTTGATTTTTATTAATAATTTTTGCTTTATTTGGAACCGATCTATCGATTGAAATACCATCACCAAAATCAAGTACATTAGAATCAATTGTTAATGTTAAAGGAAGTTGACCGCCAATAATTTGATTTATTTTATCTGAATTATTTCCAATTAAATCTAGTATTGAAGTATTATCTTCTAGCGCAATACTGGCATTATTAATTTTACTTTCTAATGCAGCAATTTCACTTGTTAAGGTTTTTATATTGTCTTGAGTATAAATTAATTTTTCTAGATTATCTAATCTAGACATTAAACTAATAGTATCTAGCTTTTGAGTTAGAAACATATCAGTTGTTTCCTGTAATCTTGTCGATGCATCAACAAAAATATCCATTGAGAATGTATTGTAATCATTGATAACAGTAGTAATTCCTACATTATCCGTTGATGTATCAAATTTAACATTCAATTTTAATCCATATGAATTACCATTTAATTTAGTAACTGGATTAGGTTTAAATTTAGCAAAGCTTTTTAATGCACCAATACCTCCAGCAGAATTCTTATAATCGTCAAGAACCAATATCCCGTAAACATTGGTTGCACTTTTAGATGGATTTGATGCACTATATACATCATAATATAAAAGAACTGCATTGAATTCAAAATCACTTGCAGCATCGGAAGAATTTAATTCTGAAATAGAATTTAAATTTGGATTAGATGCAATGGGGGTATAATTCTGTGGATCAAAATCTAATACAACACCAGCCATATCAGATTTAAGTACTGGTTTACTATTTGCTGTTACTCCTGTATTTGTAACTAATCCAAATGTTGTACCAGTAGAATAACTATTGTCTCCATCATCATCATAATATGCGGTAAGTGATAATCCAGCAGGATGAGTTCCACTTCTATCGTTTATATCTTCCTGTGATGTATTAATAAATTTTATATTTGCCTTATAATTATCGTCGGCAAATTCCTTGAATAGTACTAATGGTGTATTACCATGACCTGTTGGAATATTTATATATAGTTCTGTATATGTATGTCCTCCTCTAGAAACAGTATTTATAATATCTAAATCACCGATATATTTGACAACACTATCATAGCGTTGAGTTCCTATATTGGTTTGTGTTTCTTCTTTAAATCGATTATTAACTGTAGCTTCTGTAGGAAATGCAGAAGTTTGAAATCTCATAGCACCTAATTCAATAAGCCACTTCCAAAAAATTCTTTCAGATGCTGTGGCAAATTCACTATCATCATATTCAATACCTGTACTGTTCTTGCTATTTAAAACAAGATCTTCAATATTAAGTGCATAGTTCTGTAAAGATTTAGCAAAATTTACATTATGATCTATAGATAATTCAGAAATAGCACCTGAAGCTGCCATACCAGCGGCTTCCCAAACAACATTATTTTGTTTATTTGTAGGAGTTTCTACATCTGGAATATCCAGACATACAAATTTAGAAAACACAAATCTTGCATCATCATCAGTAAAAGTTTTAGAAATATCCGATGCCGCAGAGCTAAACGTATAGAACGTTCCACCTTGAACTTGCAACGGCTTTATGAGTGGAGTAGCCATTTAGTAAGTTTTTAATTTTTATGCACTTGTAACTTGTTCCCAAGCTGAACCATTCCAAAATTGTAGTTTTCCGCCAGTAATCATAAGTGGATTAGATCCTGCTACCGGAGCAGTAAGCGTAGCAGTTGCCCCAATTGGAATTCCAATTGCTGATGCACCAACAGTTAAAATCGGTGTAGTTTGAACTAAAGAATATATTAAATCTGCATCCTGAATACTTATTTTACCAGCACTTATATCTACATCACCTGAAGTTACAGTTAAATTACCTGAGTCTAATTCAAAATTGCCAGAATTAATTTTTATAGTACCATTTTGAACTGTAATTCCTGAAGTAGTAACAATAATACCGTTAGTCTTAACAATATTACCAGATGTTCCATAAATTGAATTATCAAATTCTCCGGTACTTGTATCAAATGCATCCAACACATCATTGACAGATTCTTTAATAGTATTAATATTGTCATTGATAGTTATTCTTGATGCTGAAACTGAATCAGTTCCCAAGATGTCTTTTGTTGTAATAGCCATTTTTTAAATTATTTTTATGAATTCATTCTTAATTATGTTACTTTTGTTACCATTAGTATCTTCTAGTTCCAATGAAAAGGTATAACTTCCTTTTTGATTGAATAAATAAGATAGGTATTCATTTCTGTAATATATATCTACCCATTGATTATCGTTTTCCTTTGTGATTTTCCATACTGGTTTGACTCCTCCTGGCACAGAAGAATTATCATAAGTAAAATTACCTCGTACAAGATTCTTTAATGTATCAGAATATTTTATACTTCTTAATGTGTCGTAAGTAGGATTTGTGGTAATATTTCTACCATAAGACGTTCCTATCATTGTCGATCCATATTGAATATTGACAGTATCATATGAATTAAATCCTTTATCTGTAGCTATTATTTTATTAAACGCATTACCAGCTAATGTCATACCAGTAGCACCAGTACCTAAATGTGTACCACCAGTATATCCAGTAATAACAGTATAATCAAACTTAGATATTTCAGGACCAGTAGATAAATTTAGTTCATCGGCTAATATTGAAAGATCAGTTACCGTAGAACCTACAGTAAAAACCGTACCGTTATTAATACTAAATGTGGATCCGACTGGAGCTGTATAAATTTCAAATCCTGTCGGAATGTCTCCGAGTGTTTGTACATTTGCGTGATACGGACTTGAATCACCTGTTATATCAGTATATGTTATTTCTATTCTATTTGGAACTTCAATATTTTTTGAAATGGCCTTTATAGACGGAACAAAATTATGTGAATGTACTCCAGTTCCAAATGCATTATCATATTTAAAATCATAATGAAATATAAATATATCAAATAAATTTACGGTATCATCTCCAACAGGACCAATTAAATTTGTATTGATTGCAGATGCACCTACATTTTCATTTAATTGTTTTACTGCATTTTTAAATTTATCGTATGGATCTGTTCCAAGATTATCAAATGTGAATGCGCTTTTCTTTCCAAGAACTGGATGAGTTAATGTAATAGTAGGCGTTGTCGAAGTTATAGTATCAATTGAAAATTGAACTAAAGTTGGATCGCAATAATCCCAGTATAATGCTGATGTATCATCCCAAGTTGATTGTTCTCCTAGATTATTCCAGAAATAAGGTGTAATATCAATTCTAGGATCTGTAGGAATCTCATTAAATTGTCTTTGAGCAAATTCTATTTTATCAAGAAATTCATAAGTCATTTCCGCCATATCAAGCTCCTCATTAGGATGAACAGGAATATTCCAGCTAGAATTGTAATCGTTCCAACTAAGCATATTAGATAGCTTGTTATCGTTAATGGCTTTTGTTTTTCTTGGTTCTCTCGTATCATCCCATGTATATTTAGGTTTTATAGATTCATGCCAAGCAATAAAGTTTGGCTTTTTAGCTTCAACTTCAACAAAATTATCTGTTTTAAGATATGTTATTCCATTAAATAAATCTCTCATTCGCATTTCTAATCTATACTTTCCAGTATATGGAAGTACAAGTGGATATTTATCTAGCAGATCTATTGATTGATATCCAGTATCATGAACCCATCCGCTTGCACCAACTGTATTGGATTCTGTACAGGTAACAACCCATTGCATTTCATAGAAATTCATTCTTTCTACATTATACCATTGATATTGAGCAGATGAAGGGGTGGTAGCATAAATACCGGTTGGAAATCCTGCTGCGGGTACCGGTGTATAAGTTGATCCAGCACTCACAGTAAGACTTGAAAACGAAGTTGTAAAAGGTCCATATAAAGGCAATCCAAAATTATCGGAGCCTGATGTTATTTCAGTTTCATCTAAAGAATTCCAAGTAAGAGTCATTTCATCCCAAGGGATAGTTAATGAATTATTGTCTAGTACTATTGGATATCCTACAGGAATTCCTTCAGCATCACTTAATTCATTTACTGGAATTTGAGCTCCAGTAAAATATCCAATAAAGCAATCAGCATAATCACTTATTGCCGATGCACCCATAAATAATTCAGTTTCAACTATAGTAGATGGCGTTCCTGAACTAGTGCCCTGAGTAATATCAAAAACATAATTAAATGTAGTCGGATATTGTTCAACTACTCGCATTACACCATTAGCAGTAGCACCAAAAGGATAAACTTTAAAATTAATAAATGGATAATTTGGTGATGCATTCCAAGCATCAACTAATCCTAATAATGTTTCTGCATCATTTTCAGAAAACTGAGTAGTATATTCTATTGAGTTATTTGTTGTTGTATCTCTAATTACAAATTTGTCACCTTCATCCGCATTAGCAATAGTAAAATTATAAATATGTAAAGAATGAGTTCCACCAATACTAAGATCTGGTGCTATAGGGCAACCTAAATGATTAAGCGGTCTTAAATCTTCAATATATCCAAAATCTGAAGGAAGTACCTTAACATCAGGCCTAATATTTAAATCGATTTTATCTATTCTTGTTTGATCGACCCAGCTATTAATATCATATTTAGTAAAGTAAATTGCTTCACCAATAATATCAACAATACGGGCATTCATTGGAAGAAAATGAGTCTTCAATTTTTGCTTTAATGCAAATAACTTGATTAATACTTCTTCTAGGCTAAATTCATTTGATTCTATTACTGTTGGTAATCCATCGTCATCATATTTACCATCCCATTCTGTAATATTATAGAACAATCCAAATTTAGAAGTCTTCTTATAAAATTTATTTGGTATGAATTTTTCACTGACATTTGGATCGCCATCATTAGAAAAAATATCTACAATATCTGTATGTCTATATTTTCCAAAATTTACAGATTCAATTTCAATATTCTTCCAGTATTCTTTTAGCTTAACATTGTCATATCCAAAATATTTTACAATATTAATTAATGCCTTGTAGCTACCTAAATACGGAAATATATTTTCAAATTCTAATAAAAGTTCTTTTCTTTTTGTATTTAATTTTTGATTGTCTGGAATATCTTCATTAATGTCAGTAGATTGAAATATTTTGAAATCTCTAGCATTAATGTTCCAGCCAAAATTATCAAGCATTACTGCTAATCTTTTATCTTCTTCAATACCTTCACCATAGAATGTTATTTTTGCAAATACTTCATTAGTATGTGAATCCTTAAGCTGAAGTACATTTTCATATGCAATATCCTGTTTAGGACAAAATCCAATATTTAATGCTATCACATTATCTGTAATATTAGATGTAATTTTCATTCCAGTTGCACCAGTAGTTTCTATAGTTTCGGTAGAATCTATATCAAATGTAACTTCCTGTGAAGTTGATTTTGTTAGTAAAATATTTTCGGCAGTTGCATCAAAAGAATATAAAAATAATTCTGGAGTTTTATCATCGACCCAAGATACATTTACTGCAGATGTAGCACCAGCACCATTAAAAATATGTGGTAATCCAAATGTCGTAGTTGCTGCTCCAGCAGAAGCTTTAAATTCTTCAGAAATAAATATTTGATAACTTTCAATTAAGTCTGTAGATACTTTTGGAATATGAACTCTACCTGTTAGTAGCCCTAAATCTGAATCATAATCTAGATTCAGATTGTCTCCACTTTTATTGTAGAAATTAAGAAATTTATATTTAGTAGCCATCTAATGTATTTATTTAACGTCTTTTTGATCCTGTTTTATAGTATAATTTACGAATGTTTTTATTCTTTTAACTGATTCAATAGCTTCAAATAGAATATCATTAATATATCCTAAAAATCCTTCCGCAATTGGATTTCCTGCAAAAAATCTAGGAGATAAAGAATTCTTCATTAAAGATTTACTATAATCATATCCAGTTTTATTCTTATCAGATCCAAATGACCAGGTCTCATCGTATAATTTCTTTGCCATAATTAAAATGATTTTTTTACATCAGCTTTACGCTGTCTTGTAATTTGTGAATTGATATCTTCAATAATCACATCCTTGATTATTACATTCAATGAGCTAAATTCTGCATCACTAGCAGTATCTTCAAAATAAACACTATTTCTATCTGACCAACCACCACGTATAATTGGAAATTCATTTTCACCAATGATTATATCATTAAATTCATCAAGTCCTAAAGACGGATCTTCACCTTTAGCTACCGGTATTTTTTCAACTATTTCCTCTTTAATTGAAGTCAATCTATTTACTTTAAATGATTTCTTCCAGTAGTATCCATTTGCAATTGCCTCTTCATTTTCTTGGGATACAAATTTAACATTAACAGAATCAACACCAGAAACTCCTTCAAGTATTTCAATAATATCTGACTTTGGAATTTTATCTCGCCTTTTAACATTAACAAAATATTCACCGAGCCTTGCAACAATATCCGCCTTTAATACCGATTCATCCGCAGTATCAAATATTCTTAAATAAATATTAAGCAAATATCTTTTAACTATTGGATCCTGTATTTTAACTTCTGTAGTTACAATTTGTCTTCCACTTTTTTGAAGAACTTTTTTAAGCGCAGATTTTTCATCAGCATCAATATAAAAGTTATCTACGTTTGTAGAAAAATATTCTGAACTTGCATCAAGTTTCTTTTTAATATTAGGAATCAAGAACAAATAAATAATATTGTCATCATCAAGATATTCATCATCAAATGTAGTATAAGCATCTATAAATGAAAAGGAATCATACCGTGATAAAAAGTGAATATAATTACGCGGGTGTGCGAGAACTAATGACCTAGAATTTGATCCAGCTATAAGCCTTGTTAAATCTAAATCTTCACCGTCAGATCCGAGCAAGAATTTTTCTTCAACCGACACAAACATTACTTCATTTAAATCGATTTCTTCACCTAAAATTCCAGTTGCATCATCCAAAAATTCCCATTCAATTGTAGTTGCCTTTGAACTTATAATTCCAATAGCACCAGCTGAAATAATATATTCAATTTTTATAGTAGCACCAGAAGGAGGAATAGTCCCGTAATCTTCATTGCCAAAATAAACATCAATTCCAGCAGTAATAGAAGTTTTTACAATTACCGCTTTATCACCTTTATTCATATCATATAATGATTCTACAATATCATATTTTTCACCATTAACATAAACAAAAACATGTTCATTTTCAATTTCACCATTCCCACGAATAAAAACATTAAATGATTGTAATTCATCACCAGTACTAATTCTATTTTGACTTTCTAATTTTCCTTGAATAGCCTTTAAAGATAATTTTTGTGATGAATTTTTATCCCATCTAATTCTCTCAGAATCTAACATAATCAAATATTCCTGACCATTTGTTTTGTTATTTATTGATGTGAAATTATTAATAAAGAAAAAGTTTGATTCTATATCCGAACTTGCCCCTGGTTTTAATTTAAGTCCTAGCATTCCTTGAGCAGAAATAGCTCTTGTCGGATTATGACCACTTAATCTAGCCATCCCATAAATAGAATCAGCTTTACTAGCTTTAAAAATATTTAATTCTGTTATAGAATCTTCAATATATAAAAGAATTAAATCTACATATTCACTTAATACTTGAAGTATTTGTCCATATGCAGACGAAGGCGAAAATACTTCACCTGTTTGTCTATATTTATTTACTAAATATTGTAAAGATTGATTTTTTAATTCACTAACCTTTACTTTTGCTTTATCTAAAAATCCAGCCATCTCTTTAATTATTTTATTGCTAGTCCAAGTAGTTTAGCACCGTTTATTGCTATATCTATTACAGCAATATCTTGAAAATTTATTTCTTCTACTGTTGCATATATTTCAACATCATAGTTAACTCTATATGAACAATATTTATTTATTTGTCGCATTGCCTCGGCTTCTAATTCAGGGCCAGTCTTACCAAAACTCCATAAATAAGTATCTAAAGAAGCTCCATAATCCGGATCACCCATAACCGATCCTTTTGGTGTAAGAAGAACCATTTCAATTTGTTGTAGAAATAAATCTAGCTCTTCTGAAATTTCTGCTCGACCTTCTTCATAAGTAGGATCCGTTGAATTACGTAAGTAAATATCTACAGCCATTTTTATTTATATTTTATTTACCGCCAGTCATTACAAACCAGTCCATTCCTTCATCATTTTTCAATTCTTCTTCAAGCTTTTCCAGTTCTTCAGAACCTTCTTCTTTATATGAATCAAAATTAATTGTAATTCCACCAGGCAATTTGAAATCAAATGCACCTAACATTCTAGCTAATTGAGTTTTACTCTTAGCTACACAATATCTATAGAATATTTCATCATCCATCAAAAATTCTAAAGGAACTTTATTATAAACCTGAAGTACCATGTCTGTCTGTGGTGTTTCACCTAAAATTACAAGGTCTCTAGTAAGTCTGCTAAAATTATAAGAAATTGGATGATACAAAATATGTCTGCTCAAATCTATAAATGATTCTTGCATTACATATTCCATTAATGCTTCAGTTGAATTTGAAATATCACTTACATCTTTAAATAATGCCTTTTCTAATGAAAAATCTGCCATATTACTAAATGGTGATGCAGATCCTCCGCCTTGGCCATTAGTTTGTGAAATTGAATTTACTGAATAAATACAACTCGGTAATGTAATAGTCCTGTATTTTGTAAAATTGGAATCGCTAAGCTGTGATTTTTTTATAATATAATATCGTTCTTCAACGGCTTCTTCATATTTCTTGTAGATCCATTTTTCCGCATATTTTAATATTCTTTCAATCTCGGTTTTTGGCACATTAAATGGAAGAGAACATCCAACTGTAATCTCATCCTGTATTTCTTTTATAAATTCATCTTTAAGCATATTAGTATACTTTTAATTTTGTTGGTTTTATCTTTGTATATTCAACAACTTTTACATTGCTTTTAAGTGAAGCACTATCGCTAATATTTCCTTCTCTAAAAATACCGCCATTCATAGTTCCATTGAATATTGTTTCCTTACCGTTAACATAACAATCAAAAATATCTACAGTGGAATTGCAATATGAATTTTTAAGTTTTGAATTTTTAATTTCTGTATTTGCATAAATATTGTTTACTTCTATATTAGAATTAATTACAGTACATTTATATAAATTACATTTATTTAATACTGAATCATAAATTTCTGAATCAACAACTTCAATATCTCTTAGATTTAATGATTTAAATTTTGCATCCTTGATTTGCATCCTAGATAAAAATGTATCATAATTAATAGAGCCTGTTTTTAAATTGCTATTAACTAATATACAAAAAATTTTATCTTTAATTTTTGGCCAATGAGTTTTTAATACCTGCTCATTATCATTAAGATCGACTGTTAATTTTAATTCTGGAAATTCCTTTTTGAATTTCATCGGTGATTCATAACCTATTAAAACATCACGTAAATCATCAAGAATTAATTCTAATTTAATTCTATTTTTTTCAGTATATTCATTAGAATTTAAAGTTGATGCTAAACTTATCATATAATAGTCTACACAATCTAATGCCTCATTTATTTTCTTTTCATATTTTTCACCACCAATATAGTTAAATCCTATTTGATTAGTCAATATGCCAGTATAATCAATTCCGTACAAATTACTATTAGGAAGTTTATATCTAGTAGAATCTATAGTTTTTATATTATCAACAATTTTATTTACAGGTACAATATGATACATCGAACGCACAAATGGAGAGTCCTTCTGTAGTTCAAATTTTGACCATATAAGACTCTCATCAAAATTCAATATGTACCTTAATCTATCTATATTTGATACATCAGGGATCAACTGTGAACCTTCTGCAACACTTAATTTGACTCTAAGAAATGTTTTAGGATCTGTATAACCAAATTCACGTATTTTTTCAAATACTTTAATAATTGTTAATCTAGCAGTTTGATAATCTAGATTGCCTGTTATTAATTGTACGTATGGATTTAAAAATGCATTATTGAATTTCAATTTATATGTGTAATCATCACATATTATATTGTCTTCGTTATCTTTAATTATTTCTTTGTTAAGATGATCCTTTAGAATTTGTACTGTTTTATCAACGCCATAATAAGAAAAGAATTCAAATTTTAATTGAATTTCAAACTGATTATAAACTTTGCTATATTTTACAGGATCAAATGACATGGATATATTACGTTTAAGTTATATATCTACTTTGCTAATTGATGAATTTTACTTTACCTTGATTCCGTATGTTTTATCAGACTTAGCTAAGGCTGTATCGTATTTTCCATCAAACCCGCTTACAACAAAAGTTTTTTGTGGATTGACAACGACTCCTATTTTTTCCATCAATTCCCTATTAATAAGCATAGGAGTAGATTTAGATGAACGATCAACAACGCTAAAATGCATTTTACTATATGATATTCCTCTAAATTTAATATCAAGTTCTATTATAGGACGTTTTGTAACCGTATCACCTACTTCGGCATTAGCGTAACCAACAATTTTTGATTTCATTTTTTTATTTCCAGCAGACCAATTTAAATAGCCATTTTTTTCTGACATTTTATCCGCATGAACTGATGACGATTTAGTACCGTTTCCACTATCAAATTTAGCAACATATTCACCAAATCCAGTAAGATTAACAACTTCCATATATCCTATTTCAGTAACATTGACAGACCAATTAGATTTATCTTTTATGAAATCTATAATATCTTGTAATATAGATTTTCCAATAACTTTTTTAATTCCTTTAGTCCCAGGAGAAGCATTTACTTCAAGTATATAATTCTTTTTAGTTTTATCATCAACAATAATATCAACACCACACCAATGACATCCCATAGCATCTGCAGCCTTAACTGCTAAATTAATTTGTTCTTCAGTTAATTTTACATTTTCAACAGATCCACCAAGTGAATGATTAGTTCTAAAATCTTTTTTGTCTCCTCTATTACGTCGCATATATCCAATGATTTTAACATTGTCTTTATTGTTTCCGTGATAGTCAAATCTTTTAGTTAAGACCTGAATTCTAATATCGTAATCCGAATCAATTTTTTCTTGAATTAAAGTTTCAGTATCAGAAAGTTTCCACATTGTCTGTAAAACAGATTTAAGCGATCCTTGTGAATCAATAATAGAAACACCTATTCCTTGAGATCCTGAAAGAGTCTTTAAAATTATAGGAAATTTTCCACCTATTTTTTTAATTGCATCATCTAATGAATCTATACTAGGAACTAATGCCGTTCTAGGCGTCGGTAATAAATGCTGCTCTAGTTTTTGTGCAGTTAAATATTTATTTTCACAATCCAGGATTGAAGATAATGAATTAATGCAGAAGAATCCATTACTTTCAAATAATGATAGAATTCCACGAGTATATGTGTTTTTTACAACACCACGTCTAGCTATTATAACAGTATTTTCTTTATTAATAACAAATCCTTTTGATTCACCTTTATTTGTTAGCGTAATATTTCCATCATCATCTGGATCACTAATAGTACAGTCTTTTAAGCAAAATAAAAATCCGTTCATTCCAGAATTTACAGCCTTTTCAATTAAAAACTGTGGTGTATCTTGTGAATCTGGATCTACTGGCGTATTTGTCATTACAACAAGATTTAATTTATTACCTAGCTGAACTGCTTCAGTTAGCATATCATCAAATCTCTTGAACCTTATATTTTGCATGTGAATACTTATTTTAGTTATTTATCTAAATTAAAAATGGAGGAAACTTAATTCCTCCATTGATTCTATAATTTAAAAAATAGCTTTTTTGATTCTTTATCTATTCGATACAGATCGACTGTTATATCATCACCCTGTTCGAGTTCAATATTAAGACCTTCATATTCAGATTTATGAAGCAGTCCTGTTATTTTAGGTTCTAGTTCAACAAATAATCCGAATCGAGTTATATTTCTAATTTTACCAGTAACGCTACTAGGAACTTTATATCGTTTTTCAATATCATCCCAAGGATCAAGTTCTTCAATTATTTCTTTTTGAGTAAGAACAATTCTAAATGCATCTACAACCTCTTTAATTTTAAATTCTATTGAATCTCCTGGCTTGATACTTCTACTATTAAATTCTTCAAATGATTTCGAATCTAATTCAGATTTATGAATTAATCCAGTAAGACAACTATCAAATTCTACAAAAATACCTATCTTTGATGCGCCTGTTACAAATCCAGTTTTAGTCTCACCTTGAACGAGATTTGCTGCAGCTTCAGGAACCTGAGTTTTTAGAAATGCTCTATGTGAAACTACAATATAATTTTTACCTGAATCATAATTGATAGGACATACATAAATATCTTGTCCTAATAAAGATTCAAAGTTTGTTAATTTATTCATACCACCTTGTGATCCAGGCATAAATACTTCAATACCTCCTATATCTAGAAAATATCCACCGTAAACTAGGGTTTTAACTTTTGCAGGATATGCAAAATTAGCACCAATATTAGATTTTATTTCTTCAAACCTACGTTTCTTAATACCGTCAGTATAGGATCCTACAATATTATAATTTTTTGATTTTTGCTTATTTGAAACTTCTTTTAATAAGACTTCTATTGAATCACCTTCATTAAGATCCTCAATAAATTCTGGACTTTCTTTTGATAAATCTAGATATGCTGATTCTCTCCAGTTAATGTCTACTTCTAAATAGCCATTACTCTTTTTTACTATTGTTCCTTGTGTAATTGTTTTGCTAGAAGGTTTTTTGAAATCTTTGCCTTCCCAGTGAGATGTTAATGTGTCGTAATATTCTTGTGCATAATCTTCTTTTGAAAGAATTTTTTCACCATTAGATGTTATTACTGTTGAGGTTTTTGTTGACCAATCGAAATTATCAATTGGTGATACATGATTGTACGCTGACATTTTTTTAAGTTTAAGTAAATAATTAATATAGGTTATATATCCCTAGTATTATTTGAATTTCTTTATAAGATCTGTAATATCAATATGAACACCTACCATTCTTACCGGCTTATCATCATCCCATTCACAAACACAACCACGACACAAAATATCTACAGTATGTCCTAATTTATGTTTATATCTAGATATAACTTCAAATTTAATTTTTCCTTTTGATTTTACGTGATCTGCAAATTGTTGAAGAGCATCAGTTAAATCATCCGAATGAATTAATTTCATCCATGTACTGGTTGAATTTTCTAATTCACTGTCGCTATATCCTAATTGATTTTTCCATGAGGGACTTAAATATTCATAGTTAGTAACAATATTCCAATCCCAGTATCCATCTAAAGTATTATCAAGTACATCGGTTAATGTCTGATTTTCGCTAGCAAGATTCAACTCTATTTTATTTAAAGTATCTGTTAGCTCTTTTATTTTTTTTAAATTATCTGGCATATTTAAAAAATTTTATCTTTAAAAAAGACTATAATAACCCAAAGAACCTGTACTGCAATTCCAACTCCAACAACTAATTGCCATTTAGATTTTTGATGATACAATTCATCTTTTGCTTCTTTCATTTGAGATGGCGACCATACTTCATTAACCTTTTCCTTGAATTCTTTAAGTTCGTTTACTTCTCGTTCAGTTGTCTTAAAATCTGATAAAGTCTCATTAATTTCTTTAAATCTTTTGTCCATATCAGCACGAAGTCGTTCCTGTCCTGTAGTCAATTGCTCTAATTGAGCGAGCACTAATCGTCCATATTCAGACCATCCGTTTTTTGGAGTATTTTTATTTTCGTTAGACATAATCATTGAGATGAAAGCAATGCAAGTAACCTATTACACATATTCTCATAATGTTTAATTTTTGTACCGGGTTTTTCAAGTGTTGCAATTATCTTCATTTCAGCATGAAGTAAACTTTGAATATCATTAAGAATTTCCATATATCTAGGAGAATCATTTGGATAGTTTTCTAACGTATCCAACAATATTCTTAGATTTATGATATTTTCACTTGCCATAATATGATTTATATATCTAAAGTTTATGTTATAACTCCTATACTGCTTCCAGTACCAGCACCTACTTGAGCTACTGCTGATCCTGTAGTAGCAACAACTGTTAATATCGGTACTGTTATTGTTTGTGATCTTATATATGCATCTATTGCGGTTGCTAAATCTGCAGCAACTTTGTCAATGGCAGCTTTTGATTTTGTATCTGGTGCATCAAGACTACCTAATGCTGCTGCTATTTGAAGTTCGAATGGTTTTTTTATTAGTGGCATAATTATATGATTTAATTTAATTTAATTATTATGATTTTGATGGACCGTCGACAGAAACAGTATTACTTCTTGTCTGTGGTATTTCTTTTGAATCTATAGAAGTAAGTGCAGGTGTAATTGGTGCTACTGCAGCCAATAATGCTGCATATTCAGGTACTAATCCTGTAGTAAATGGGACTGCACCAGCCGCGGCTCCATTTTTTGTAGCAAATTCAATTACTGCATCATTCAATGCTTTTAATTGATCAGATAATGCGGTTAATGCTGTTACATTTTTTTCACCTAAAACTGCGGGTTCATCACTAATGGTTTCTGTTCCAATGCTAATATGATCTTCCTGTATATGAACTACCTTTCCAGCCGCATGTTCAAGATAAATTGTATTATCTGGTCGTATATTTATTTGGCTTAAATTATAGTCAATCATTAAGCCCTTTTCTATAGTGTAAAATATTTTAAGACCGCCTTCAATCTCGGTATCATACATTAATACTTGAGCAGTTGCATAATTATCACCTGTTATTTCAGCAGATAATTCTTCAGACAAATGTTGAATATATGTATAGATTGGCGTATATAAATTACTATTTTCAAATTGTACATTAACAATCGATCCGATCTTGGGTAATGAAAATTGACCCGAGCCTGTAGCACTTCCTGCACTTGTCATAAATCCTGAAGGACTTGCCCATGGAATTTGTGCATCTTCTAGTTTATCAAATTTACCAAAAACTTTTACGCGTACGCGACCTTTTTCTAGCGGATCTAATATATCAACTACTTCACCTAACCAGTCCATTTGACCGATCTTATCGTTTGTCATTTCTGATGTCTTCATTATGGATAAACTGTTTTAGGCGATACATCTGAATCAGTATCATTATTTAAACTAGGTCCAGAAGTATTATTTCCACTAGCTGTAGTAGTATCATTATTTAAACTAACACCTTCGGTATTATTTCCATCTGCTCGATCAGTTCTATTTGCTAAGCTAGCACCTTCAGTATTATTTCCACCTGCTCGATCAGTTCTATTTGCTAAACTTCCGCTTTCACTATTTGAATTTTTAGGACCATTTGGACCTCTTAATTTATTTGTAATGTTATTTAATGATACAGATTCACCACCGATAGCATCTAATACCATACTAGCAACACCAATTTTTGCAGCATCAACCTTTTCGCCTATAAATCCACGAGCTAAACTTGTTGCAATTCCAGTAGCTTTATCTGCAATAAAATCACCTAGATTTGAATCATCAGGCTTATCAAATGCAGCTATATCCAATCCACCGGTAACAATATCAGCAATTTTTTCATTACCAAATATCATATAAACATTTTCTTCTACGATGCTTTTTGTATTGATTTTTATTGATTGAATACCGGTTGTCATTGCATCGCCTTTATTATTTAAAGACGCAAATATACCTGATCCACTTTCTAAATCAATAGTACATTTATGTAATGAAAATAGCATTCGAGTCGTATTTTCCATAGATGATTGTTTATCATTAGGTCCTGTAATTTTAGACCAGATTCCTTTAGCGGCCTTTCCAAAGTCAGTGCCCTTTACATCATTAAATTTAGATTTTACATTTTTACCTGTAAATTCACCAAAAGGATTTTTAGGGTACGGATCACCAACAAATGTAGAATTGAAAACATATACACCCATATTGAATTTACGTAAATTATGAGGAACTACTTCTCTAATATTTTCAAAATCAAAACAAGCCTTACGATATAAATCTATAAGTCCAGTCATTTTAAATGTGACATCATCGAGACATTCAATTGTAATATCTTTTGATACTACTGGATTTGAAAAATCTCGTTTCCAGATTTCATCTAATCCTTCGATAGCTTGGAAATACCAAGACATATCATTACTTATAAACTTAAGAACTTCAACAAAATGCTTTAAATATGCAGCTCGTTCTAATTCATTAATTGACAATAAATATGAATGTGCAGTATTTTTATTTGTTTCATCTATAGTTAATAAAGGACTTGTATTAAAATCAAACATCAAACGAAATGCAATTATTGATGGATCCTGAGTAGTCATAAAAGTATTAGTCTCAAAAAATAAATTAGTTTTTTGAAACCTCGACATTTCAGGGTCCTTATATTTATTTAAAAGAAAATCGTCAATTAATGCCATAAAAGTTTAATATTTTAGTAGTCTATGTTTTCAACTGGAATTGGCCATTCACGACGTAAACAATTAAGTTTCATTCCTATACCAGCTCCTTTATATATGTATTCAATTGAATCTATTACATAATATCCACTTAGAAATTCATTCTTTGTTTTTGCTCCTGGAGTTTCTGTTGAATCTTCAGTTTCGTTATCTTTAGTTTCTTCCTCGCCAAGCTCTTCGTCTCGTTTTTCATTTAATCTTTTAGTATTAGGATCACCATTATAAATGCTAATAGGAATTCTTTGATACCTATAAAGATTAAAATTCATATTTGGCATTTCAACGGTCAATGCCATTTTATTAATTTCTTTTAGATTTTGATAATTCAAAATCTGTGCAAAAATATAATTTTCATGCATATTATATCCATCAAGTTGTGTTCCGCCTGATACTTGTTTACCAAGATATTTATACTTTACTTGAGATTCATAAAATGTTTCATCCGCACGACCCTTTTGTAATATTAAATCTTTTTCTGCTCCTTCAGTTGTTAACGGATCTACAAAAAATTCATTCCATTCTCTAACAAAATCATCATAATATTGACAGTATCTTTTATAGCCATTCATTCTCCAGGTCTTTCCAGAAATATTAGTCAAACCGTAATTATTAATGTACATGTCTGAATCACGTTTAGCTTCTTCATTTGATAAAAATAAAGTTGTTAATGAACTAGCAGGTTCTCCTGTCACAGTTCCGTCCCTATTAGGATTTTGTCCTATTGAAATAGTCGCATCTTCAAATAAATCTTCTGTACTAAATTGCTTATTAATATTTACAAAACATAAATAATAATACGGATCGATATATGACGTCCAAAAACTATCATCATCTTTATATGCCTGTAATGTCAAATCATTTATAAACTTTAAATTTGTATCATACGGTCTAATTCTCACCATTGGATCTAATGTTTCAGATTCATTTGATGCATATCCAAGACCTAGATTATCAGCCACTAAATTAATTTGAGCAAATGTAGATGCTTCTTCAAATGCTTCACAATCCTCAGCATGAAGATTTGGTACCTTCATTGAACATTCTAAAGTAAATAAATTAGGATTGCTAGAAACAAATTTTATTGAAATTATATCAAAGTCTATTCTTATTTCTTTAAATACTTCATCATCAGGCGGTTTAATAAATACGGATACAATATCACCATCTTTAGGATAATCTCTATCACCAAATCTATTACTAACATCACTAATTACTAGTTTTGCACTAGGCAAAAATCCACTAATACTAATTGAAAAAAATGAAATTTCTTCCTGTTTTAATTGTGTAGAATTAATTTGAATCAATGGAATAACTGTCCCAGAAATCTGCGAAGCTTTATTCATGGTCGGGCTAGAATTTGCATTTCCGCTACCTTCATCAGGACTTTCAAAATCCTCAATCGACATAGGATCTAATGCTATCGTAGGATCCGTTAATGGTAATATTTGTCTATCTGTATTTGCCATTGATTATGACTTTTTAGATTTATGTGCACTAAGTTGTATTGATCCGCCACCAAATGTAAATGCATTTTCACCAGCACGTTTTAAATTTGTAGGCTTAACTTCACTAGCACCGTTAGCCTTTTTAGCGGCCTGTTTTTGAAGATTTTTAATTCTTGCAATATCTTTTTTACTAGCTCTATCAGGATTCAGGAATAATTCTTTAGTAACATCAATAGCAGCTTTAGGTTTCTTAGGACTTCTATAAAATTTCTGTGCAGCATTCTTATCTAGAATAATTAACACATCACCAATATCAATAGAAAACGGATTAGAAATATTATTTGCTTTAAGAATAAGGTCTACATGATCTGTAGATCCATATACCGCAAATGAAATAAGATCTGGTCTCATGACATATTGTTCATTAACGACAATAAGTTTTTTCACAATAAATGATGCTGAATTATCATCAATAATGAGAGTCGGTTCCTGTAAGTCTAAAATAGTTTCACCATTAAATTCTTTAGTTCCTTTTAAATTTGTAGTTCTTATATCCATTATGCATTCCATTTTCGTTTTTCTTCAACTATAGTAGGACTCCAATTTCCAAATCTATTTAAACTTGCTAAGTTTGCATCTAAAGGATTATCATGTAAAGTTTTACCTTTACCACCACCTTTAGATTTACTTAAAGATTTATTACCGGCATAAGATTTAGAACTCGGTTCAAGAACTGGTAATTTTATATTTCCATTTCCAAAGCTGAACATAGCCTGTATTCCAGATCTATCTCTAGGCATTGCTGGTTTTAATGAACAAGTAAGTTTAAGTTTAGATGGGAATCCGTCAACTCCTATAGGACCGCCTAATTCAAATTTAGAATTTTCTAACATAAGATTTCCTACTACCATTATAGGGTACAAAGGATTTCCAATTGTTAAATGCCATTCACCTGTATCTTCACCGCTTAATAAAGCTTGAAATCCTAGAATTTCTGGTCGACCCATTTCATCTAACGCCATACCACCTAACATATTAGCAATATTTCCACCAATATTCTTAGCCATATTTTTTACTCCTTCTATTGATGCACCTTTCCCACCTGTTAATTTTTCAAATCCCGAAGTCATACTTTTCATTGCGCTATCAACATAACCAGCTAAATCACCACTAGCAAGTTTTGAAGGATCTCCAAGAAATCCAGGAGCTTTTTTACCTAGAAGACGATTTGCACCTCCCCAGAAATCTCCTCTGTTATAAGTTAATAAAAGAAGATTTGTTAAAAGATCTAGCATCGCAGCTCTAGGATTTACACCATCAATAGATTTTAATTCATATTCAAATATAAGCTCAAATGATTGCTCATGCTCTAGTCCACGATCTCTAATATGTAAATTATCTACAACATCTATAGGACCATATACCGTATTAGTATATGTTGCTACTGGAT